CTTTTTTTTTCTTAAAAGGTGGCGACTTTACGAGCGATAGCGAGTAAATAAGCCGCGACAGGGGAAGCAACGCAGTTGCGGGGAGCTGAGCTATGCTCCCTAACGTAGTTACGAGCGATAGCGAGTAATGGAGTAACCTTTTATGAGCGGAGCGAATAAAAGGAAGAGAAAAGAGGAGAGAAAATTGAAAAAAGAAATTAAAAAGAGAATTGATTAGAAGTGTTGCGGTAATAATCAAGGCAGGTATTAGTTATTACTTTTTGGAGTAAGTAAATTTTTTAGCACTCATAATTTAAAAGGTTATATTGATTGTTTAGTTAAAGAATTAAGTGGAGAATAGCATTTAACATTAGGATGGTTGAAGCCGCTAATTAGAAATAGAGGATTTATTTAGTAGGAAGAGATTTTAGATAATTTGGAGATTATTCCTATATATGTAGTTACGAGCGATAGCGAGTAACGAAATACCTTTTTACGAACGTAGTGAGTAAAAAGAGGAGAGAGAAAAAACTTGAAAATAATAATGACTTATTCTATAATAATAATAGAAAAAGATTTGTTCTTTTAATTAAAAGTAAAAAATTAAAAGGAAAAAGAGTAGAAAAGGAAAGCTTTGTATGGGGGATAGACCTATTTTTACTATAAATCAAAATGATAACAAAATTTTCATTCTGGTGTTAAAAATTTTCATTTCTTAACATTTTTAAATATTGAATTTAGTCTTGAAGTTTTGATATAATTTTTGCCTTGAAATTTTGATTACGTCTGAACAGATAACTTTCAGTATAGATAGTTTGACGCATATGATACATATATATAAAAATTCCAAATTAAATATATAAAAAATCTGAATTATATATATAAAAATTCGTGACCATATATATAAAAAATCCGAACATATATATAAAAAATCTGAATCTGAATTTTATAGAATAATTTTTCTGGAATTTTACTTTAAAAATAGGAGGTGATTAAATGATCACTAATGAAATAGTAGAAAAAGGTAGCTTGCCGATTGTTTCAAAAGAAGAAAAAGTTCGTGATAATTGTATGAAACTTTACACCTATCTTGTTACGCTGTCAATTCCAGATTTTTCAAATAGAACAAGTCGTGAAAAAGGACGTAGACAATTTCAGCAAAAAGATTTTACTTTGAATAAAATTCATACGATTTTAGGAATGGATGCAAAAACAATTAAAAAATATTGGCAACAATTAGAATTAGATGGATTAGTTAAATATGTAGGCAGCGCGCCAATAGATAAAAATCTTACATGGGAAAAGAACTTTATGATAAGAAAAAAATATCCAGAAGGTTATTATCATATTGATAGACCTGAAAAATTTAGAAAGATTCCTAAAGATACTGTTACTAAAATTTTACAAGAATATTTGGTTTCAGAATTGGAACTAAAAATATATTTAATGCTAGGTAATGTACAAGAATATTATTATAATAAAGGCGGTGTTCAAAATATTCAAATTACTTATAAGGATTTAATTGTCTTATTGGGCATGAAGAACGAAAAACAAAATAGAGTTGCTATTAAAAAAGCTTTAGTCTGGTTAAAGGAGATAGGTTTAATTGTATTTGAACAAGATAAAAGAAAAGCAGGTAATTTTAATTTTGAAGTAGAATGTATTAATTTAATTCAAGTTAATTTCTATATTGATCCAGCTAATACAAATATTGATAATTCAGATTGTGAATTAATATCTTTACAGGATAAGGAAGAAATTATTAAAATAAGTTTAGAATAGGAATGACTTGACTTTTTTTATTATTTATGATATAATAAATATAGAAAATAAAAGGAGGTAGCAGCTGATATGGATGAAGTAAAAATTTATAAAATTACAAATTAGATTACTAAAAAAGTTTATATAGGACAAACTACAAAAGAAAATATAGAGGAAAGGTTATCAGAGCATAGTGGCTCATCTGACTGCCCAAAATTACACAATGCAATTAAACTATATGGAAAAGAAAATTTTAAAATTGAATTGCTAGATACCTGTTCAAAAGAGCAGGCTAACTATATTGAGTCATTTTTTATTAATAAATATCATTCTATTGAAGATGGATATAATTCTATTTATTCAAGTGGAGAGTTCTAGTCAGAGCAACCAAGAAAAAGAATAAGTAAAATAAAAGTAGATGATAATAAAAAGTATTACTACCTTAACTTTGAAAATTTTAATCAGGCTTTAGCTTATTTTTCAGAGCATCAAGAAGAAATATTAAATACAGATAAATTATACAAGAAGAGAGGTCGTAATGGCTCAGCTTATAATAATTCACAGCTATTTAATATAAATTTAATGTCGATTATTAATGATTGGATGAAGCCTAAAGTAGAAATAAAAGATATCTTTCAATATGATTTAGATTTAAATTTTGTAGCTAAATATAGTAGTTGTTTAGAAGCAGTAACAAATTTACAATTAGAAAAAATCGATTCTGCAAGACAATTTATATCTGAAGTAGCTAGAGGAAGAAAAAGAATTGGATATGGATATATATGGTCTTATCTTAATCCGTAGCGTTTAAAAATTTTATACAATATTTTAAATGATTATTTAACAAATGAATAATAATGACACCCTTAACTTTAAAGTTAAGGGTTCTTTTTTTTTAAAAATTTTTTTAAGATTTAACAGCTTTTTGGAAAATTTTTCCAATTTGTAGCTTTTGCAGGACACAGCTGATATGGCAGTCTCAGCTCAAGAGCACTTTAATATAAGTCAACTTCTTGACAAACGATCTAAAGTAAGAGCAATTTCTTGTCAAGCACTTGACAATTTCAATTACCATTCGGCGGCGAACTATTTACACTTTATTCACATTTTAGTGGCAATTGTTAAAAGAAAAATTTATTTAACACTTTGTTCATAATTCGACGGCTTCAATTATTAATAAGGAATTAATAACTTGCAGAGTCAATCTATTTACTTTTTATTCATAAAGTAGTCCGGCATTATCTATGAATGAAATGTGAATGCCTTAAAATATTTAACTAAATAAAAAGAAAAATGTCCAAAAATTTTACTTTCTGGACACAATTTGCTTAATTATTCATTAATATTTTTAAGAATTTCATAGAAAATATTGTAAATTTTTTCATCTTTTACGCCAATATCAATTAAATTGTCAATAATTTCTTCATATTTACTAATATTATTAACCAAATTCTCTGCAATTGTTCTTAAATTGTCCATATTTCCCTCTTTTCTTTCTTTATTTTCTTTAATTTTTCCATCAGAATTTTTTGATTCTTGAATAAGAACTTTAATAAAATTTTGTTCTAAACAATAAGTATAAAAATCTTCAATAAAGAAAACACTAATATAACAACACATATGACAATCATTACAATAATGGCAACATTCTAACTGATTAAAAATTGACAGTGTATCTCTATTAAAATCTTCTTCATTTTCATTATTCCATTCTATATCAGAATATGCTTTTCTTTCTAATTCAAGCGTTTTAATTGTATTCCCAAAAACTGAATATGTACTACCATTTTCTGTAACATTTACTACTCTAACATCTGTATGCGGAAAATATTTTATAAAGCTATGAAGAACTTCCCCCAAATCGCTACATCTCAAATATTGAGAATAATGGTAAGCTTTAAAGAATCCTTCTGTAAGTCTTTCTAGTGTTTCATGATCTACTTGTGACAATACTTTAATAACTGTTTCATACTTATTCATTATTATTTAACCCCTTTTCAATAATAGTTAAAACAAAATCATAAAATTCTTCAATAAGAAAATACTTCTATGTGGACAACCTTCCCGACGTATTCTATTTTTGTGGCAATAAAGGCAATCGTCAGTGCAAGTTAAAACTGAAAAATTTTTCCATTCAAAATGATTAGCAATAGAAATATCTGTTGCTTCTGTATACCATTTTTTTAAATTTGTTTCACAATAAATTTTTCCAAAAATTGAATAGTATTCTTCACCTTTTCTTTTAAAATTGTAAATAGCACCATTAGAAAAATACTTTTTTAAGTATAAGAAAACTTTTATTATATTATCATATCCCATAAAGTGTAAACACTTATGATAATTAATATTAAAAAATTCTTCTCCGATGCGTTCTATTGAATCTCTATCTAATTGAGATAGAAAGCCAATAACTTTTTTATATTTATTCACTTTATTAACTCCTTTCCTTTACTGTACTTATATTATATCATATTCCAGAAAATTTGTCAATGACTTTTTTGTAAATATTTTATTGCGGCGGCATCATTGTTTTTTAATATTATATTCACAATTTATACCGGCGGCAATCGTGAATAAAAAATGAACAACTTAAAATTTTTAACTAAATAAAAACCAAAAAGTGGTAAGAAAATTCTTACCACTTCTTTCATATCTACTTAATAAATTTTACTTTTCCTTTTTCTTTTCTGCTTCACGCTTTGCCTTTTCAGCGGCTCTCTTTTCTTCCTTTTCCTTAATTTCCATTGCGTACAGTTCGCCGGCGGTCACTCTGTCGAATGCTTCAACAACCTTTTTGCTCCGCGTGGTGTCCTCATAATTCTTTGCTGTCGGCTTGACATCAAGCACCATATCAAAAGTACCGTGCTTGTTCTCAACAGTACCGAAAACGAAAGCGTATTCGTTAGTACCTACCAGCGTAACATTTTCTTCACCGAACTTCTCAACAAGAAATTCATGGAGCATCTCAGAGAATGCAACGCGTGCTTCGTTCTGGTTCTTTACCATAGAATCATTCTTAAAAGTCATCATAATATACTCTCTTTCTCCGGTTTTTAATGAGTTCCGGCTCTCTATCTTATGTATTTATTATACTACTTTTTGCGGTGAATGTCAATTGATTTTTCTTAAACTTTTTGTTAAGACTTTATGAACTATGTCCATGTCATTTTCTTTCCCTCACTTTCTATATTTATTATATCATACTTTTTGATTTTTGTCAAGTAAACTTTTTGTGAATTAGCTACCAGTTTTTAGTAATCTTATTCATAAATGCTTGACGCTTTTCAATCTTGCGAATTTTACAGCACCGCAAAAGAATTTTTTTCATTTCTTCTTTAGTCACCATAGTAGAAACGCCGTTTTTTGTATACTTAATCAATATTATCAACCTCACTTTCTATATTTATTATACCACATTTAGCCGCGAATGTCAATTGATTTTTCTTAAACTTTTTATTAAGATTTTGTGAATGGGCAGATACCCATTCCCACCGGATTTAAATGGAATTCGTTAATTTTTTCGTTCATAAAATCATTTACAAAATACATTGCATTTACAACAAATTCTGTAATATCTTTTACTTTCCATTCTTTGGAATGTTGAACAAATTCCAGCATTTCAAGATAATATTCCTTAAATGTTTCCACGGCTTCTGCTTTACTTGCAACTATTTTTGAATAATTGAACGAATGGCAATAAACTTTATACATTTCTTTTCGTTCTCCTTTCCTTTACTGTAATTATATTATACCACACTTCAGCGAAAATGTCAAGTAAATATTTTGTGAACAAAGTCAAGAAAAAAACTTATTCATCTTTTATTCATAGTTCGCTCCGGAAATTTATTAACATCTTATTCACGAATTAAGACGGCGGCAATTGTGAATAAAATGTTAATAAGTTAATCTATTGCGGCGAATGTGAATAAGGAATGAATAAATCAAAAGATTTGATTATTAAGAAACAATGAAAAGACTGGCAGAAAATTCTACCAGTCCATTCATACTCTATTCAATTCTTTATGAACAAATTAAATGTTATTTTCTTCACAAAAATCACGCAATCTTTTCCACGGTACGACTACTTCGCCGTGAATCTTTTTTCTAGTCTTGTACGCATTAACAAGAATTTCCTTTTCAATCATAACATCAGCAAGACCTGTATGTTCTTCAACAAATTCTACATTTCCTGTTAAATATTTATACACAACTTCTGCTTTAGTTTGAATATTCCCTTTTTCTGTCACAAAGCCATTTTTCCGGCAAAATTTAACATACTTTTTTGTTAATAATTTCGTAAAGAGAATCGCTGTCATAATATCAAGCCACTCAAATTTTTCTGTAAAATTTTCGTCACAATCCAGAAACAGTCTTTTCATTGCTCCCTTATCAAAAGTACAGTTGTACGCCCAAATTGTTTTGATACCGAATTTTTCCATATCGTTCATAAATACTTTACGAAATTCTTCAATGGAAAAGAAATGCTCATACTTTCGCATGCAATCGGATTCTACTTCTGTAATATTTTTATGTGTCATTTCTTCACAGCCAATAAGAGCCTTTCGCTGAAGATTTTCCATAACGCAAGGGTGAATTGCCACGCTTCTGGAGTGGTAAATATTGCCGTGCTTATCCGTCACCACATAACCTACATTATAAGGGCGGCAAACAGAAGCTCCTTCAACGTCCAATACAACAAACTTTTTCATAATAATTTTCCTTTCTGGTAAGAGTGTTAATTTTCTATTTTTCTCTTACCCTCTAATAATATTATATCACATTTTCAGTGATTTGTCAAGTAAACATTTTGTGAACGATTTTTTCTTTTCGTTTTTTTTCTCTGTTCCCTTGACTGTATATATATTATAGCATATTGCCGGCTAGATAGCAACAGATTTTCTATAAACTAATTGTATTTGATTTATGAACGAGATGGAAGTTATTGCCTTGACGTTTGCCGCCAACCTGTTAATAGAACATTCATATTTCTTGGCGTAGATTATGAATAAAAGATTGCGGCGAATAGAAACTTATTAATATTTTATTCACATTTGCGTGGCATGATTTATGAATAAGATATTAATAAAAAAAGAGTATTGTAATAAATACAATACTCTTTAATATTTTTTTAAAGTTTGATGACTACAGTGTCAGAATAAAAAGCAGCAAGTTTTTCCAATTTTTCACCAGTTGCACAAAAGCATTTATCAATAGATTCAAGATTATATCTTCCAACAAAAGTATAAGTTTCTTTAAAATCTTTATTATTAGCAATAATAAACTTATCCCCAGTTTTCAAAGTTTTAAGTCTTACTGTTTTATACTCCATTGGAATTTCTTCACCTTTTAATCTTGCCCATGCAACGCCAACACCAATAATAGAAGAAAATTCGTCATCTTCTTTACACAGTGCTGTACCTGTTTTTCCTGTTTCCATATCAAGAATAATAGTTTTATTTCCATAAGAATGCCAATAATAACGTCCATCTATACCGCCCATACCACTTTTAATATAAGCCGCTTTTCTTTTACTCTCAAAATCAGAACATTCATTCAACGCCCATGTCTTAAAACTATTAACAAATTTCATAGTAAACCTCTTTTCTCCGTTTTTATGAGTTCGGCTCTCTTCTCTTTATCTTACAATATTATTATACACCATTTTTTCAAGAATGTCAATTGATTTTTCTTAAACTTTTTGTTAAAACTTTATGAATCAAATTCATAATAGTCTTTTAGTGCATAATAAAGTTCTTTTGCGTCAATCGCCACTGAATTATAACCACCTTCGTTAGATGCGACAACGCACATTTTTCCATTATATTTTTCAATACTAACTGGAAAACCTTCACCATATTCATGAACATGATTTAATACCATTTCTTTTTCTATTATAGTATTCTTTTTCTTTTTGCTCATACTCAATCACCTTTCCTTTACTATATTTATATTATATCACATTCTAAGAAATTTGTCAATGAATTATTTGTAAATACTTTATGAAATTAAAAAATATTTTGTTAATATCTTATTCATAATTTATTGCGGCGGCAATTATGAATAAAGAATGAACAACTTAGAATTTTTAATTAAAAAGAAAAATAAAACAATGGGAATTTCTTCCCATTGCTTTAATCCTTTCTTAATATTTAATCTTACTTTTCTTTCTTTTTAGCCTCACGTTCTGCCTTACGCTGTTCACGTTCTCTTTGCTTAATCGTAAGATTTTCGTTATATTCTTCATATGCCGCATCGAGATTATACTCTTCAATTTCATCTCCATTCTTTTTTACCACATAATCCCAAGAACAACATTTCGGAGCAATCTCAACGCATGCGTCCATTGTTGTTCCTGCCTTGTTTGTAACCTCACCAACGGCGGCGGCAATAGTATTTTTCATGCGGCGTACATTTTCCGCCCCGAATTCCTCAATCATTGCCTTTTCAATGACTGTCGCGATGCGTTCGCGGATTGCATTCTTTCTTGCGGTATCGTTCTTCATTTCCATCAAATCAGTATAATATGCCATAATTTACCTCTTTCTGTGTTTTACCGACTTTCTCACCTGTCAATCTCTTTTCCTTACAATATTATTATATCACATTTTGTGTGATTTGTCAAGTTAATTTTCTATTAACTTTCTTTATTATTATTCAAATAAATTACATATTTATATAATAGCGTATCTGCAATTTCAAAATGAATTATTTCTAAACCAATAAGGAAAATACTACCAAAGGCAAGATATATTATCTAAAATTATCGCCATAATCAGACAAAATACACCCATTAAGAAAATTGTCATTCCTACAATTGCATTTACTAATGCCTTCTTTTTTCTTGAATTTTTCATAAAGTTCAACCTTCTTTCTATATTTATATTATATCATACTTTAGGGAAAATGTCAAGTTAATTTTCTGTGAACATTTTCCAATTTTTGTTAGCGGAGCGATTCTTTTTCTTTTGAATTTTTTTCAAAGTCTTTTTATTGTAAACATCTTCTACATATTTACCCATATCATTTTTCTTGTAGTTGCAATTTTTCATTTATTGCACCTTCCTTTCCTTTACTGTACTTATATTATATCATATTCCAGAAAATTTGTCAATGACTTTTTTATGAACTTTATTATAATTCTTTTTGAAGCAAATGGAATTTATTAATTTACTTATTGCCGCCAGTCCGTTAATAGAATAAAAATATTTAAGTATGAAAACTTATTAACATTTTATTCATAATTTGTTCCGGCTTGAATTATGAATAAGATGTTAATAAAAAAAGAGTATTATAATAAATACAATACTCCTTAATATTTTCTTAAAGTTTGATAACTCTCATATCTGGATTTACTGTAAATGATTCTTCTAAATCCTCACCCGTTGCAAAAAAACATCTTTTTACTAAATCTACATTATAATAGTAGATAAAAGTATAAACTTTTGTAGTACCAAAAAATATAAACTTATCGCCACATTTTAGATTTTTAATCGCTGTTTCGGTTCGTTCCATTGGAATTTCCTCACCTTTTAATCTTGCCCATGCAACGCCAACGCCAATATTGGCGGAAAATTTATCACCATCTTTACACCATGCAATACCTACTTTTCCTGTTTCCATATCAAGAATAATTGTTTTATTTTTATAAAAATTCCAGTGATAACGGCAAGTCATACTGCCCAACCCATCTTCAATATAAGTTGTTTCTCTTTTATTTTTAAATTCAGAACATTCCTTCAATGCCCATGTTTTAAAGTCGTCAACAAATTTCATAATAATTACCTCTTTCTATGTTTTTAAGAGTTTTTCATCTCTCTTTATCTTACAATAATATTATACTATATTTGGCTAGAAAAGTCAATAGATATTGTAAGAATCTTTTATAAACATTTTATTTAATTAGAGTATTATTAATAAAATATAACGCCGCACTTATTACATCAATAATTTACCTTAAATTATTCATTATTATATGTACTTTCAAGAAAAATAGCAATTAAAGCACAACTGAAAGAAATAATTGCCCAAATAATAGCACAAACCTTTCCTAAAAAAGCTATAACAACAGGAACAACCGGTACTGAAAGCATAAACGCCATAAACAAAATAAAAATAACTTTTCTTTTTTTATCCATATTAACTCACTTTCCTTTCTGGTATCTCTCAACCTTGTAATTATATTATACTACATTCCAGAACGAAAATCAATAGATATTCTATGAATTTTTCTTTAATCTTAAAAAATATTTCCTTAATATCTTATTCATAAATTGTGTCGGCGGCGATTATGAATAAAATATTAATAAGTTAAAAATTTTAATTAAAAAGAAAAACGAAAAGGACTGGACACATTTGTCCAATCCTTCTCTTTTATGTGACTAATCTGCGAATTAATCTGCATTCTTGGCGGCTTCCTTTTCCGCCTTACGCTTTGCCCGCATTTCATTATCCTTTGCAATCTTTTCTGCCTTTTTCCGTGCGGTTTCTGCCTTCTTTTCTGCCTGTTCTACCATCTTGTCAGAAAATGCCTGTACAGCCTTTTCGCCGTCATATGCTGTGAAAGTTTTCTTCGTTGCCTTATAAGTCCGGAAGTCCTTAACAGTCGGGGCAAAAGTGACATACTGCTTTGCTCCGGTTTCCTCGTCGATTCCGACACAAACGCAGATTTCACTTGCACCTACCTTACCAGTAATTGCAGCTTCACCATAGGCAGCAGTCAGTGCCTTGCTCAGAGTTTCAACAGCAGCGGTGCGAATTTCGTTCTTGATAGTTGTGTAAGTCTTGTTAGCCATAATAAGCCTCTTTCTCCGTTTTTACGAGTGCGGCTCTCAATGTTTTGTTTTCTTTACCTTACATATATATTATATCATATTGTAAGCAATTTGTCAATGGATTTTTTGTAAATCCTTTTTTAAGAATTTATGAACTAGATTCATAACATTCTTTTTTTGTTTTGTTCTTCCCTTTTCTCTATATCTATTATACCATAGATTTGGGATTTTGTCAAGTAAACTTTTTGTGAACAGATTTGAATTTTTCATTTATTGCACCTTCCTTTCCTTTACTGTACTTATATTATAGCATATCCTAGAGAAAATAGCAATAGATTTTTCTTTAATGAGAAAATAAGTTTTCGTGAACAACTGGAAATTATTACCTTACCTATTGCCGCCAATTCGTTAATAGAATAGAAACATTTTAATTAAGTTAAAAAAATGAATTTATTAATACCTTATTCACAATTTGCGGCGGCTTCAATTATGAATAAAATATTAATAAAAATGTCTGGAATATTAAATTCCAGACACGATTATTATTTAATAAAGTTTTTTAACTATTGCTTCAAGAATTTCACAAATTTCATTATAATGAAGATTCAAATTTTCCAAATTAGAGCGAATGTGGTTCAATTCCGTTGCATTGTCGAGAATATTACATATTTTTGTTGAAGTATTTTGTTCATTATTTGTTTCTTCTTCTATTTCTTTTTTAGTTTCTTTTCTATTTCCTGCTGTGTAAACAGAATAAAAATCCCAAAATTCTCTAATAAAAATAATTGGAATCCATACACCAACTTCCTTCTGATTATATTTCAAATAAACACTTAATTCTCTTATATCGGTATCAGCAATGTAATAATAATCTCGATCATTTAAAAAATTGCTAACATATTTAAGATTATACATTGTTTCAAAAATATACCAGCAGTCGTCTATATTAGATTCATAGCCAATAATTTTTCCAACTTTTTCAATTGCTTTTTCGTCTAAACCTGTTATTTCGGGAACATTAAAAATAAAACTATTGACTGCTTCTATTACCATATTTCTATTATTATTAAAATCATCTGAAAATTTCTTTGCCAATTCTGTAATTTCAAACATAATCAAACCTCTTTCTATGTTTTTAAGAGTTCTCATCTCTCTTTATCTTACAATATTATTATACTACTTTTCGCGGAAAATGTCAATAGACATTCTATAAATGATTTATGAATTTTTAGAAAAGAATTACAATCATTTTCCAAATAATTTTTACCGCAAGAATGCCGCAGATAGCAAATAATACCAATAGACCACAAATCGTCATTACAAGAAGTGAATTTATTAAAAAATTCATAAAACAATTTTGAATTTTCTCTGATTTTTCATTAAGTGAAGTCTTTTTCTTTTCTTCTAAATCAACAACAACAAATTCTCTTTTTTTCATTAAATCAATTCCTTTCACTGTTCAAATGACTTTCTAAAAATATAACCAATTATAAGATTAACAATAGAAAATAAAAGCCAAACATAAGCAATTTTATTTCCACAAAAATTATACATAGTTGGTAACAATCCTAACATTATTAAAAATACCATAGTAAAAAATGCCGCGGCAATACCTTTTCGCATTTCTCTTATCTCCTTTTCTTTATCTTATGTATTTATTATACACTATTCTGCTGAAAATGTCAATGAATTTTTTGTAAATACTAAATGAACTTTGAAAAATATTTTGTTAATATCTTATTCATAATTTACGGCGGCTTGAATTATGAATAAAAAATAAACGAAAAAGCGGATTCATTAACAAATCCGCTATTTTTTATTAAAATTTTAGTCTAAACTTTGTAATGCCGCCATAACGTCAAAATGTTCATTAACATTGATAGATTTTCTCATTTTGGAAGTGTCCCATGCCTTGCAAACTTCTATATTATCATCAATCAAAACCATAGTTTTTGCTTTTTTCTGAATGCAATTTTGCTTTGGTACTCCATAAGGAACAATATTTATTTCTTTAACAAAAGGTAAATATTTCTTAATCCATTCCATTTTTTCCTTTCTGCACTGTTCTTCATACTCTGGGCTTGCACCCATAGGAAGCCAAGTGATAACGCCGAACTCCCAACCGTTAGCCATGCACCGCATAGTTTCACCAATGAAATCTTCTTCATTTACCATGAGTTCATCTTTGGTAAAGATTCCCTCTTTTTCGTTTTCCAGATAGTCCAACCAATCCGGAATATTATAGAGATTATAAAGTGTACCGTCCAAATCAAACCAACATTTTTTGCTCATACGGTATTACCGCCCTTTCTTTATCTTATGTATATATTATACCATAACTAGAGCAGGAAGTCAATTAAGTTTTTGCAAATAAAATGTATTTATTTTATGAACGGTATTCTGGCGTTAAATATGAATATGGAATTAAAAATTTAATATTTTATTCATAAATTAGGACGGCGGCATTTGTAAATAAAAAATAGATAGATTAAAAATTTTAATTAAAAATAAGAGAAAAATGTTCAAAGTTAATTAAAACTTTGAACACAACTTTTAATATTTAGTTAAAGAGAAAGATATGCGTTAAATAATACATTAAGAACATTAATAGTTATATTATTATCTACGTTTTCAAATTCTTTCAAAATTGTTATAATGCCATTAGAATTTTTTGCGATTTTAGTGGCAAGAATATTACAAATTTTTTCCTTGTTCATTGAAATTTCTTCATTTCTTCTCTTTATAGTGCTATTAATTCCTTCACAGAAAACATAAAATTCTTTAAAGAAAATAGGGAGAAACCAAGCCTTAAAAGTATTATCTTCTGAAATAATTAAAATTTGAAAATTTTCATCGTTACAATCTTCTATTTCATAAGTATAATTTTGAATTCTTTTTATTTTCTCATTTAAGTATAAGTATTTGTTAGAATTTGTGATAATTGTAGTTATTTTATTGTTTTCATCAACTGAATAGAATCCGCTTTCTTCTCTATTAAGCACTTCCACAATTTCATAAAATTGTTCTCCAGAAATACAGTCAAAACTAGAATAAAGATAAACAGTATTTAAAAATTCCTTAAAAAGATTTTCCAAAGTATTGTATTTTAAAGTATCCTTCAAAATTTCTGCATAATTCATAATATCAAACCTCTTTCTTTCTATTTATCTTATGTATATATTATATCATATTTCCGGCTAGTTGTCAATAAACATTTTGTGAACTTTCTGTTATAATTGAAATCAAATTCCAAGCCGCAGGATTTTGGTAGTTTTTGGAAAACGGATCATTTGCAGTATTGAAATTAATAAACGAAATCAAAAACCAGATGAAAAAGATAACAGACAAACCAACGAAAGCATTATAAATTTTTTTCATTTTGCTTTCTCCTTTCCTTTACTGTACTTACATTATATCATATTCAGCGGTAAATGTCAATGAATTTTTTGTAAACACTATATGAACTTTTAAAAATGGTTTCTTAACACCTTATTCATAATTCGCCCCGCCGTGATTTATGAATAAAATATTAATTAATTCTATTGGCGGCGAAAGACATAATTTCTTAATAATTAGTCGGCGGCAATTATAAATAAAATGTTAATAAAAAAAGTGTTACATTTCTGTAACACTCTTTTAATAATTACTTAATCATTGAACCAAATTCTTTCAATAACATGCCCCAGAAATGTAAAAGAAACGCCATCCAAAGTTGTTTCGTTGTCACGAAAAATTTCAAAATCTTTCATATATTCTTCTACATTTGCTTGAAGTTCGATTACCTTATTTCTCACAAATTCCTCAACAGATTCTGTATTCTGGAAATACCATGTAAGGCTGTCAACTTCATCATAAATTTCATAAAAATATTTCATATTATTACCGCCTTTCACGACCATACTTGAATAATCATTTCAACATTATCAGTATCTAAATTTGATAAATGAATTTTTTGAATATTATATCCTTCATCGAATATATCCCAATATCTAACAGAAAGTGGAAGATCTTCACTTTTATTTTCTTTTGCCCATTCATATAATTCTTTAATAGTCATTATAACTACCACCTTTCCTTTACTATAACTATTATACCATATTCTATTGAAAAAGTCAATTAAAAATTTGTAAAGACTTTAAGAACAAAATATGTATTCATTGCCAAAAATGTGCTATTGATAATGATTCCACTTTTTGTCTTATTCTTAATAGAATCTATCAATCCTATTAACGAAGTGTAAACAAATACTTTCGAACCCCAATTACTACCAATAACTGTAAAAATCGCCGCCAATACCAAAAAGTAACAATTCAATTCAACAATCAAAGAATAAATTTTTGCTTTCATTCTTTCACCACCTTTCCTTTACCTTATATATTTATTATACTACTTTTTGTGGCGAGTGTCAATGTATATTTTGTGAACTTTTAAGGAGCAGGTAGAAATTTCTTGTTAATAGTTTATTCATATTTCGTGACGGCACGATTTGTGAATAAGATATTAACAAAAATGTCTGGAATATTAAATTCCAGACACAATTACTATTTAGTCAAGTCTTTTAACTAAATTCAAAATTACTTCATAAATCGTTTCATCAGTGAATCCAATATCTTCCATACCTTCAATAATTTTTTCAAAACCTTCTGAATCTGTAACAATTTTATAAATATCTTGAATTGAGAAGGTTTCTTCCTTTGTTTTTGTATTTTCGTTATTCATATTTTCCTCACTTTCATTTTTATTTTCATTTATAAACTTATCACAAAATTCCCAGAATTCTCTTGCTAGAAAAATTGGATACCAGTCGCCATCTTCATCATGTTCATCTTCAAAGATAGCCTTAAAAGTATAATCTGAAGGATCGTAGTCTTCTACAAAAAATACTTCTCCTGCAATTGCTAAGAAGTCCTCTCTGTCATAAACGGAGATCATAAAACCGTAAAGAGTATTACATTTTTTATATGCACTAATGTTGCAAATATCAGTATACACGTCTAACACGGCACATACCTCAATTATTTCATCATAGCTTAAAAACCTAAGGGAAGAGGAAGAGTAAACTTTTTCAGCAAATGTATCAGCACATTCGTCAATCAGTTTTTCGTTTACTACTTTCTTTACCAAATTGCTCAATTCTTCACAATCGAAAATTTTCATAATATCAAACCTCTTTCTATGTTTTTAAGAGTTTATCATCTCTCTTTATCTTATGTATTTATTATACCATAGTTCGCCGAAAATGTCAATGAAATTTCTATAAATATTTTATGAACTTTGAAAAATATTTCGTTAATAGTTTATTCATAATTTGCGACGGCATGAATTATGAATAAAAAATTAATAAAATGTGACAGACTCATTAAGAATCTGCCACTAGATTTTTACTTAATATTCAAAAGTTTTGGTCATTCTTTTTACTGCCGCATTAGTTTTTTTATGAAAAATACAAAACAGTGTAATAATAACGCTTACAATAATAGTGCTGGTATCATTAAAAGGAATATTAAAAATTTTTGATACTATCAAATTCAAAAGAATTGAAATAAGATAAGATGCGTTGATATAAATTGAGAAAAACAGAATATAAACGCCACTCATAATTGCAATGTGTTCAAACTTTTTCATAATAAACTTCTTTCTCCGTTTTTACAAGTACGGCTCTTATCAATTTTCTATCATTATTATAACATTTTTGAACTGAAAAGTCAATAGACTTTTTGTAAATCTTTTATGAATTACTTTTCAAGCTTATCCAGCTGTTCCTGAATTTCTTCCCTAAGTTCTGCAAACTCTTTCTTCATTCTTTTGATTTCTGCCATTTCTTTTTTCAGTCGCTCTTCAAAAGAAGTGTCAGAAAGTATTCTAATAATCTCATCTGGTGTCATCATATTTAACAACCGCCCTTTCCTTATCTCTATTATTATTATAACATATTTTTGTTGATTTGTCAAGTAAACATTTTATGAACAATTCTTTTTGTTTCCTTAACTCTCTCAACCTTACAAATATATTATACCAGATTGCCGCTAAAAAGTCCATAGATATTTTATTAACATTCAACTTTTTAAAAGAAATATTTTTCATAGAATATTCATATTTCTCCGGCAATAACTATGAATAAAAAGTTAATAACTTTATCTTAAAACTTATTAATACCTTATTCACAATTTACGACGGCTTGAATTATGAATAAGATATTAACAACTTAAAATTTTTAACTAATTAAATAACAAAAGAGGAGAACTTAATCTCCTCTTAACAATTTATTCAACATAATAGTCATAAATCGTAATTTCTACATCAACTTCGTCATAAAATGTATTAAAATCAACAATTAGTGCACAGTCGTATTTATTTTGTAAATTCTTAATCATCTTGTAAAAATCAGTTGAAGAAATAGTCTTAATTTCTTCATAATTTGAGTCAGATGCCTTTGTAATAATGTACTTAATCATAATTAACAACCTTTCTATATTTTAATAATATTTTACTTGTGTAAAATCTTCAACTTTTTTACATTTATAACACCACATAGTTTTTACATGATTCGCGGCAGTTCTCCTACTACTTTTTTTATAAGCAATAGTAACACTTCCACAAACTGGACACTTAAAAATTCTTTCAGTAACATTTTTTCTCATTTTAATCAATTCCTTTCATAGCTTATTTTGTAAAGATTTTATAAATGAAAATTGTTCTCCAATTCTCAAATCCATACTTTTTAATAACATAATCATAAATTTTCTTTTTCATTGTATCAATTCCTTTCCTTTACTGTACTTATATTATACCATAGATTTAAGAATTTGTCAAGTAAACTTTTTATGAACAAGTTTTATTTTTAATTCATATTTTTCTTTACTCTCTCAACCCTTCTATTATATTATACTCTTTTCATAGATAAAAGTCAATGGATAGAATATTAACATTTATCTTTTTGAAAGAAATATTCTTAATAGTTTATTTATAATTTAATATAAAAACTTATTAACATCTTATTCATATTTCGTGGCGGTATGAACTATGAACAAAAATTGACTTTATTTATAACTTGTGCTAAAATATTATTAGAATCAAAAAAAGAAATAGTTTATTCATAAATTACAACGGCACGAATTATGAATAAAAGATTAATAAACTACGAACAAAATCCCGATGCGAATTATGAATAAGGAATTAACAAAATAAAAACAAAAAGGACACTGTTTCCAGTGCCCACTTATTCATACTTTATTCACTTTTCAATTCAATTCCGAAAGCGTTGACGCTGTTATCAGCCCCACCACGAAAACGATACATAAAGCCGTCAATGGCAGAAATAGTTGCCATTTTTTCCAGTCCGGTTAAATACGGACTATTTTTAACAGTTTTTACAAGGCGGTTTTTGAAATATTCCATGGCATCATACTTTACGTTAAATTTTTTAATAGTATTTCCAATTTTTACAATATACATAATAAATACCTCTTCTCTTTTTAGTCAATGTCAATTTTTATAATTCCCTTATACCAACCTCAGCTTATAGCTTACACCACATTTATTTATTTAATCGTCAATATCGTCAAACCAACACGGATCTTCTTCGATTTCATCAACTTCTTTCACATAGGGTAGATCTTTTTCCTTTGCGAACTCGTTCCAGTCCTGCATGCAGCTAGCAAAGTCCCACAAGAATTCCAGCATTTCTTCTCTTGTGTAAACATCGCCGTCATTCTCTGCTTCGTCAACGTAGCCGCCCTTGCAGACTACGAAGTAGCTTTTTGTATAGATTGCATTTGCAAGTGCCGCAAAATCCTGCTTGTACAAGTTCAGCGTTGCAGTCAAGCAAGCTTCCAGACAGTCTTCCTTTTCCTCAAAATATTCGATTGTATTCTAGTTCATCAACTTATACATAGTAAATATACTACCTTTCTGTAATTGCCCGATTATTGACTGATAGCACACAACTTATTCATAGCTTATTTATTTATCTGTTTCTCACTAATAACAGTAGCACCCGTGAATTTACATTGAATTTCAATACCTTTTTTAGTGGTCACATCTCCAGCTAAATAGTAAGGTGTATTGTTCAACACATAGCAGTCTCCGAAAAAGTCTGCAACCAGCTTTTCAAAATAATGCCCTCTGTTCAGTTTATTATTTTCTTCGTCCTCTTCTTCTGTCTGTTCACCCGCCCAATTTCTCCAGTCACTTTCAAACTGTTCACAGCTAATAGTAAACAGCTTTTTACAGCCAAATAAATGACCGCATTTGCTCAGCCATTCGCAAAAGCCCTTTGTAGGTGCAAATTGCAGAATAGTCCAGCGTTCTTCCGGCTTTTCGCAGTCCTTCGACTTTTTCCGGCTAGCTGTAGTGATACGACAGCCCCACGGAAAAACTACATGAGGAATAATCCACGCTTCAACTTCTTTGGTTTCGAGGTTACGAAAACCAACAGCTTCTACATGTGCGGCGTTATTTGCCGCATAGAAAGTGGAAAACTGCTTGTGTTTCTCCGTGAATCTTTCTTCGCTGTCGTTCCAGATTTCCAGCGGTACACCTGCCTTTCGTGCGGCGATAGCCTTCAAACGCTCTGTGTTGGGTTTTGCTTGTCTTGCCATAATAAACACGACCTTTCTTTTTTTACTATAATTATTATAGCATATTTTTTGCAGTTTGTCAAGTGAATTTTTTGAAAACTAAATATGAACGCCAGTTCATTTTTTTAATTTTCGTATTCCCTTGACATTATTTATTATACTATATTTGGAATCTGAAAAAAGCATTTTTTGTAAATCATTTTTTAAGATTTTATGAATTTTACAATTTTTTTCAAGTTCCTTCGTTTGAGTACATATACATTATATCACACTATGCCGTAAACGTCAATACTATTTTAGCACTTTCTACGAATTGCACAAAAATTTTTTTCTTTTTTGTGCAAATTGCTATTGTTATCAAACTGTTACTAAATGTCATGGAACTTATTATAAAATATTATCAATTTATAAATAACTGCTAAAAATTTCCATATAAACAAACCATGTAAAATGTGAATAACTTATGTAAAATATGAATAACTATCAACTTCAAGCAAGTTAGTGAATATGAATAATTTATGTAAAATATGAGCAAATTATTAATAGATTAAAATATTACGAAATTGTGAAAAATATGAATAAATTATTAATAAATCAAAATATTACGAAATTGTGAAAAATATGAATAAATTATTAATAAATCAAAATATTACGAAATTGTGAACACTGGGGGGTAGTTAAAAAATAGGAAATATATGAACAATATATGAACACGGGGCCTGACAACAAATGTTCAGAGGTGAATTTTAAAAAGGTAGTAATTTTTAAACTTAACTTCTTGACTTTTGTCTGAATTTGTTGTATACTTAATATCAAAAGGAGGTGAGAAAATTTGCCATATAATCTTAATTTCGACATATATTATTCAAAAGATCGTTGCGATTATATTAAATCTCAAGATTTAACAGGTCTATCAAAAAAAGAATTAGAAGCTATTTCTAACTATATTCTCTATGGTAAAGATGAAGATGATAGAAGTCAATTTGATAAAGGTTTAATATCTAAAGTTGATACTAAATTTTCTTCTTATAAAAAGAATCAACCTGTTTCTTTAGAGGCCTTATTGGAATCTCCAACTTTTAATGAAAATCAGTTAATTCAAGGCAAATATATTTATAAAAAGACTAAGCCGGAAATTAATAGAGATAAAGTAAAAGATGTTAAGGGCATGAAGGAATTATGGGAAGAAATTGATTATCTGTAGAATATTTATGATTAGAACACTGGTGCTAAGGATAAAGAAGAGTCTACTCCAACCTTAACACCGAAAGGTATTTATTTTTTAAAGCATGAGCTAATTGAGATGAAAAGAAAACAATATCCTTTAATGGATAGTGCTTTTCCAACAATTCCTCATTCTTTAAATAAAGCATAGTATTTTACTCCAGATTCAGAATATCATTTAAATTATTGTGTTTATCCTCGCGGCTTAATGAATGGAGAACATGACTATGATTTTATGAATCCTAGATAGGACAAAAGAGTCGCGGCTGCACTTCCAGATAAAAAACCACGTTATTATATAGACTTTACTAATGTAGACCATATTTATCAGTTAGTTCTTAATTATTGGGATTTAAAACTATTTGTTGAAAAAATTCCAGATTCTTTAATTAATAATCTACTTTGGACTCTTGATTTTTATATTGATAAAGCGAATTTGAGTGAGCAGCAAAAGCTAATTGTTGAAGATAAAAAACTTCGGCTTTCTAATTAGACTATTTCTAATCACTTACAAGAATCATTAGGAATATATCATCAAGAAAATTATGTTAGCACTATTTGGAATAAATGTTGCGAACTTATTGCCGCGGCCGCTGAACTTAATTATGATGAGTTTTTATGTAAGGACTATGATAAAGCTTGGAAAGTTTGCTCTTCTTGTTAGAAAGAATTGTTAAGAGATCCAAGAAACTTTGTTAGAAAAGCACGTTCTATTGATGGACTTACTGGCCGCTGTAAGAAATGTGATAAAATGATTAGAGAAAAGAAAAAGGAGGAGAAAGCTAATGGAAGAAAAACTAATTAAATATTTAACTACTTTTCAACTTTCGGATTTAATTGGCTTTGCCGCAATACTTCAAGTCCAAGAAGAGGAAGATTTTAATGAATACATTGTTAATATTGTTGAAGCTTTCACCACAAAAAATAGAAAAATTAGAAAAGAACTTTTAAAATTGGCAAAGGATATTAGCTTAAATAATAGAGATTTTGATAAAGGTGATAAAAATGGCAAAGAAAATTTGTAGTAAATGCAAGGAAGAAAAAACTATTGCTAATTTTATTGCCACTAATTCTTCAATGTTTGAAGGAACTTTACCTATTTGCCGCGACTGTTTAAATTAGATGATTGCGGCCGCGCCTTTAGATGATTAGTGGAATATTGTTGATTAGATTTGCTAGTGGGCGGATATTCCTTTTATACCGGGGGAGTGGTGCAAAGTTAAAGAGCGCGGCAAGGATGCTTTAAGTATCTATATGGCTATGTTTAGAGCTTCTTAGTATAGTGATTTAAATTGGCGGCAATATAATAAAATATATGAGTAGCTTTAGGAATAGAACTAGCTTGAAAACGCAATTCCAGAAATTAGAGAAGATAAGATTTAGAAACTTCATGCTAAATGGGGCCGCGAATATGATGATGAGTAGTTAGAATATTTAGAGAACTTACATAAGGGATTACTTAACTCACAAAATGTTGTTGGCGCCTTAAACGAAGACCAAGCAATGAAGTTGTGTATGATTTCTCTTTTAATTGAGGAAAAAGTAAGAGCAGGCGATCCTGATATTGCTAAATTTTTAAAAGCATATGATGACTTAACTAAAATTTCTAATTTTACTCCTAAAGATGTAAAAGATGCCGATGAATTTGATTCTTCTGGTGAAGTCTATGCTTACCTTGAAAAGACAGGCTTTAAACCTAAAATTTATTAGGCAGTTAGGGATGAAGTTGATTAGACAGAAAAGAATATGCAATAGTTTGTTCGTTATCTATATGTTAATGAAACTGGTATTGCCGAGGAGATTGAGCAACGCATTCAAAACTTGAAGGTTGCCGCTGAACTTGAAGGCGATGACTTTAATGAGAAAGAGTTTAGAGAATATATGGATGAACAAAATAAAAAACAATTAGAAGAAGAATTTAAAATTGATATTTAATGAGGTGATTATATGGAAGCGATACAATCACCATCTATAATTTATGAAGTAGCAAGTTCGGTTGTAAGAACTGTTTAGACAAAGTTTTTCAGAGACGGAATTGAAATGGAGAAAGGCGCGGTCATAACTAAAAAACGTATTGAAGAAAATAGAGAACTTTATGAACAATGGTGTGAATATTTTATTAATTATCCAGATATATATTTAGATATTATTAAAAGAAAAGATTCTTAGTTTAATTTGTTCTATTATTAGAGATTGTTTTTAAGACTTTGTATGCGGTTTGGACGTTTATTAGTTATCGCACCCAGAGCGTTCAGCAAATCTTTTATTTCAATTCTTGCTTTATATCTTGCTTGCATTTTTAGGCCGGGAATTAAACTTTTTATTTGTGCACCCGGAAAGGCTTAGTCAGCCAAGATCGCTCGCGAGAAAATAATAGAAATTTGGGATTTATTTCCATTACTTAAAAAAGAAATTATAGGGGAAGGTAATTTCGGTGGGGATTATGTTAAATTAACATTTAGAAATGGAAGTATTTTTGACGTTGTAAGTGCTCTTAATTCTCAACGTGGTGGTCGCCGTGCTATGGGATTAATTGATGAGGTTAGAGATCATAATCCCGATGATATTAATAATATTGTTCTACCTCTCTTAAACGTATCAAGAAAAACAAAAATGGGTGACTTAAACCCATACGAGCCTCATCAAGTTCAACTGTGGATGTCATCTGCTAGTGATAAAAATACTTATTGTTATGATAAAACAATCGAAATGCTTGAATTATCAATAATTAACCCAAAAAAGGCTTTTATTTTCGGTTGCGATTATAGAATACCTGTAATGCATGGTCTTCTACCAAAAGACTTTTTAAATGAGATTAAAACATCTCCAACATTTAGCGAGAGTTCTTTTGCTAAAGAATATATGAGCCGCTTTGTTGGTAGTTCTAATGAAGCTTGGTTTGATTATGATAAATTTTTAAAGCATAGATGTATTGTTAATCCTGAAACACATGAAAATATTAGAGAAGGAACTGATGCATTTTACATTTTTGGAGTGGATATTGCTCGTGTAGGATGCCAAACTGTTTGTGTAGTATTAAAAGTCTATCCAACAGGAGATAACTGGCATTGTACATTAGTTAATCTTTATATTCTAGGTATAACAAGTGAACAAAAAACTTTTGATGTTCAAGTGGTAGAATTAAAACGTTTAATTGAAAAATTTAATCCAAGAGAAGTAGTTATTGATATTAACGGTATTGGTCAACCTTTTGGTGATGATATGGTAAAAGAAACTTGGGATAGCGAGCGTGGTATCATGCTGCCGGCATATGGATTCCAAAATTATGATGATTTATTTACTCATCAACCAAAAAATTGTTCTAAAATTCTTTTTGGTATTAAGGCAAATGGTGCGCTAAATAGTGAAATGCATTCTAATTTATATTCAAAAGTTTATTCTGGTAGTATTAATTTCTTAATTTCAGAGCAAGATGCTAAGGTTAAGCTTTTATCTACTAAAAAAGGTCAAAGATTGCGGCCTGAACAAAGAATTCAAAGATTAATGCCACACGAATTAACATCTATTTTAATTAATGAAATAATGAATTTAAAACAAAAACCTACTGGTGTCAATAACTAGATAGCAGTAGAACAAATAAATAAAAGAATGGGAAAAGATAAGTTTTCTGCCCTCGAAATGGCTATTTATAGAGTTGTTCAAATGGAAACTGAATATCTTTCTCATAGAAGAAACAGGGGGCTAAATAGAAAATTATCATTTTTTAGAAAAGGAGGTGCATGATAAATGGAACAAGTCGATAAAAGAGATATTACTGTTTTTAAAAAAGCTTTTAAAGATATGATTGCATCTTCAAATGCGGCCTATGTTAAGAGTGATGCAAGAGAAGTTCGTCGTAGAAATCATAGATATTCTAAAGATGAAATAATTAGAATTGTTGAATGTGGCGATGCCGTTCAAAGAGCAGAATTATCTGAATTTTTCTTTTCTGTTAGTGGTCTTTATAAAAGAATTATTCTACACTACGCAACTTTCTTAACTTATTCATGGGTATTATCGCCGCATTTAAAAAATGCTAATGATTCAATTAAAGATAAAAAGAATGCTGCGGTTTATTATAAGGCATCCAATTTTTGTTCTGATTTTCAAATTGAAAAGCGTTGTGGATTATTTGCTAGAGATATTCTTGTTAAAGGAGCATATTATGGTTTAATTTATAATGAGAATGACAGAGTAGCAATTCAAGACTTACCTTTTGAATATTGTCGAAGTCGTTATAAGAATCGAGATGAAGTAGATATTGTAGAATTTAACATGAAATTTTTTGATACTATTACTGATGATGAATTAAGAAAAGAAATTTTAAGAACTTATCCTAAAGTTGTCCAAAAAGGATATTATGATTACAGACATAAAAATAAAGATTGCTGGATTTTTCTTCCGGCAGAAATAGGTGTTTATTTTAAGTTCTTTGATGAAAAGCCTTTTTTCTTAGACTTAATTCCGCTGCTTGATGATTTAGACGACTATAAAGAGATAGATAAAAAGAGAAATTTACAAGCTTTAAAGCGAATCTTAGTCCAAAAAATCCCTCATGATGGAATGAAATTGGTTTTTGAACCAGATGAAGCAGAAGAAATGCATGCCGGCGCAATAGAAATGCTGCAAGATAATCGAGATGTTGATATTTTAACAACTTATGCAGATGTCAACTTACTTGATTTAAGCAGTGACGATGACGAAAAAACAGAAGTTGAAGATGTTCAAGATTTAATTTATGAATCTGCCGGAGTATCCAAAGAATTATTTAGTGCCACAACTGATTCTGGTTTAGATTTTTCTTTGAAAAACGACTTATCATTGATGATGATTTTGGGAAATAAATTTGCAAGTTTCTTTACTGCAATTATTAACTATACTTATTCGAATAAAAAAGTCAAATTTAAATTAACTATTCTTCCTATTAGTCATTATAATAGTGATGAATATACTACTAAACAAAAAGATTTGGCGGCGTTTGGTTATTGCTTCTTAACGCCAGTATTATCTACGGGTTTAGACCAAAATAGTTTAATTGACTTAAAGAATCTTGAAAATGATTTACTATCTCTTGAAAAAGTCTTAAAGCCGCTACAATCTGCATATACTCAGTCTGGAAAAACAACAAAAGATTCTAGCGCATCTTCCCAAACGTCATCTATTACAACGATAACGGCAAAGCGGGAGGTGGAAAATAATAATGAGTCAAACGATTCAAACACAACTTCCAGCAAATCTTCTGAAACTTGATGTTACAACTTATGGAACAATAGAAAAAGTTAATGATGTGCTTTCTAAATGTAGAGTCCGAATTTTTTATAAGGGTATGAACAGAAACCGCACTTTTATTACAGAAGACTTTGCAAATCAATTAATTCAATCTCTTCCTTATACGCCGATTAAAGGTATTTTTGATTACGCACAGGAAGACTATGAGGATCATGGAAATGATAATTCCGATGGTAGAATTTATGGTATAGTACCTGAATCTCCTAATTTTAGTTGGGAAAAACATTTGGATAACGACGAAGTGGAAAGAGAATATGCTTGTTGCGATGTATACTTGTTTACTTCTCTTTATTCAGAAGCTAAATTAATTCCAACAAAAAGTCAATCAATGGAAATTTATCGTAATACTCTTAAAGGAGAATGGCGAATTTCTCCAGATGATGGGCAACCATATTATCACTTCTTAAAAGGTAGTCTACTAGGGCTACAGGTTCTTGGAGATACTACAGAGCCGTGTTTTGAAGGCTCTGCATTTTATAGCCTATGTAAAGGCGCGAATGAATTACTTGATTATATTAAAAATTTTAGTAAGAAGGAGGAGAAAAAGATGGAAATGAATAAAGAACTATTCAGACTTTCTGATAGTGAAAAGTGGGATTGCATTTTTAGTGCACTAAATCCTAATTGCAATGAAGAAGGCGAATGGAAAATTGATTATAGTATTCTCGATATTTACGATGATTATGCTCTTTGTTATAATAGAGAGTCTGGTAAATATAATCGAGTTTATTATACAAAGGAAGATGATTCTGTTACTATCGGTGAAAAAGTAGATGTTTATATTGTAGATGTAACCGAGACTGAATATAATGCTCTTGAAGCTATGAAGTCTATTGGCACTTATGAAGCTGTTAATGAAAAAATTACTGAAATGACTACTGCGGCGGAAACTTATGCGGCTGAAAAAACAGAATTTAAATCCACTATCGCAGATAAGGATACTAAGATTGCTGAAATGGAATCTACTATTAGTACATATTCTACTGAAAAAGCAGACCTCGAAGCCAAGATTAGTGAAAAAGAGAATGAAATTTCTACATTTTCTGCTGAAATTGAGGCTCTAAAATCTGAAAAGTCTGTATTAGAAACTGAAAAAACAGACATTATTACTGAACGCGATAGTCTTGCGGAATTTAAAAAGACTATTGAGAATGAAAAGAAGGAAGCAATTCTTTCTGAGTTCTCTATTCATCTAAACGATGAGCAGATTAAATCCTTTAAGGAATCTTTTGATAAGTATAGTGTGGAAGATTTTGAAAAGGAAGTTTGTACTACAGCATATAAGTCAGACTCCACTATGTTCTCTAAGAAGAGTTCTGAGCCTGATTATATTTATAAAAATGATTCTCAGACTTCTAAGAGTAATACCGGAATGATGAGACTATTAGAGAATTATAAGAATGGAGGTAATAAGTAATGGCAATTAAGTTTTTTGATTGTAAGGGTTTTGGCCAGCTAGAGCCAAACCAAGTATGGTTCACTCGTGCTGGGATGATTGAAGCACAGTGCTTCCTAGATGATAAGAAATTTGCTTCCCATTTTCCGATGACTCCTGCTGAAGCAGAGGAAAAGAAGATTTATGGCGAAGTTGGTGCATTTCTAACTGTAGATAAGGCTAATCATATTGTTACTGTTCCGACCAAGGCACTAAGTGATAAGGGTTATCCAATGGGTATTAACTATTCTACTGAAAAAAATTACAACCAGTTTACTCCCGGTCGTAGAAATTTTTGCATGATTTGTGGAGAATTTCTACCTCGTATTGGCTTTGTAGAACCCGGCATGAGATTTACTACTAATACTGTTGGTTGGGAGACTACTGCTTCTACAGTATTTACTACTGCAAATCCAAAGTTTGATTCTGATATTATGTACGCAGATGTTAAGAAGGCTCTAGAGGCTGGTACTGATGTTTATGCTTATGTAGTAGAAGGTTCTGATGGTAAGCTAGTTCTAGGTGCGGCAGTAGCAGATGCGCTAGGCGAAGTTTATACTCGTGTAGTAAAGGCTTATACAAATGCAGATGGTACTAAGTCCTTCATGTTTGAAGTAATTAATAAGCCAACAAAGTAATTAAGGGAGGTTGATAAATATGGCATTTGATAGAGACTCTATTAAGAATCTAGTAGTTTGTGCGTTTAAAAAGACCACGCCAGATCCTACTAAGTATTCTGTAAGTGACGTTAAGGGCGCGGCTTCTCAGGCTCTACATGAACTAGCAAGCGATTATAACTCTTATCGTAGAAATAAATATGATATTTTTGAAATTATGCAGGAATCTTATGATGAAGTTCTACCAAAGTATGTAGAAGACTTTATGGGTTCTTTTGCTGAAATTAAGACCGTGGCTAATGGTCAGAAGGCACAATTCGTTCGTAAGCGTGGTAGACAGCGGGCTAAGCAGTTTATTACCCAAGTTGGTCTAAGCGGCGCATACGAATCTTTCAGACTAGATAAGGATACTTTTGAAGTTGGCGGTAGTGCAATTGGCGGTGCTGCTTATATTGACTTTGAGCGCTATATTTGCGGTGACGAAGATATTTCTGAATCTGCTGAAATTCTACTAGAAGGTCTACAGGAAGCAATTATGGGTGAAATCCAGAAAGCTCTAATTGCATCTGTTAATGCAGAAGATCGTCCTACTAAGAATGTATATGTTGGCGCAGGCTTCGATGCAGATGCAATGCAAGAACTATGTGCAATTGCTCGTTCTTATGGTGGCGGTGCAACAATCTTTGCTACTCCAGAATTCGTAGCAGCTATGGGTCCAGATGCAATTGGTCTACCAATCTTTAATGGTACTCCCGGCTATGCTGGTGCAACTCCAGTTTATAATCCAAGTGATATTGAGTCTATTGCAAGAACTGGTTATATTACTTCTTTCCGTGGTAATCCAATTGTTCAGATTCCGCAGTCTTATACTGACGAAACTAATGAAGTAACTCAGATGAATCCTGCTCTAGCTTATATTTTCCCAACTGGCGGCGAAAAGGTTGTTAAGATTGTATTTGAAGGCCCAACTCAGGTTGACGATTTCAAAGGCCGTGACCGCAATATGGAAATTGAAGCATATAAGAAGGTTGGTGTAGCTATTCTAACAAACCATAACTGGTGTGTATATGAGAATACTACTCTTGCAGATACTACTAATTATCCAACTAAGTATCCAATTGGCGACTAATTGAGATAATTTAAATATAGATAAAAGTTACAATGGAAAAAGGGTGAGTGAGTTTAACTCACTTGCCTTTTTTTGAGTTAAAAGGAGGAATTTAATTATGGCAACAAGAATGGTAAATTTACAAAATATGGTTAATAAAACAATTGGTTTAAACAAACCAGAATATGGGATTAAAAGAAAGTGGACAAAAAAAGGACAGATTATTCCACTTCCCTTTGATACTGTTCAGCAAATGATTTATGATGAGGGCTTCAGTAAAATGCTAGAACGTGGTTATCTTTATATTGATAGTATGCAGGATAAGATTGATCTTGGTCTTGAACCATATGGAGCAACCGAACCGGAAAATATTATGGTTCTAACAGATGATAAGATTAAAGATATGTTAATTAAGTATCCAATTACTACATTTAAGGGTGAATTAAAGAAATATAATGATGCTCAGATTAATGCTCTTGTTAATTATGCTATTGCAAATGAAGTTCTAGATGCTGAAAAATGCACTCTACTAAAAGATATTACTGGAATTGATATTCTAAAGGCAGTAGCATTAAATAGAGATTTAGCGAAGGCAGATAGAAAAGATTGAGGTGATAATAAATGGTTGAATTAATGACTGTTTATGATGCTTTTCTAGCAAAAGTTAATGAGGATGATTGGGCGCATTGTTATAATGAAGATGATTTAAAATGGTTCATTCAAGATTGGAGAAGCTTCCTAAATGCCTCCATAGTTTATTTTAAATTCCCGCGTTGCGGGCTTGATATAGATGAAGAGAAGCAATGTTTTAAAGATGAATCTTTTTCTAATGAAGAAGTTCAGATATTAGCTACTTATATGAAATGGGAATGGTTGAAAAGAACAATTGATTCTTGGGAAAATATTAAGACACAATATGATGAATCTGATTTTTCCCAAGCTAAATTATTATCAACTTTTATTGAACTTAGAAAACAAGTTCAAACAGAAGCGGAAGAACTCCAAGCTATTTATTATCGTTCTGTTGCCAAGCGACCTTTTCATTATCGTAATCTTGCTGGAAAGCATGATAGATGGCGGCGATAATATGGATAGTGTAAAGGAAGCTTATAAAGAAAAAATGAAAAAGCGGCTTTATGGTTTATTAAGAGAAAGAGAAAAAGATGGAGAATGGGAAAAATTTCTTGATACTATTTTAATTGAGCTTCTGGGGTATCAAGATGAGTCAAAGACTATCGAGTATTACACTCTTTTAAATAAACTTAATGCTTGCCGCTATCTTTCATTTAAATATTATAGAAAAACAATATTTGAATGTATGAATTTATTTGATAGAGTTGATGTGTGATGAGTTATTTTACAGAAGTCTACTTAAAGAGAATGAATATTGATGGACATAATCAATAGGAAAGAACTAAAACTCGAAAAGAAAAAGAGTTTGATAAGTTATTTTTAAAGAAGACAATGTACCAATCACAGATTTATCAAATAAACGAAGAGCCAGTACAATTGATTGGCTCATTACAACCAAATAAATGGAATGAAAGTGAATTAATTTCTAATCTGTTAATTTCTACAAAGACTAAAAAATTGAATACTGGAGATATATTATGTATTTATTAGAAAATTAAAAAGGAAGAATTGAATAAAAAATGGTTGATACTTTTTGTTGAAGATAATCTTTCAAATGGTTATTATACTTATAAAGTCATTTGCTTAGATAGTGAAATAAATATTACAAATGAATATGGAGATACACAATTTGTAGTACCTGTTAAATTTGTTAATTCAACATCTCAACTTGTTACCGATTATTTTAAATTTGGAACTAATGATTATAGAGAACCAAATAAGAGCGGAATCTTTATAACTAGAGATTTTGATTTTCTAAAAAAAGATGTATATTTTAATTATGAAAATAGAGGATGGGAGATTCAAGGTAAAGATAATATTAGTATCAAAAATGTTTCTTATACTACTATATCTGAAAGATTAGCTCATGCCGCGGAGCCTATCTCCTCAAAGGATATTCCAGTAAGTGAAGAAGATAATTTCTTCTTAATAAATCGATGAGGTGAATATAATGGATTCTAGTGTTAAATATGGATAGGAACATGGCAGAAATCTTATAAAAATTTGTAAGAAATTATTTAAAAATGAAAATCTTTGTAGGCTATTAGTAAATACAGATTTAGATCCGTTAAATAAAGATAAACATCCAGAATAGATAAATGGGATGGAGTTATTTCAAAAAAATATTAGAGTAGTTCCATTATTAAGAGATGATGAGCAGACTACTGAAAGTAAAATAATTCTTTTTTATGATTCTGGAGACATTAATTCTTCTAATTCAGACAATGAGAATTTGTCTTTTGTAATAAATGTTTACTGTCCTTTTAAAGAGTGGAGAATAACTGGTGATGATTTGCGGCCTTATGCTATTATGAGTGAAATAAGAAAATCTCTGCAAGACACTCGTATAAATGGCTTAGGAGAGATAAGATATGAGGGTTTTGAACTATCTACTTTAACAGAAGAAATGAGCGCTCATACTATGAGGTTTTATATAAATGCTTTCTCATGATGAATAGAATTATGTTAAAGAACAAACTTTTATTAACGTGGCATATAATTTTAGAAATATAACTAAAATTTAGCCGCTAACAATAAAAGAAATTTTAACTATGGGTAGATAGGAATATGAAAAAAGATTAGCTCTTTTATTATTAACTGAAGCAGATATTATTAAGATTATTAAAGAAAAGACAGGAAAACAACCAAGTCCAGAAGAAATACCAAGACCTCTAGAATATTTATTATAGAGTGCACAATTAGATGACTCATTTTATTTAGAATTAAGAAATTGCTTTACTACTTTTATAGCGGAAGATATTTTATTGCTCCCAAAAATAAATTCTGTATTGATTGGCCCACCAGAGGAAAAAAGATTAATTACTGATAGTAATTTTTCTGATTTTCAAGAAGTTCTTTGTATTCAAAATGCAAGACCAGTCAAAGAGCCTCCTCCAGAAAATGAATCTGAAATTGCTCGTAAATTCAGATTAAAAAGAGAAATGAGAGATGCTGCTAAAAAGAAGCAACAGGAGAAAAAAGGTGAAATATAGACTTTTACTGAGTCTATGGAAATGGCAGAAGTCTTTGGGATAGACTATCTTAATTGTACTTTGTTTGCATTTTATAGATTAATAAAGCGGCATCAAGCAAAGGAAAAATGGGATTAGGATATACAGATGATATGTGCAGGAGCAGATTCCAAAAAAATGAAAACAAAATATTGGGGTGAAAACCTCGAAAAAGATTAAAGGAGGTAAGATAAATGGCTGCTGAAAAAAATCTTTTTGAAAAGTATGGTATAAAGGAAGTCGCAGACGTTACCTTTTATCGTATTGACAGACGAAAAGAAACTTATGAGTCTCAGCGTAAAATTACCGCGGCTTCCATTCTAAAGGGTGCTGTTGAATTAAAAACAGTTTATCCAAATGATGGAACTGGTGTTGGCGCAGAGGAAGGATTTGAGGCTTATGTATTTACTGATGCTGAACTTCTAACTCATACTAATTATAACTGTGATGATAGTACAGAAGAAAAAACAAAAACTGTTGTTTATAAGACATCTACTGATCCAGAGAATGCAAAATTAACAGTTGCCGCAATTGTTGAGAAAGCAAATGACACAACCATTGATAAGAATTCTATTACCAATGGAGAGGAACAAGTTTCTCCAGTCGCAAACCTCGGTGAAACAGAATGGACTTATACTGCAACGGTAAAATATACTGTAAACAAAGACGGTTCTCCTGCAAACTCTGGTACTCATGAATATTCTTATCCAGAGTAGGTTCTAATGCTATATGCAAAGAATCAGAATTTACTAACTCGTGCTGGTGCTCGTTATCATTTCGATGGCGCAGATACTTATTTTGGCGACCTAGAGTTTAATGACAATTTCTTTGAAACTCCCGGTTCTGACTCTAAAATGGTTGTAGTTGGACTAGCTGGTAAGTTTACTGAAAATCTATATGATGCAGAAGATGTAATGACTACTATTTCTTCTCTAACTGCTACTATTACCGCTAAGGCATATGATGTACAGTATTCTGATTATGCTGAGTTAATTGTAGAAGATGAAATGGGTTATTTCAATCCAGCATATCTTGGTGGTTCTTATACTAAGGGTGCAGAAGGTTCTGGTGAAGTTGACTTCTTTACCGCAGATAATACTTATACTACTTGGGCAGAAAAACTAAGTGGCGTGGACCAAGCAATTGCTAATTCTGAAATGTGGGGTAAAGCTGAGCACGATAGTATTAATGATGCGATTGATGCTCTAAAGTAGAAGAAGCTTATTATTGACAATGAAAGTGAAAATGGTCTAAAGGGTGTTCTAAAGATTCATGGCGGCTACAAGGTTAATGATAAGGATGGTACAAATGCTTCTCCCGCTGCTGGAACCGCGGATACAGAATATGATGAAAATAAATATAGTTATAGTGCAGGAAATAATGTAACAAGCAATTATTCTCTACAGAGTGTTCTTGATGCTCTTACTAAGCTAACTTATACCAATGAAGAAGTTATTGATGATCTAGCCGTTACTGCTAATGGAAAATCTTCCAATCGCGCAATTTATGTTCGTGTAGATGGCGAAATGGATATGGCTGCGGGTGCTTTCCTATATATTCTAACCAACAAGAACTCTAAGAAGCTTTCCTCTGATAAAGATGGTATTTTCTATTTTGTAGATAAGAAGGGTAATACAGTTTATTATCAAGATAAGATTTTTGCTGGTGTAGAACATCTAGCACTAGTAGTAATCGGTAAGAAGGGCCTAATTTTTGTAACTAATCGTTGTGGTTATCGCAAGACAGACTCAATTGGTTGGGTAGTAAGTCGCAAGGGATATCCTTCTGATGAGCACTGTAAGAGAATTGTTGAAAATGGTTTAATTCATACTGTTCCAGTTACAGTTAATGATGAAACTTTTGAAGCAACTTGTACAGTTTCTAAACTAGCTATTCGTAAGATTAAGAAGAACGTTCTACATTATACACCTGTTCTATTCCTAGATACTTTAAAGGTTTCTACCATTGAACAGACCGCAGAGGAAGTATATGCAACTGGTGGTAAGGGTAATGCTAATCTAATTGGTTGGGATTATGGTAAGAATATTACTCTAACTTTACAAGATGCTCTTTATACTCCTGCTTCTATGAGTGCTATGCTAGGTAATGAAGGTACTAACTTCGTTAATGGTGTAAAGGATACTAAGCATATTGATAGAATGGAAAAAGTAATTGCTAAGCGTTCATTTATTGTACCGGCCGGCAATAGTAAAGGCCTACCTTCTGAAGGAGATATGACTGCATAGGCAGTATTTATTGATCCTTCTACCATGAAACCATATCAAGATGGTACTCCAATTGCTGAAGGCGAACTATTCTTAAAATGGACTCGTTCTATTGCTTATGAGAATAATAGTATTGGTAATACAATTGAAATTTCTGCTGAGAAGTTCCCCGGCACTTACAAAGTTGTTGGTGATACTTTTGCAAGAAGTAAGACAACTGGTGAGGATGAGAGATTTATGTTTATCATTCCCCAAGCTAAGATGGGAAGCGAAGTTACCATTACACTTGAAGCAGAAGGAGATCCAACGGTCTTTGATATGTCATTAACAGTTCTTCGTCCAGACGATGGAATTATGATGAAGCTTGTTCAGTATGATGTAGTTGACAATACTGAGGAGAACGATGGTTCTACTATGGTTAAGGACACTGAAAACCTAAATCTACTTGACGATGCTGAAATGTTTAAGGTTAATGCAGATTCAGAGGACGATACGACTTATATCGGTGCAACTGAATATTGATGATATAATAGAAAAGAATTATTGGCTATTGAACTATTTAATTCAATAGCCATTTTTCTTAGTAATATGTGAGGTGAATAATTTTGGGTATTTTTGACCAATATGGTATTAAAGAAGTTGCTGATGTTACTATTTATAGTATTCACAAAAAGAAAGATGGTAGTGGAGATGTTTATTATGTTCCGGCATTATATTTAGATACATTAAAAATTTCTTCTGCTGAAAAAACCGCTGAAAATGTTTGGGCACAAGGCGGCCTTGGAAATGCTCGTTTAATTTGTTGGGATTATGGCAAGCAGATTAATGTTACTCTTGAAGATGCTTTATGTACTCCTGCTTCTTTAGGTTTATGTTGGGGCGGCGTACTAAGTTCTGATTGGAAAGATGGCCATGTAAATCATGATATGGGAATTACTTTCAATGATAAGCACCCTGTAGAAAGACTTTCAAGAATGGAAAAAGCATTTTATCCAAGAGGAGATAGAAAAAATATTAGCTATTTACTTCCTCATATGAAAGACGATAATCTTTTAAACGACGAAGGAAACGAAAAGACCATTCTTTCTAAATCTAGCGTTGTAGACGGTACAGAAGTAAATGGTTTTGGATATGTTAATAATAGAACATATAAATGGAGACTTGCAATTGAATCTAATATCAAATCTATTTCTCAAATTCCTAATAAATTTTTTGATATTTATGGCAAGTCTTATAAAATTGCAGATAAACAGACAATTACAGTTAAATCCCCCTCTTCTTCAAAAGATGACTTTAAATATGAAATTTGTTATAAAATTAATCCAACTGAAGGATTAACTTTAGAAAAACCAAAGGCAGCAATTATTATCGACAAAAGCGATGCCGCAGCTGTAGTTACAAGTGATGACTATACTACACTAGAATCTCTAAAAACAGCTTCTTATCTAAAAATTAGAGTTACAAATGATGATAGATATTTAGCTTATCTTGGTAAAACCGCATTAATGGACACAAGTATAGGAAAAGAAAATAAATATGTAAATGTAGAGCAATTCAAAGGCTTAGACATGTGGTTAAGATTTTCTAGTATTAATGAACTAATTTATTTCATTTTAACCAAATATGAGAATGATATTCTTTATATTAAATCTGCTTCCTATAAACCAAAAGATAATGAATCTTCTGATAATCCCGGTGCTGAATGGTCTATTTCTCTTGATGAGTCAGAAGAAGCAAAGCAAAAAGAAGGAAAGCTTTGGGCTTATGTAAATCCAAAAACAATGACTCCCTATGAAGATGATTATTGGTTCAATCAAGGTGAACCATACTATATAAAATCTTTAACTATTGCGCCCGAAAAGAAAAAGCTAAAGTCTCAAAGAATCACAGTTACGGCAGGACAATTCCCCGGTATGTATATGATTGTAGGTGAAACCTATATTAGAAGCCGCGATACTGGAGAGGATGAAAGAATGCAACTAAAATTCCCATTATGTAAGATTAAGTCTGATTAGACGTTAACGTTAGAAGCTGAAGGCGATCCAACTACATTCAATTTGGACGTAGAAGTTGCTAAGCCAGTTAGCGGTGTAATGATGGAATTAACATCTTATGAAGTAGCAACGAAAATGGAGTCTACACCGGAAGGTTATTATGTAGAAAAAGACGGCTCAACAGAAGTATTGAGTGAGTAAAAGGAGGGAGAAAAATGAATATTTTCGACCAATATGGTATAAAGGAAGTTGCTGATGTTACTTTATATTCTATTGAATTAGATGAAAATGACGACGAAGTATATGTTCCCGTATTATATTTTGATACTTTAAAGGTTTCTACTGTAGAACAGACTGCTGAGCAGGTTGCTGCAAGAGGCGGATTAGGTAATCCAGAGTTGATAATTTGGGACTATGGCAAAGAAATTACCGTTACTCTTGAAGATGCTTTATATAGTCCAGCAAGTCAAGGTATGAATTGGGCAGGAAAGCATGGTAGTAAGCATATTAAATTATATGGTACATTAACTGATAAAAGAACGGGTGAGCCTACTGCTGCAACACTTGAAGTTGAAAGCTATAGAGGCTTTTCAAGACCAGCAAACACTTATTTTTGGGAAGGCGCAAATTATAAAATTGTGGGAAAGAATGGGAAAAGATGTCGTATTGAGAACAAAATGCTTGGATATAATACAGAGACAGAAGAATGGGGTATTGCAGCCGCAGGTAGTCAAACTGGTGCATTAACTCTTCAGAAGGAAGTTGCTGATATTAATTATAATTTTGTTTTAAGTGATGAGATGAATAAACAAATAATTCCACCAGAAGAGGCTATTTATCAAATTGATCATGCTCTAAATAATGTTTATTATTTAGATAGAATGGAAAAATGCAAAGCTAGTCAGACTTTTGTTATCAATACAAAATCTAATGATTTACATGCTAATTATCGTTATCTACAAAAATATTCACAATGCGAATTATCTGTATTTATCGATCCAAAAACAATGCAGCCTTATGAACCAAATACAGATGAGTTTACTCGCCGCAATGGTCAGACTATTACCGGCGAATTAAGAGTAATTAAATAGCATGAAATTTATTATAAATGGACAAGATCAAGGGCAATTGAGAACACTTCTCTTGGTCATCAGATTATTGTTGATGCAGTTCATTTCCCCGGAACTTATAGACTTGTAGGAGAAACATTCTCTCGTAGTAGAAAAACTGGTAAAGATCATAGATATCAATTTGAAATTCCGCTATGTAAAATGGGCGCTGAAAATAATTTAACATTACAAGCAGATGGAGATCCCACCACATTTAACATGACGCTCAAAGTTCTTCGTAGAGAAGATGGCGTTATGATGAAACTAACTCAGTATAGCGTTGAGGAAGCTAAATATGATGGATATGTTAGTGGTAGCACTAATGTAACTCCTAAAGCTGAGGTGGTGACAGAAGGCCCTACTATTGGGTCTGATTGACGATAAGATTACTTATCAAAAAGAGTATATAGAAGATTTGAAGAAATCAAGTATTAAGATAATCTCTCCTGCTTCTAATAGTTACTATGAAGTTGGAGAATATATTGAATCTGCTTTGGCCGCGAATGGTGATAAAAGTAAATTAGTTGTAAGATAGAATACTACAAATAATAAACAATATAAATTAAGAAAATATACTAATGGGGTTATTTCAAATCCTGCTGAATATAAAGAAAATGGAAAGATTTATCAAGAAAATGGAACCACTACAATAAAAAATCTTTCAGATTCTCAATATAGTGTTGAATTAATAGAGAGGTGAGAAAATGAACCTATTTCAAAAATATGGTATAAAAGAAGTCGCTGATGTTGTATTTTATAGTATTAACGAAATTGGCGATGAAGTGTTTTATACTCCTGTTTTATATTTAGATACTTTAAAGGTATCTACAATTGAAAAGACCGCAGAAAAAGTTGATGCACGAGGCGGTTATGGTAATAAAAAACTTATTACTTGGAATTTTGGTAAAGATATAGTTTTAAATTTAGAAGATGCTTTATTTTCTCCTGCAAGTATGAGTATGATATGGGGAGGAATGTTGGAATCTAAATTGTCTGATTATACAAGTGCAATTGTTAAATGTAATTTGGCTAATAAATATGGTCTTTTGCATTATTCTATTAAAGCTTATCCTTCTCCCGCAATGACAGATGGAGAATGGGAAGTGGTCTTTAAGGCGGCAGAATTAATAGAACTAGATTCTGGTAGTGGAAATGATGATAGTACAAAATATATCTATCCTTCTGATGCAGTATCATAGGATAAAAAAAATATTGAAGAAAATAGAATTACTTTGGTAAAGAAGTATTTTAAACGCAAGCAAGAAATTTCTGATATAAATGGAGAATATAATGGTGGAATGCCGACAGAAGTTATTCAAAAGATTATGACACAAATTGATACTCTTGATAAAATTGGATATATTAAAACAGATATTCATGATTTGGAAGTTATTGATAGAATGGAAAAATGTATTGTAAAAGATAGAGATGGTTTAGCTATTAGCGCTCAAAAATAGAGAGAAAATCTATTTAGATATTATGCTGATGATAGAACTTCTTCTTATACTATTTTTTATGATGCAAAAACAATGTTGCCACTATTACCCGTGAATAATGGTTTTATAGGAACTGTAAAAGAAGATAAAATTATAGAGATTATGTTAAATAAGGTTTGGTATTTTTCAAATTTACCAACTCATGTTTTAAATAAAATTCCGCAAAGACTAAAAGGAGAAACAAATCAAGAATATCAAAACAGACTTAATAATTTGGGATTAAATTTAAAAGATTTTTGGAAAGATTTTTGGGAGTTATAGCACTGCGAAGAATTAGACAAAAAAATTCGTCAAGAATTAAGCAATTATGATGATTATGAAATTCTTACTATGGAATCTATAAATAATGGTGGATAGGATATTGGCGTTAGATTTGATATTTTAGATTCAACTGATATTTCAAAAAACCAAATGACCATTCAACATATTAAAGTAAAGGTAAGAGTTTATGATAAACAGACTGATATTTTTAAGATTAAAATTGGAACAGTTTATTATAAATGGACTAGAACTGTTAAATATAAAGAAGATGAAGATGATGGGATTCTAGGTAAAACTCTAGTAATAGATGCGGATACTTTTCCAGATAATTATAAAATTGTTGGAGAAACCTATATTAGAGAGCAAAAAACCGGAAAAGACCAGCGTTATCAATTTACAATATTTAAAGCAAATGTTTCTAGTGATACTAATGTCACGCTTGAAGCAGAAGGGGATCCGACAACATTTTCTATGAGTATTGATGTATTAACTCCACCTAATGATATTATGATGGAATTTAGGCAAATAGATGTAGAAGAGGATAAATATGAGGGAGGCACTAGAATTGTTCCACAACGTTCTAAATATACTTATACTCCTACAAATATTGAAATGCTTGAATCTGTTGATGTTGATAATAGTGAAATTTATTAATAAGTTTAATAAGGTGGTCGTTCGCGACTGCCTTATTTTATTATAGATTTTATTATATTTATTACTTTAATACTAGAATTTAAAGGAGGTGAGCAAGTGTTAGATTATCGTAATATTGGAGTAAAAGAATTGTATGATGTGACTATTCGATTAAATAATCCAGTTGATATTGCTGGGAAAAAATATGATATGAATGAAGCTATTCTAGTCTTTAAGACTGCTGAGCTTGCGTAGATTACTGAAAATAAAACCAATGTATATGCGAAAGGCGGTTATCATAATCCGGAATTAGTTAATTGGGAAGTAGATAAAGAAATTAATTTTGGTATAACTCATGGTGTTTTGTCTCCTATTGGTTGGTCTATTTTAAGTAATTCAAATATTGAATCTTAGAAAAATAAATCAGTTAATTATTGTGAAATTTTAAAAACAGTTGATGATGAAGATTATTGCTATATTGATTTAAAGTATTGTCCTAATCATTGCATTAATAAAATGGGCATTCAAGGTAATCCTTGTAATGAACCACTACCAATGGGACGGCGACCAGAATTAATGCTAAAACCATTGCCGCCGAGCAAAGAAAAATATATTTTTTGCTACGATGGTGACACGGGATTAAGGATTCGTGAATTTGAAATTTATTAGAATAGAATTTTCTTTAGATAGAGTTATCATTCTGTAATGGTAGATTATACTTTTAATTATGATAGCGAAATAAAAACAATTCAAGTGGGAAATAGGTTATTTAATGGATTTTTGAGATTAGATGGAAAAATGAGTGTAAAAGATGAAAAAAGTGGAGAAGTCTCGACTGCAATATTGGAGATACCGAAAATTAAGTTATCGTCAAGTTTGTCGTTGCGACTTGGTAAAAATTGTGATGAAGCTGTTGTTAGTGATTTTTATTTCACTGGCTATCCGGATGAGAATATTCGGAGAGAAAAGCAATAGGTTTGTTAGATAACTTTTTTAGATAAAGAATTGACAGGAGATTATATTTAAGCGGTATTTCAAAAATGGAATATCGCTTTATTTTATTTATGGAGGTGAAATAGATGAACTTACTTAGCTCTATTTGGAATAGAGATTTTGCTTTTTTTAATATAGCAGAAGAAAATTTCACGAAAGATCTTTTAAAAGAAAAACTTGATGGAACTACTAGAAGAGATGTATTAAATAATAAAATGTCTAATGTAGCTACAGTTTTTAATTATCTTAAAAATCCAAATGAGGTAGTAGATATATTAGATGATATACAAAAATTATTAAATCAAAAAATACTTTCGTCAATAAAATTTGAAAAAAAACTTAGTGGCCGGAAAGATTATAGTGAACTATCAATAAAAGAAAAAGTAACTTATTGGACTGACTTATATCATAATAATATTTTAAATAAAACAAAAAATAATAATAATGATTTAGATAATAAAATGTTAATTTATTCAGTGCTTTTATCAAAGGAATTTGCAGAAGAAGTAACAGATAAATATAATTATTCAACATTATCTAGACATGCGCTTTACGGTTCGGGAAATTTTTCAAATTAGACAGAATAGTAGATAGTATCAGATTTAAAGAAAGCCTTTACAGGAAAAAAAGCTAATGATATTGCTGATTCTATAATGGATGCTATATGGACTGGATTAAGTGATGATAAAAAAAATAAAAGGAATGAAATTATTTCTAATATTAAAAATGATATTAGCAATTATAATGGTAATGACTCACAGTCTTTTAAAAGAATTATTAAAAAAGCTGTGGATAATGAAGTTATTAGATAGGTTGAGCAGTTTGAAAAAAGTGGTAATTCTTCAATTACAAATTTTAGATTTGTATTTAAGTATAGAAAAAAAGACTTACTTATTTATAATTATAATAAAAATAATATGAGTCCATTAAGAGATAAATAGCTTGGAAGTAATTTAAAAGAACGACTTATTAACTATTTAGTGGAATTTTGTAAAACACATAATGGAAAACTTTCTTTAGGTTCTTATGGAACTATAGATATAGAAAATTTTTCAAATAGAAATGAAATAAATGAAAAGTATGTAAGAACAATTATTAAATTAGAAAAAATAGATGTGTCTAATTATGGAAATGAATTGTAGGGGTATTTAGCTGAATTAGTGAACTCTTTAAAGAAAGATACTATAATAACAGGAAAGATTAAAGATAAAATTGAATTAAGTAATGGAAAAAAATTATTATTAGGACAAAGTTTTAGAGATACTAAACAAACAACGGAAGAAGGAATAACGTATGGATATAATATTAAACACTACATAAAAACAGGTGAATAGACTTTTTCTTTATACAAAGACAAAAAAGATGAATCTATTGGTTTATTCTCTCATTATTTATATAGATATTTTGATAAAAAAACCGTTTTAATATTAAGATATATAGAAGCTAATTATAATTTTTTCTAGCAAATGGAATTAAATACTTATAATTTAAATGAAAATAATTTTTCAGAAGGATTAAGAGATATTGCTATTTATAATTCAAGTTATTTTTTAAGAGCCGAATCTCCAATGTTGATTGATAATAATTAGGATGTAGGTAACGCTTTTTATATTATAAATAATATAGTTATTCCAACATCTGTTATATACACATTACTAAGAGAATAGATTTATAAAAATTTTAGTAAAAAAAATAAACAAGAACCTTTAATTCAAATAAACGGAAGTTTTTTTAAAGATAATACTAATTATAATTTAAAAAAGATTTAGTCTCAAAAAGAAAGTAATAAAGAATATGATATATATAGAAAAAGATATTTAGAAAATCCTACTGCAAATATTTTAAAAAAGAAAAATAATTCTCATAGAATAAAATTTAATGGATTGACAATTTCTTTAAAAGATTTATATAATCAACTTAAAGATTAAAGAGGTGAAATAAATGCCAAAAAATTATAAATCAACTATTTATTTAAAGACAGTTCTTGATGCACAGGATACTTTAAAGCAAGCTAAAAAAATTCGAGAAGAATTGGGTAAAAAAGTAGTTGACAAAAGTTCGTTAAGTGGTGTAGATAAACAGTTACTTCAAATTGAAGAAACTTTTAAAAAACTTCAGGCAGCAGAAAAAGCAGGTTTTTCAAATGATAATGATTTAAAACAATATATGACATCATTAAATAAAATGAATTTAATGATTCATCAATTAGTTGGCTCTTTATCTGATGTTGGAGATGTAAAGTTAGATTTTGATACTAAACGAGCTTAGGAACAAATTAAGCAATTAAAGAAAAAAGTTGAAGATATGGAAAAATCTATCAAATCTCAACTTACTAAAAATGCAAAAAATCTTGGACTTAGTGATATACAAGTAGATAAAATTTTCGGCGCTATTACAGGCGGCGATCAGAAGCAAGTAGAAAAAGTTTATAATAATATTAGAAATTCAGCAAATAAAGCAGTAAAGGCACAAGAAGAAGTAATTACCAAATTAAGAGAAACTGCATAGATTGAGGCCCAAGACAAGGCATTGAGTAAAAATACTTCTAGCGCATTAAAAACTGATAAAGGGAATACGTTAAGTAGAATTAGTGCTGCAGCATCATTTGTAGATAGACGAACTAAAGGCTTTAATGCTGAGCAGACTCATGTTATAGGAGAAAGGGGCGGCTTCACAAATAAAATTTCAACACAAGGCTATGATTTAATTGAGGAAACCTATCGAGAAATTATAACAGATGTTGAAAAATTAAAAGGATTAAAACCAGATCAAATTTTCCAAGAGATTAATAATGAACTAAAAACTAAATTTAATATCTAGCTAGAAGAAACGGATAAATTAATTGAGCAAATTGCATCTGATTTTTCCTCTTTAAATAATGCTACTATTCCAACTGATTCCAGTATAAAAGGAATGGCTAGTGAATAGGCTAAACTTGGAAAACTAAAAGAATAGTAGTCCAATATAAAAGACTCTCGTTCAAGTTGGTTAGGTTAGGCTAATAATTATTCTTAGTTACAAAAAGAATATTCAGATAGTACAAGTAAATATAGTGCAATAATTACTGATGCAACTAGTGATAATGAGACTTTTAAAAAAGTTTTAGAAGAATTATTATTAAAATATGAAGAATTGAATAAAGCATAGCATGATGCAGCGGATGGAGCATAGGAAGAAGCAGATAAATAGAAAGAATTAAATAATACCTTTGAAAATATTAAGGGATATATAGCTTCTTACTTATCTCTTGGAGCGGCAGTTTCAAAAATTTCTTCTGAAATAAGAAAAACTTGGGAAGATACAAAGCAGTTAGATCAAGCTTTTGCGTCTATTGCGATGGTAACTGATTATTCTGTTCAAGGAATGTGGAATAGCTATGAGCAATATAACAAAATGGCTAAAGAACTCGGTTAGACAACCTAGGATGTAATTAAATCTAGTGCATTATTCTATCAACAAGGCCTAGATACCGCAGAATCCTTAAAATTAACTGAATCAACAATGAAACTTGCTACTCTAGCTGGTGCAGATTTTGAAACTGCAACAGAGCAAATGACAGCGGCTCTACGCGGCTTTCACATGGAAATGGATTAGGGTAGTCATATTACCGATGTATACAGTGAACTTGCAGCAAAAGCGGCGGCAGATGTAAATGGTATTGCTTATGCTATGAGTAAAACAGCATCAATTGCTTCGAGTGCTGGTATGGCTTTTGAGACAACATCAGCATTCTTGACACAAATGATTAATTTTAGTCCCTTATAATAGTAATATTATATTGAACTGCGAATATGCGGGGAACTCCTAAGAGCCTTTAATACCAAATTATTATATAATGGCTTAACTAATTATTAAGGTATGGTAAAAAGTTAAAGGATTGGACAATCCGCAGGGAATAAACTTGATTTTCTTATATTTTATGTATAAAAATGCTACCATTTATCTCGATAGAAAATATGAGAAATATTTAGAGTTTAGTGCCCTCAACGACTACCAAGCAGTATCCTATTGAGGATAATGGTATAGTCTACTCCGACTATTAAATTAGTGTTAAAGTATCTCGAAAGAGACGGTAGGTAGGTGAAACAACTTAGGAAGCGCCGGAAAATATTGGTACGGCAATGAAGACAATTGAATATTATGGTTGTCTATAAATCTCTCTAATTGCTGGGAACTCCTTAGAGCCTATTAAACTAAAACAACTTGAAAAGGTTGATATATTGTAAAATTTTATAATATATAGTAAAATATATATAGGATTGGACAATCAGCAGCTAAATTGCTAAGGAGGTTTATAAATGAAAAAACAAATAATTTTAGATGGTATTGCATTTGATTACTATATTTATTCTGATGGTAGATGTCAGAATATGATAACTAATAATTTTTTAAAAGGTTCAATAATAAATGGTTATAGAAATTATTATCTTAGAAAAGGTAAGATTCAAAAAAATATTGGAGGACATCGTTTAGTAGCTTTAATGTTTTTAGAGAATAAAAATAATTACCCTATAGTTCATCATATTGATGGTAATAAATTAAATAATAATATAGAAAATTTACAATGGGTTAGTTCCTCTCAGAATGCTAAAGAAATAAAAGATAATAGTTATAAAAAAAATAAACGACCAAAATATGAATATTATATAGAAGACTTAGAAGGAGAAATTTGGGAAACATACAGAGAAACCCATTTAAAATTTTCCAACTATGGCAGATTATTAAATACTCTTACAAATAGAATTTTAAAAGAACATCAAGATAAAAATGGATATTGCTATTATTCTCCAAAATTAGATGGTAAAACAAAAAAAATACTTACTCATCGTGGAGTATATGAATCTTTTAATAAAATTATTTTAACAAGAGAAGAACAAATTGACCATATTGACAGTGATAAATCTAATAATTCATTAGATAATTTACGTTTAGTAAATGCACAAGAAAATTGTTAATATCGTTCTGATAAAATAGTAGAATTATATGATTATGTTATTGGTCAATATGATTTAAATAATAATTTAATTGCTATTTTTTCAAGTCAAAGTGCTGCGGCAAAAGACATTGGAGTATCAACTGGATCAATTAGTAATGCTGTTAATGGAAAATGTAAAACTATTAAAAATTTTATTTGGAAGAAAATCTCTAAGCAAGAAGTTCAACGACTATCCGTGATGAATGTAACGGAGTAAAACCTTTAGGTTTAAAATGGGAGACATTATTAATAATAATGAAGATATAGTCTATTCCGACCAATTAAATTTGGTGTTAAAGTATCTCGAAAGAGACGGTATTAAAACATAGCTCGCTTTACAGAACTAAAAGAAAACGTGGCTGGAACAGTCGATTCAGAATTTGATGATTTAGATTACAACAAAGTAGATACTGCTCTAAAATCTGTTGGCATTTCAATTAAAGATGCTAGTGGATAGTTTAGAGATTTGGATGATGTATTTCTGGAATTAAGTTCTAAATGGAACACTTTAGATCGTAATTCATAGCGCTATATCGCAACTATAGCGGCCGGAAGCAGACGAACCTATTGTCCGCTTCACTCTGCGGCGTAAAAACAGAAAATAAATAATATGTGAATTGCGGGAATATCTGACAACTTTTTAATAACCAAGCATAAACAGTGATGTATTATGTGGCGAGGGTAATGACTAAGGTATGGTAAAATCATTAAAAAGGGACAATCCGCATCCAAGCATCTATAATTTGACTTTTTCTTTAAAATGTGTTATATAATATATATAAGACAAATAAAAGGAGGAGATTCATTATGGAGTTTAAGAAAATTATAATTAATAATGAAGTTACAAACTATTCTATTTCAAGTAATGGTACAGTAAGAAATGATATTACTGGAAAATTTTTAAAAGGTTCCAAAGGATATAACCATTGGTATTATCAATTGTCTCTGAAAAATCGAAAAAGTAATTTTCAAGCTGACTTATTGATGGAGGTTTTTTTACCAGAAAAACCAAGTGACAATGCTGTTATTATTCATAAAGATAATAATCCTTATAATAATAATATAGAAAATTTATATTGGTATAATCCAATTTGTGATGATAATTGGAAACAAATCATTATTGACGGAGAAGAAACACCGTTTTATGTAAATAAATTAGGTGAAGTAAAAAATAGTAAAACTGGAAATATTTTAAAGGGAAATAATGATAAAACTTATAAATATTATACATTAAGATATAATAATAAATAGAAAATAAAAAGTGGACATAGATTAGTAGCAGAAGCTTTTTTACCAAATCCGAATAATTTGCCAGTTGTACATCATAAAGATCATAATAGATTAAATAATCAATTAGAGAACTTAGAATGGACTACAATACAAGAAAATGCAGCGGACACTTTACCAAGAAGAAAAAAAGAATCTTTTTATTGTTTAACTTATAATTCTCTACCTAATGAGTTATGGGTTACTTATAAAGATACTTATTATGAAATATCAAATTTTGGAAGAGTAAGAAATTTAAAGCAGATGAAGATTACAAAAGGAACAATAAGAGATGATGGGTATACTCAACATAGCATTTGTGGAAAAAATATTTTAACTCACGTTCTTGTGGTACAAACCTTTATAAGAGATTTAAATAAAGGAGAAGAAATTAATCATATTAATCATATTAAAACAGATAATAGACTTGAAAATTTAGAAATAGTTTCTCATAAAAAAAATATGCAAGAAGCTGGTATCCACGGAAAATGCGGTGCAAAAAGAGTTGGTAGATTTGATAGTGAAGGAAACTTATTATAGGTCTATCCATCAGCCTCTGCAGCGGCTAGAGATATTGGTATTTTACCCTCTTCCATGAGAAATATTATTAATTATAGAAATGGAAAACGAAAGAATGAAGTTTTTAAATATATAGATGAAGGTTCATCGACCAAAAGGGACAAAAACCCCGAAGCGCAGAACACTTAATAGTGAAGATATGGTCAAACGTTTTTAAACGTTAAATAGAGCCGATTTATCGCTTTAATGGAAAATTATGATAGAACTATGGAATTAGTAGAAACTGCATAGAATTCCGCAGGTAAATCAGACGAACAATTTGCAAAATATACAGATACATTAGAATATAAAGTTAAACAATTAAAGAGTTCTTGGGAAGAATTACGTCAAAGTTTTCTTAAAAGTGATTTTTTAAAAAATGCTGTAGATTGGATTAATAAATTAGTAGATAAATTAACAAATTTAAATTTAAAGGATTTTGCTTTATTAGGAACTCTAGGATTAACAGTAGGCAAAAGTTCCTTATAGAAAATGGTTCAAACTTATCAAGATTCTTTTAATAAAATTGGAAAAGCAACTTCTAAATTAAAAGAAAGAATGTATGGTAAAAATCAAGAAGTTAATAAAAAAAGTTAGGAGCAAAAGAATGCAGAAGAAGCCGCAAAAGTCTATATTGATGGTGGGGTATAGGCTGGATAGTCTGTAAAAAATGGCGCTACTGAAGGTGGCGAAAAGCTAAAAGAATCCGCCGCGGAAGCAGGGGATGATATTGAATCTTCTCTTGAAAGAGGGGCAGATAAATTAGTTGAAAAAGCTAAAGAAGCCGCAACAATTATTGATAACAACGAAAGTGGAGATACTGATATTGAAGTATCCACGAAAGATGAAGAAGAAAAATAGCAAGATTAGAATAATGTTGTAGAAAATTTAAAAGATGCGACAGAACAATAGAAATAGGCTGCTGAAACTTAGAGATAGGCTGCAACAGAGCAGAATAAAGCAGCGACTGAATAGAATCACGCATCTGATGATTAGAGTAATGCTGCAAATAAACAAGAATAGGCAGCAAATAAATAGGAGTAGACTGCGATAACCGAAGCTACTAATGCAGGAGTTCCTGTAAATGGAAATAGTGGAGGAACATCTAGTGGTGGACTAAAAGGAAAGCTTACAACTTTAAAAAGTACGCCTGTTGGAGCATCATTTGTAAATGGTTTATCTTAGTCTATAGGGCCGGCAGTAATTACTGCTTTTACTACGGCTTTATCCGGTGGAGATTTTGTTGATGTATTAAAAAATGCAGGAATTACAATCTTATCTATTGTTGTTCCAGAGATATTGTCAGCAATAGCACCAACTATAATTGGTGCTATTAGCGGGCCAGCGGGATGGGTTACACTCGCCATCGCCGCAATTGGAATTACTATTTATGCTTATGAAAAGAAAAGAAAGTAGCAAATAAGAGAAACAGAAGAAGCTGAACTAAAACGATTATCTAATATTGAAGATGCAAACAAAGCTTTAGAACAAAAATAGACTACAGCTGTAGATGACAATAAAAAAACTTTAAAAGATTAGAAGAAGCTACAAGAGGATATAAATACTTATAATAGATTTCATAATAATGCCTTTCTAACTGATGAAAATTAGGAAAAGTTAAATTCTGCCATTGAAGATTTGAATTCTAATTTTTCAACTGTTGTAAGTGCTTATGATGAAGCAACTCAAACTTTAGAGATAAACACAAATGCTATTGATAATTTATCTTTGGAATATCAATAGCAAAGAGAAGAAAATTTAAAGGCTATCGCTGCAAGTGGACAACAATAGACAGAAAACTATACTTTTTAGATGAAAAAAGCTAATCAAATTCTTAATAATATGAAAAATTTAAGTGATTGGTATTATGGGGCAGGCCAAGATGGTATCAATTATACATCAATAGATGACAAAGAAAGAGGAACGAATTTTTATGAAATTACACAAGGATATGGATAGGACTATAGTGATGTTGTTACTCAAATAATGTCGGCGGCACAAAATTTAAATGCAGAATAGGAACAAACAATTTTAGCGGAATTGAATAGGTCTTTAGATATAACTGTGGATTCTTTTGATGATTTAGCTAAAAAGTTAAAAGATGGAACTGTTGGAGTAGAGGAATTTAGTTCTGCTGTAAAAAATATTAGTAATTTCTATAATAAAGATGAAATAGATAAAGCGTTTAGAAAAAATGCTTCAGCTTACCTTCAAGGAATGTCAAATGAAACTCTTGAAATCGGTCAATAGCTAGCTGATGCTTTGGTTATAAATCTTGAAGATTAGAGTATAACAGTAGAAGAGCAAAGAGAAAATGACTCTTCAAAATCAAAAAATGAAATAATGAATTCTATAACTGCATTAACAGGAATAGAATTGGGAGATTTGTCCGCAGAAGGTCGTGAATTTGGCAGAAGAAAAAAATATTCAGAATTATCAGATGAAACAAAAGCGACATTAGAAGATTATGGCATTGATGAGGCTGCATGGTCTGACGCTGGGAAACTAGGTAGTAATAGTGCATTTGAAGATATTTTAAGAGATCTTGAAGCTGCGGCGCAAATTGCAGAAAGTGATTCTCAATTATTTGAAAAATTAGGTAATAAAATTACTGATGAAAGAGTCGCTCCTATAATCTAGGAATATAGCCAATTATAGACAGATATGGGAACAATGACAGAAGAATAGTATCAGAGTAAATTAAATTCAATAATTTCTGATTTACAAGCAACTGGTGTTGATGGAATACAAGAAATTACAGATGCATTAAAAGATTCGGAAAATAAGGTGGATAATGCTTATACTCAACTTACTAAAAAAACTGAGAGTGCACTTATTAAAGTTTTTCCAGATTCTTCTATTTTTGAAAATTGGAGCTTAAACGTAAAACAAGCAGTAGTTTCTCAATTAGAATCTATGAATTTATCAGATGCCGAGGTTCAAAAAGTAGCGGAAATATGGAGGACTACTTTAAGTAAATATAGTGGGCAAGTACAGGATAATGTTGCTAATGTTTTAAGTCAAATTGATTTGACAGAAGGTTTTTCTGCTTTATTTGCTAACCGGAAATAGTTTGTAGAACAATTAGAAGATGCCGGATTAAGTACAGAAGAAGCAGCAAAAATCTATGCAGATTATATAGCACAAGGAACAAATGCTATAGTAAACGTATTAACTAATACCGCGGCCCTAAAAACAGCATTCGATTCATTTACTGAAGGAATTAGTTCTTCAATTGAATCAAATAAAGATATATTAGAGTCATATGTGAAATGGACTTCTGGAGAAGGCACTTATGAAGATTTAACAAATTTATTTAAAACTGGAGCAGAAAAATTTACTGTTGATAAAAAAACAGGAAATGTTAAATTTGATGTTGAAGAAATAGCTAGTGGATTAGTTGATGAATTAACTGGCTCGGCAAAAGCACATATAGATGAAATAACTAAATCTGCAAGTTATTTAAATGTATTATAGAATAGTAGTCGTAATTAGTACTAGGAATTATTAAAAGAATATCAAAAAGGTGGATATTCAGACTATGCTAGCTTTGCTAATGATTTTGGAATTAAAATGCAAAGTCTAGGATTAGATCAAGGCTTGATGCAGAGTATTACTGAGTCTGGTCAAAAAACTGTAGAAGAATATGAATAGTCAATGGAAGAAGTTGTGGCTGCACTTCCAAAAGAAATTGAAAAAAGCGCTGCGGAAATTCAACAAGCACTAAAAGATTAGTATTTTAGTGTAGAAGATAAAGAAGAAGAACTTGAAGATACAAAACGTAAAAAAGCCAAAGCAGAGAGAGATTATTAGAAAGCGTTAAGAGACGAAAAGAAGGCTCATGATGATTTAGCAGATGCCATTAATGAAGAAGCCGATGCATATAAAGCTTTACAAGAATCATATTATGGAACAGAATTTTATGATTCTAACTTAGATGATTTATATAATTATGAGTAGCGCCTTACAAGCATTAATAAAAAGCTTGAAAAATTTTCTGGCTTATTAGAAGATACTTCTGATATATCATCTGCTACGAAAGCTTGGAATGGATATGCGAATGCAATTCATGAACAATTGGCAACAACAGAAGCAAAAACCCAATTAAATCAAAATTTAGCTGATGAGGGTAAAAACTTCTTAATGCAGAAATATAGTCAATATTTTAGTATTGATGATTATGGAAAATTAATGCCAGATATTTCTTTATTAGAAGATTCTAAAATCCCAGATGCTGAAAAAGATTTTATTGGAGAAATGATTTAGAAAGTTAATGAATACACCGATGCAGTAGCAGATGGCGAAAAAGAAGCTTATGATATTAGAAAAGAATATTAGGATAAATTAAAAGATTTATATAAAAATTATGTTTCTCTTGAAGATAATATTGCAGATGTATTAAAAAAACAAGCAGAAGAAGAAGTAGATACTCAAAAAAATAAATATAGTTAGTTAAAAGAAGCAGATGATGACTATTTAGATGCTTTACAAGATGCTATAGATAAACAAAGAAAATTAAGAGATGCAGAAAATTAGTATGAAGATTTAGCTTAGAAATAGAAAAAATTGTCTTTAATGCAAAGAGACACCTCTGGAGCTAACAGAAAAGAATCATTATCATTAGAAGAAGAAATTAAAGACGATCAACAAAATTTATTAGATCAAGAAGTAGATAATATAATTGATAACATGAAATCTTTACAAGAAACATAGCAAGAACTAAGAGATACCGAAATTGAATTAAAAGAAGCTGTTATTGAAGAAACTAATTGGAGCAAAGAAGCTAATGCAATTCTAAAAACATTTACAACAGCAGAAGATTATGTAGGCTGGATGGCTACTAATGATGTAGATTTCTAGGATATGTCTGTTGATAAACAAGCTGTTTAGATGGATGAATGGGCTGAACAAGGGAATCAAATAGTTAATTATTTGGCCACATAGTCTGAAAATATTCAAACTGCCACATAGACTACCGCTGACGAAATTTTAAACATCATTAATACTACTTCTGAGGGCGCAACTGGTTCAATAGAAAGAGATAGTGAAAAAGTTTAGACCGAAATAGCAGAAGCACAGAAAGAAGCTGAACAAGCGTATGAAGATGCAAAAGAGGCTGTGATTGACGCGAAAGATGCAGTAATAGATGCGAAAGATAATGTAACAGATGCTAAAAATAATATTAAAGATGCTGATTAGGCTGTTATTACAGCTACAGCAAATTTAGATTTAGCTAAATTGGCATTAAAATATCTATCTGATTAGGCAGGAACCAGTGCAGAAGATTTGATAAATTATGGAGATGAATTGCTTAATAAAGCCAAAACAGTTACAAATACTGGTAATGACGTTAATTATTATTAGAAAGGACAAATAAAAGCTAATCAAACGCAGGCTGAGGCAAGGAGAGTAGCAGACACAGGAAAAACTAAACATACAACAGCAACTCAATTATTAAAAAATTTAACAGAAGAAAAAGTTGGCAAATAGGCTATATTAGAGTTCTCTTCTGATGACACCTTACGTCCAATAAATGAAAATATCGCAAAAAAAATGTAGCAATAGGGAACAGATGGAGGAAGAAATGCTTATTCAAAAACATCAGACTTTCTTCTCAAAGATGAAAATGGAAAATACTATGTAACTTCAAATGAGCGAACCGCAGAAATTTGGGGAACACAAGGATTAGACAGATATAGATTTATTAATACTGGTGGAGGTAGTTTTAAACATAAACAATGGGTTAAATACGCTACTGGTGGTATCGTTGATTATACCGGTCCGGCATGGGTAGATGGAACGAAAACAAAACCAGAAGCATTTCTATCTGCAACAGACACTGAAAATATTCGTCAAATGATGGATATAATGAATATTCTACTTTCTAATTTCTCTACTCCATCAAAATCAACTTACGAATCTTCTTCTAATATTGTTTCTCCAAATATCGAAGTAACCGTAAATGTAGATTCAATTTCAAGTGATTATGATGTAGATCAAGCAACAGAAAGAGTTAAATAGAATATTCTTGACGCATATAATAAAACTGGTAATTCAGTTATCCTAAGAAAATAAAATATTATAACTTTTTAAGTCATTAAGTACCTATTTTATAGGAGTTTTAAGACTTTGAGTTAAAACGAAAAGGAAGAGTTTAGAACCTCTTCCTTTTTACTTTATATAAAGGAGTGTGATAAAATGGATTATACTGATTTTAGGTTTGGAAATTATTATACCAAAGACCTTCATTTAGTTGTTGTAAGTTCTAGTGATAGATATACTAAAAATCTTTTACCAGAACCTACAGATTATACAGAAGAAGTTCCCGGTAGTGATGGAACATATTATTTTGGTCAACTTTATAAAGACCGAGAAATAGATTGTAATGTAGCTTTTGATTCAATTAGTGAAAGAGATTTTAGAAAAATTAGTCAAATCTTTTCTACTGATAAACCGCAAAATTTAGTATTTGATGAATTGCCATATAAAACATACAAAGCAAAATTAAAATCTAAACCAGAATTTAATTATATTTGTTTTAGAGATAGAGATACAGGAGAAAGGGTTTATAAAGGAGAAGGAACACTTAGTTTTATTTGTTATTTTCCTTATGCTTATTGTTTTAATAAGTATATTGTTAGAGCGGCGGATTATTATTTAAAAACTCCACCAGAAAAAGTAATAAAGGAATCAGCCATTTTTGAAAATCCATATGAAAAGAAAAAACAAATTATTTATAATAAATATACTAAAGATTATTATAATGTTGAAAATAATATGGAAACACCTTGGAAAGGCGGTTATCCAACAATTCAGCAAGTTCAAGCAGGAGAACTATATTTTAATACTCCTGATGGTGAAAAAAGTATTATAGATGTTAGAAGATATTGGGATAACATTCCTTTATGGCAAAATACAGCAAAACTTTTAACTACACCAACTCTAGACTATGACCAAGAGTTGATTTATATGCCGCAATACAGTAAACTTGATTATTATAATATGGATACTGGCTTTAACCAATCTAATGCTTTAATTGGTAGTAGACTTTTAGTTTATAATCCCGGAGATCTGCCTGTTGATTTTGAAATTAAATTGGACAATAATGAAAGAACATTTTGGATGTCTCGTGGTAATCATTTTCAAGTTAGACGTTTTAACGTTCAAAGATTAACAATACCAGAGGCAGTAGACTGGACTGGTCTAAAGACTTGTGAGACTAAAGAAAATAAAGATTTTAAGTATGGTAAAAGATACTTTAAGAAATTAAAATTAGAATTAAATGAAAATGATGGCTCATATACTTATAAATATATTCCTATTGGAAATCATCATCCTAAACATGCTTATATCGTAGAGCCTATTCCCAAAGAAAAATTAGGACATTTTATTAAATTATTTTATTGGCAGTCTTCTCTTTTAACAGATGATAATGGCGCGCCAATGCTTGATTTTGAAGATGGAATAAAATTAGCTGATAGATATGATGAACTTTATAGTTTATGTATAACTGATGAAGAAAAAAATGAATTATATTGGAAAACACTAAAGGAAGCTATTCTTAATTAGTATGGGAAATTAAAAGTTTTTAAAGATAATACCGACTATACTCTTGATGATTTTATTTATGATTATATTCATAATCCACCAGAATATATTCGTAAAAATAAAGATTTATATTATGGTCAATTTGACTTTAATTTAAATATAATGCCACAATATCTAACAGAAGATTACTTTGAAATTTCGACTGATAATATAACAAAACCAAGTCTATATCTTGACACAGACAAAAGAATGTTGTATAATGTAAATAATCCAGAGTTTAATATCTCTAAAAAGGAAACATTATCTAATTTTTATAATTATAAACCAACAAAGAATATTTACAATGAAAATATTAAGTAGGGACATTGGTTTAAGATACCACCCGGTTGGTCTATGATTGAGGTAACTCCTGTTTGTGATGAAGATAATTGGGGAGGAAAACGTTGGTTAGATGCTCGTCCTTTTGATTGGGGCTATAGTGGTGAAAATGGTAAACAAAAAGATATTCAAAGTGTTTTTAATAAAGTTTATGAGATGGCGGCGAAAAGCTATTTAATTTAGATTGGGAAATTAGGTGAATCAGACACAATGACTGATTATATTGAATTACTTAATTTTCGACATATTTTTGATTCTCAGATTTCTGCCGTGGAAGGTAATGATAATTTTGCTTTTGAACTTTATAAAACTAGAGAGCAAAATCTTGAATATGGATTATTAAAAACTATTCATGCTTTTTGGAAAGCCGCAGCGAAAGTTGGAACATGGAATAAAATGGGGTGTACAGGTAAAATCGAAGAATGGTGGTGGTATGCTTGTAACTATTTGTGGGAACATTTTCCGCCATTATATTGGGGTTATGCTGACATACTTAACAAAGCCCAGATTAAATATACACCACTATTTTATTAAGAGAGGTGATAAAAGGAAATGAGTATTCTTAAAAAAGAATATGAATTAAGTGTGTGGACGGAAGAACTTGATTCTTCTGGAAAACAGATTGAGAAAAAGGGAATAATTATTGGCGCGAATGATATGACTTATGAAGGCCGCGCGACTGGGATAAAGTTAAAAAGAGAAATTAAAGGTACAAATACATTGACGTTCCAAATGCCATCTAAATTCTATGATAATGAAAAAGGGAAATTTGTTCATAATGAATTTGTTGATTATCTTTTAAATGAAAGTAAATTAAAATTAAAATATCGTGGAGAATGGTATGAGTTTTACATTAAAAAGATTACAGAAGAAAAAAAATATAAAGCTATTATGTATAATTACGAGTGTGAAGATAGTTTTATTAATGAACTTTCTAGAACTGGCTATGAAATAGAATTTGCTGATGAATTAAATAATAGCGTTGCAGAAGTAGGAGATTTCATGAAAGAGATTCTGGATGATAGCATCTGGAATTATACTCCAGAACATAATATTGGTGATTTTACAGAATTTAAAGAACAACGATTTTATAGAATTCCACTTGAATAGTTTGGCGGAAAAATTATTGGTTATCCTATTGATCTAAAAGTAGATTACACTCTTTTATTAGATGATAATGGATAGCCGAAGGATTATTTAAAAAAAATATTGGATAAAAAGAATTTAAAGTGGGAAAAAATTTTAAATAAAAGAGATTTTATCGAAAAATTTTTAACTATTGAAAATATTTACACCAATGAGAAAAGAATAATTGAATTAGGAGACGATTTAGCAAGAGAACGCCAATTATTTTGGGATAATTATTATAAAGATAATGGAAAAAAACTTTTAGATTCAAAAAAAATAGTTGGTTTAGAGGGTAGTTATATTTATGTTCCTATAACAGACTTATCTATGATTCTAGGAACTGTTTATGAAGATTCATATAAAGCAGTTGAAGAGCCGGCACTATATGGATATTATGGCGGTGTAGATAAGGGATATGCCCTACAACCTACATCTGAAAATCCTAGTGGTTTTATTCAATTTATCTTTTTAAAAGAAGGTGATGAGTATAATATTGATGAGAGCGGTGTTTTAGCAAATAATGAATACCATTATATAATTCCTATTGAAGAATGGAATAATTTATTAAAAGATAATTTATCTAAAAAAGATTATTCTGAGAAAGGATATTTATATTGGAAGCAGCCTTTATCATCTATATTAAAAAAATCTAAAAAATATAATATAAAAGAAGATAACAATAATAAAATTGCATATACTTATGGTGCAACACCTTCATCTTCAACAATTGATAATTTTAACTGGTATCCAGTTTATTATGATGGCTATTTAGATACTATAAAGGATTTAGAGATTAATCAGGCTAGAAAAATTTCTGTAACAAATAGAACAGAATATAATAAAAATGCAGATATGTTTGTAACAGTTTATAATAATAAAGCTAATGAATATTGTTTAGACGAAGACCTATATTCAGAAGCAGAACTTTCAAAAAGAATTAAAAATGGAGAAGATTATCGAGTATGTTCAAAAACCGATACTCGTCAAATTTTACCTACTCTATCGAGAAATCTTGTTGAAAATGGTATTAAAATTACAAATACAAACGGTTGGGAAGCTAAGACTCAGAATAAAAACAATGACAAAGACACTGGTACTGGTTCGGCATCAAGTTTACTAACTGTTTCCGTAAAATCAACTATTTAGAAAACCACTTCATTAACAGAAACAAAAGAAGTTTCATTAGATGATTATGACTTAGATGGAAACATAGATGATGAATCTATAAGTGATTATTATTTAGAACTATTAAGCCCTTGTATAAATAAAACTATAGACTTCTCTAAGGAAGGAACTACCTCTATAGATTACGCTCTAAATTTTGGTATTATTAGTCAAGAAAAAAAGATAGAAAAAGATAAAATTTATGCAATTAGAATTAAAACTGGAGATATTAAGATTACAGGAGCAACCATATCTTATAGAAATTTAAATAAAATAGATAACTTAGCTATTGGGCAAGAAGCAGATGTCGCAGTAAAAGAATATAAGCAAATGATGTACAATTATAAAAAACTTTTTGATTGTTTCTCAGAAGAAAATGCTTAGAAATGTTCTGAAAAATTAAAAACTATTGGAATTAATTTGAATACAAGTGATTAGAATGAAATAACTCTATTTTATGAAATAATTAAACGCTATCCTTCCAGTAGCGATACTGTCCGTGGCGAAAAGATTAAAGCAATAGATTCTTTAATAAATGCTATTCTATTCGGCGGCGAAAATGTAATGATATGGACTAAAAATAATTTAACTGTTAATAATGAAGAGCAAGTTAATTATGAAAGATGGAATAATGGAAAATTAGCAGGATTGATATCTATTTATGATAAAAATAAAAAAATAAAGAATTATCAAAAATTTTCATCTATAGCCATTAAACCAACAAAAAATGATAATGGAGAATATTCATATACATATAGTGATATAAAATTTTTAAAATTCTATCTTTATTGGCATTTAAGCTCTTATCAACTTTCAGATAACTTCGTTTCCAGTTATTAGACAGATACTACAGAACAACTTACTAATTCAATTGTATTATCTTGGATAGATGAATATATTGCTTATGATAAAGAATTTAATCAAAAAATTAATGATGATTTAGATAAAATAGTAATTGGTGCTGGTTCGATTGATTTAAATGGCAATTATTCAATTCAAGGGATTGATGATGAGAATAAAAATTATATAAGTTTTTCAAAACTATTTGATTCTCAGTCATCTTTATGTTTTGTTCCTAAAAAAGATAAACAATTTAATGCCGCTGCATTAAAGGAAAAATGGTATCATAATTTAAATAAAACGGCAGACAATAGTAAGAAATGGTCTTGGAGCAATACAAAAAATGGAGATTATTCTATAGAAGATGACGCTTTTCTATTGTTTAAAGCAAACAGAACAATTGAAAATCCTTATATAGCAATAAAAACTGAATCTGGTCCATTAGAAATTATTTTTAATAGCATTCAGGTAGAAAAATATGAAGAATCTGTAAATAATGGAGTTGTTTTTAATGTCTGTGATACCTTACAAACTAATAAAAATCCTTATTATTATGATAATATTCCAATAAAATTAATTCCTATTACGACTTCTACTTGTGATGAAGAATTTTTAAATTTAATTGGATATGATAAAAAAACAGGAGATTTTGATATTAACTGTGGCGGAAATTTAGTTTGGAAAGACTCTTATCTAATAAGCAAATATAATAATTGGACAGATACTACAGATGCAAATGATCCCGCTTGTTGTGGAGTATTTTTAAAAAATAGTAATGAAGATAAAAGTATTCCTTATCTATATTTTCAAAATAATATTTTTTGTGGTATAGTTTATTTAGATAAGAGATAAAAGGAGGTGGAATAATGTCTTTAGGTTATATAGATTTATATAATGATGATATAAGGAATTATCAATCTAGTATTCAAGGACTATATACTAGCGGTGCTATTCCGGCAGGCTACATCGGAATAGGATACTATGGCGTGGTAGGAAATGAAACTGTAAGAATTAGTTATAATAATAAAAAATCGACTCTTGAACAAAATCAATGCATTATCTTTGCAACAAAAGGAGCAACAAAAACAATACATGGTATTTATGAAAGGAAAGATTTACTACTTTTAAAAAGAGAAGCAACTTATTTCCATATTCTAGAAATTAATCCACCCGCTGGATGGTCTAATAATCGTTTTCAGGCTTCTGCTCCTTAGATAATATGTCAGGCTGCGAGAAAATTCTTTGATTAGGATAGTTTTAATTCATTTGTAACAACAAATTCTAGTTATACTTTTTGGTGTATTTATAGAGTCCCGACTAGAGAATCTCAATATTCATCTAGAGTTGGAATTGCATATTGTCATGATTTAGGTCAATTAAAAAGATTAAATAAATTAAAAACACTTGAAAACAGTAAAAGTTAGCAAATAGATTCAAATATTACTATTAGCAAATAGCTTTATATGAGTGAAATAGGTAAAAAGGATTATAGCGAACCAGAGGGATTCTTTTTAAATGCAGGTTACTATAAAAGAAATGAAGATGGAAAAACCGTTTCAGTATATGAAGCTTCCAATTCCTTTATAGGCGTAAATAATAATGTTAAAAATTATGCAAGAGTAAGTTTATCATCAATAACATCTGATGCTACTTCTTTAGTTGGATATTATAATATTTATGTATTAACCAGTGATGGTGGTAAAAATTCAGATGATGCTCAGCATTATAAAGTTTATAAATCGGGTAGTAGTGGTACTATTGGAGATGGTAGCGGTTTAACTGGTGGAACAATGTCTGATTATCAAGTTCCTATTTCACCGTTAGAGGTGGACTGGAGCGCCTCTGCCGTATCTATAAGTAAAAATTATATTTAGGATTTTAGTAATTGGAAAGTTAATTTAATTCCTCCTAAAGGCGAAAATAAAGATAATCATAAAGTTGAACATTACTTAACATTAAATATGAAAAATAAAGATAATTATGGTGGTACTAAGAATTTAGAAGTTATCAAACCAATGATAAGAACAAAAACATTTGAAATAGATTTAGATAAATTAGCGGAGCAACTAGATAAAGCAATAAATATTTCTGAAAGTTTTGTTAGTGGCGGTTTTGATGATCAAAGATAGATTTTATTATCTCTTGTAAGAATTTATGATAAAAATAAAAATAGGATAAATTTATCAACATATTTTTCACTTGATAAAAATAAAAGAAAAAATTATAGCTTTATTTATTATGCTTACAATAGCGAAAGTGGCATATATGAAGAAACAAACAAAATAAATTTTAATAATTTTATTGACGATAATGCTGCCATCTTAAAAAATATTTTAAACGAAAAATATAGTATTGATTTGATTGCAAAACAAGAGCAAAAAGCATTAAATCTCTATAATTTAGAATTATTTGAAGCTTATACGAGAGGACATGATTTTATTCAAGAAAATTATACTACAGTCAGAGCGGAAGAAAGGGATCCTCATGACGATTCAGAAACTTCAAGGATTATGTCATATAAAGATAATTATTTTACCTATAAATATACCGGCCGTAATATAGATATTTTCTGCGGAGATAAAAAAAGTGCCGCGAAACTTAATGTGGACGGAGATTATAATTTTGGAAATGAAATTTATTGTAATTTAATTCATTCTAGTGATTTGTTGCAAGAAAGTGATGTAACACTTGGAGAAACTTATAATGAATAGAAGTATTTTGTTGAAGCTATTAAGGCTCCTATTTGGACAAATGATTCTACAGATGAAATAAAGAAAAAATCTGGAAGATGGCAATATAAGGATTCTTTTAAAATAAAAGACTATATTGATAAGGAATAGGGAGGATACGATTCAACTCTTTATACAGAAGATGACTTAGAAGTGCTTACATCAACTATTGACTTATTACAATGCAAATACTATTGTCCGGAACTGGCGACTTATGAAAATAATTGGTGTGATTGTAAAGCTAGAACATTAAATGAAGGTTTACCGGCAGTTGAATGCGCTTATTAGAAGAATGGCTATTGTCCATATAGATTCTAGACTGAAAAGCATCCAAGAAGAACTAGGACTCTACAACAAGAAAAATCAAATAGATTTAATTTAATTCAAGAATTAAGCGAAGTATTTAAAATCTATCCATGCTTTTACATAGAGCATGATAATAATGGAAAAATTATTTTAGATGAAAATGGATATATGAAAAAACACATTTTCTTTATGACTGAAAAAGGAAAGACAAATAAATTAGGTTTTAGATATGAAAAGAATTTATCTTCTATTAATAGAACATTAGATTCATCCTCTATTACAACTAAATTATATGTTGAAAATGTGGATTGTGAATCCTCAAAAACAGGAGTTTGTTCAATTCAAACAGCTATTGATAATATTGGAAAAAATTCATATATATTAGATTTCTCTTATTATGCCAAAATAGGCACTTTAGATAAAATTTAGTTACAAAAAGATATTTATGGTTTAAAAACAGGAGATTTTGCATTTTTACCTAGAATTGGAGAATATAATAAATTATATGACAAGTATTCTAATTTAATTATTACAATGACAGGATAGACATTAACCGAATTAGAAGCACAAAACACTGTTTCCATTGAAGGAATAACAACTGCCCTTGAAGAACGAAAGAAAATAGGTTAGACGATGTACCAATATAAATCAACTTACACAAAGACAACTTCTAACTCTAGTACAAAGATAACAACAAAAGTAAAATATACAACATCAGATACTTATAAAAATTACGTAACCAAATATAGAGAACAATCAACTATTTTATGGGGCTTAATAGAACAACTATTCTTTACTGGGAATTATTTCTGTATTCCAGTTGGTAGTCCAGCGTTAGATGATCCAGAAAAAACAATTTATACTTTTTATAATTTAAATTATAGTAAAGATTATTCTTTATAGAATGAAAAAATCCCCGGCTTAAAAGAAATGTATAACAAATATAGAACTAAATATTGCAAGGGAGAATTATTTATGCGGCTAATGATGGAAGGTTTTAATGATGAAGATTATAAGCCGCCTTTTACTCACTGGAATGATTTTAAAAAAGAAATAGTTGATACAAAAATTTATGAGGTTAATGGAGGCTTAGGAAAATATAGAAAATTATATAATGAAGTTTTATATTGGAAAAGAGAAAGAGCGAAAGTTCTTAATAAAATTAATGATTTAAGTGAACAATTTTATAAGAAGTATGAACCTTATATCAAAGAAGGTACTTTTACAGATAGTAATTATTTAGATGATAATGAATATTATTGGGCTGGCGTTTAGGTATTAGATGATTCTTGTGAACCACAAATATCTTACTCTATTTCTGTAGTAGATCTAGAAACTTTACCGGAATATTCTGATGATTATAATTTTGGTCTAGCTGATACAACTTTTATTGAAGATATTGATTTCTTTGGGATTAATAAAAAAACTGGATTACCTAATAGAGAAAAAGTTATTGTTTCTGGAATTGAGTATGACTTAGATATTCCAACTAATAATACAATTAATGTTCAAAATTATACATCAAAATTTGATGACTTATTTCAAGCTATTAGCGCTTCTGTTTAGTCATTAACTTTTAATGAAAATATCTATAAAAGAGCATCTAATTTTTCAGCTAAACAATATATAGAAACAGATACTCTACAGAACACTTTAGATATTGGAGATTTAACTTTACTTGATACTCCTAAAGATAATATAAAATTAGATGAATCTGGAACAGAAGGTAATGACATAAATAATGCCGCGAGTCAATATAAAATAACAGGAGAAGGAGTTTATTTTTCTAAGGATGGTGGCGAAACTTGGGATTATGGCGTAGGCCCAAATGGTATAAATCTTGACTATGCTAAGTTTGGTAATTTAGATGCATCAAAAGTTTAGATAGTAGATGGAGATTATATATATTTTCTCTGGGATAAAGATGGAATTAATGCTTACAGAAGTCCGGCAACAAGCACTGATGGATTAGTTGATTTTGCTAGATTTAATAGATATGGTCTAAGCTTAATTGAAAACGATAATATAAGACTTCGTGCGGGGTATGAGTTTAAAAGCAGTGAAGACACAAATACAACAGGAAATTATAAAGAAGAATTACCTTTAACTAATTAGAATGTTGGTTTTTATTTATATAATGATAGTGGAAAGCCCATTTTTAAAACAGAAACTCGTTCTAATTATAGTTAGGATAATAAATCTGATTATACAGCAAGATTATCGCTTACAGGTGAAATGTTTGTTACAAATAAGATTCTTGACGATGGGGCATTAGGAAGGACTTCCCAAATTCATAATTCTTTAATTACTCTTTCACACAAAATGGCTTTCAAGACCACAAGTGTATATGAATATGAGTGGAATTAGTATACAAATATGATAATTTCTATAAAAAATGAAATTGCTAATGGATAGTCTATAGCAGTAGATATTGCTGGAAATAGAACTTTTAAAATGATAATGCAAGAGATTACAGAAAATAATAATAAATATTATACCTATACTAGTAATTTAAATGACAATACCATTTATTATATTACACCAACTGTTAATTCTCAAAATCAAACTTGTGTTTTAAATATTATTGAATTTAATTTTAATCTTTTAAATGTTTCTGATTCTGTTAATTCGGGAGACTTAACAGTTAATATGAAAGATTTTATAGAAAACTTGTTAAGCGGCGATAATGTTATCAGTACATTAAGTTCTAATTTTTCAAGTAATGCTATTTTGAATAATAATTATTCAACTAATAATTTTATTGGAACTTATTCAATAAAAGAAGATAGTTATGGTAAATCTTTAATTCCTGTTCAAAATTATACTTTAGCATACGAAAATGAGAGTGAATCTATTACCATTAGCTCAAATAGTAATATTCAATATGTAAATATAGATTATATTGACTTACAAGGACAATCTATTACAAAACCTCTATATGTATATCAAAGTGGAAATGAGTTAAGTTATTGGTGTAATAGAGACGTAGTAGATGATGTTTCTGTAGGTTCAGCAAATACTGATTTTTCCGCTTCTGAAATAGGAGTCTTTCTTAATAATAAAAAAGCTCTTGATTAGAATAATAAAAATTATAATGATAAAACATCTACTTTATCTTAGAAATATACTTCAGAACTTTCAGACGAAGAATGGGCGGAGCGCCAAACTTCTATATTATCGGGTGCTGAAAGAACATTTATGATTGCCGCGACAGGAGAAGAAGATTCGTCATATAAATGTCATAATATTCTTAGCGTATTAAAAAATGGGGTATTATATATAGGTGGAGAAGTATCTGATTATTATGGGAGAGAATTAAACATATCTGGAATGTAGTATATGCCAGATGAAGTTAGAATTACTAATCCAAAAATTTTAATGTCAAATAATGGACAAATATGGTGTGACTGGTCTGAATTTTATTATGCCGCGAAAGGTGAGTCTGGAGAACTGATTTGCACAAAAACATCACTAAAATCTGTTATAGACAATATTATTGCATGGAGTAATCAGATTGGAACGTCTACTGGATCAAGTACCACTACTGGAGATATAGGAACCTCTGGTTATTATATTGATGAAGATGATGTAGATAAAATATAATAGAGGTGATAAAGATGGGATTAAAGTATTTATTCCCTTTAGATGCTGATGTATATAATACCAATACTGGAGAGAAGATACACGGAGCAAAGACTTATTATAATCATGGAATAGGAAAACTTGATATTGGAGTGCCAGACGGTACACCAGTTCGTGCAATGACAGATGGAATCGTTAAAAAGGCTGGACATGATATTAAGACTCCAATCTATACTAGTTGTGATATATTAGTTGAAGGAAATTATTGGAAAGGAAATTATGAAGGTCTTGTAATTAGATATTATCATATAAATAAATTCCCTTTTTCGGTAGGAGATCATGTTAAACAAGGAGATATAATTGGATATGTCGATGGTTCTTAGGTAAATGGTGCTCATTTACATCTTGATTTTTGTTATATGACTAATGGCTCATATAGTTCAAATACATTATTAAAGGCAAGAGGCAACTCTTCTACTTGGTCTGACGAGCAGTTAGCAGCATTTAAAATTTGGCGTAATCAATTAGGTACAGATGATCCAGTAGGTCGTTGCTGGGAAGTTATAGCCACGCCAGCTACTTATTTAGAGCCAAGTGCTACTACCTCTGACTTGAAATATCCAAGTGGTTTAGAATCAATTGGCGGCACGATTGCTAATCAAATTACGATTAATCTAAAAAAAGTATTGCCAAATATTATAGATTATACATCAATTGTTGCAGGAATTATGGGAAACTTATATACAGAATCAGGGTTAAATCCGAGAGCCAAAAATTCATTGGGTTATTGCGGCTTATATCAAACAAATGATTAGGTCTTTATTACTAAAATATTTAACAATACTACATACTAGACAGATGAACAATTAGCTATTGCTACAATTGATTATCTTTTTGGAGAAGGAGAACTTAACTGCGTTAGTATTCCGAAGTGGAAGAGTTTGTATTTAGAATATGCTCAGAAAAAAGGCTTAGATAATGGAAAAGGAGAAGCTATTTATTAGTGTGAATTATTTTAGGTAGTAGTAGAAAGAGGAGTGGGTAATTCATCTTATCCGGGGCAATCGCTAGAAACTTCGGGCGCAATAGAAGTCTGTAAAAAAATGTATGGCGGTTCTAAAGTCTATACCTATCAAGGAATGAATAAAAGAAGAGATAGTACTAAAAAATTCTTAAATGGAGGTTGGTAATATTGCTTTTAAAAAGAGAAAATGCTTTGGCATTAACATCTATTTTTGAAGTTTTAAATTCAAAAAAATTTAATGTAAGGACACAATATAAGTTTATAAAAATTAAAAAAGCAATAGAAGAAGAAAGAATTATCTATCAAGAACAGATTAATTTAAATTGTCAAGATTTTTTTGAAAAAGATGAAAGTGGAAATATTAAAATAAACAATCAAGGCGGCTTTAAAATTAAAGAAGGTAAGATTAATGAATGTCAAGAAGTAATAAAACAAATAAATTAGTGTGAAGTACAAGTTCCAGATATATATCTTTCTTTAGACGAACTAGAAGAATTAAATTTAACTTTAGATTAGTTAGAGTTACTAGAACCTTTTATTAAAAATTAATAAAAATTAATAACAGTCCGAAATAAACTTTTGTTTAAAAAGTAGAAAATTTTCGGGCTGTTTTCTTTTTATACGACAATTTTTATTAAGAAACCATTATTTATATGTTAGAAAAATAATTCGTGAGGTGATTTAATCATGGCATATAATTTTGGACAAAATCCAAGTCCACAAAATAATCAAACAATGCCGCCCTATCAATAGAATCAACAGATGGCGGTAATGCCTTTTCAAACACAAAATGTACAGCCTTTATTTCCTCAGCCACAAGGAAATGTTTACAATATAAATTCAACTCTTGAAGTTGCTAACGTTCCCACAGGAGCAGGAATTTCAGTAGCTTTATGTTTAAATGAAGGGTTTATGTATATAAAAACAATGTAGAATGGTAACCCAATGTTTTGGGCCTATAGAATACTTCCCTATGATGGAAGTAATTCAGAACCTATAAAAAAGCAAGAGCCGCAACAAAAACAAGTAGCTAACTAGGATGAATAGATATTAAAACATTTTGAAAACTATGACAGCCGCTTCAATAAATTAGAGAATCAAGTGACTAATATAGAAGGTGTATTAGGAAAAATTCAAAAAGAAGGTGAATGGAAACTATGATGAATCCAATGGAAATGATTAGTTTACTAAAAGGAAGGAATCCAGAAGAACTAGTTATGTCAATGATAAAAAATAACAATATTAATGATCCAACTATTAATGAATTAATAGGCTATGCAAAAAATGGAGATAATGAAAATTTAACTAAACTCGCAGAATCAATATTTCAAAAGCAAGGCAAAGACTTTATGACTGAATATAATAATTTTATGGCTATGTTGAAATAATGATTCTCGATAAAATATATTAAACAATATTTAGGAGGAATCAAAATGGGAGAAAATGGACTAAGCGTTGCTGACGCTCTAGCGCTACAGAACAAAAATACTAACAACGGTGCTACCGATGGTACTTTTGGTAGTAACGGTGCTTGGTGGATTGTTATCCTAATTCTCTTCTTTGCTTTTGCCGGTTGGGGCGGCAACAGAGGAGGATATGGTAACGGAAACGGTAACAACGATGGAGGTGTAAATACAGTGTTCATTCCTACAGGTGGTAACGGTCTATTTGGAGGCAATGGATATAATTACTGTTGCGCTCCAGCTACACAGCAAGGCGTAACTGATGCCTTTAATTTTAATCAGTTAGACAATGGTATTCGCGGCGTACAGAATGGTCTTTGTGATGGTTTCTATTCTACAAGTCTTGGTATTTCTAATCTTGGTAATACTATTGCTCAGACTGCTAATGCTAATGCTGTTGCTAATCTACAGGGCTTTAATGCAACTCAGAATGCTATTAGTCAGACTGGTAATACTATTCAGCAATCTCTATGCTCTGGTTTTAATGGTGTTCACAGTGCAATTGCTCAGACTAACTATAATATGAAGGATTGTTGCTGCGAAACTCGCGAGAGTATTATGCAGTCTAACTTCAACAATCAGACTGGCTTTAACGCAATTCAGAATCAAATGGCTTCTTGCTGCTGCGATCTAAGTCGTGGCCAAGAGAATTTAAAATATGCTCTTGCTCAGTCTACTTGTGATATAATTACAAATGCAGACAAAAATACTGATAAAATTATTAATTATCTAACTCAAAATGAACTTGATAATCTAAGAACAGAATTATAGTCCGCACAGCTACAACTTTCTCAGTTATCACAGACTAGCAATATTGTTAATTAGCTACAACCTACTCCAAAGCCAGCATACATTACTTGTTCACCGTATGCTTCCGCGGGAATTAACACTGTAAATGCTTATGGTTGCGGCTGTATGTAAGGAGGGGATAAACAATGAGTTGTCCCACTTCAAAATGCCTATGCGATAAATTTATAATCTCGCAAGCAGTAAGTTTTGCAAATAATCAATTAATTATCAATATTCCAGCAGGCAGCTATACTAATGGTGAGAAATACTGTATTGTTGTGGCACAAGCAATTCCAGCAGCAACTACAATTACGTCAAATGCTTATATAACGATTGGAGATGGAACTACATTATATCCGTTAATAAATTGTAATTGTACCAATGTTAATGCTTGTCAGCTAAGTACAAGAAAGAGATATTCAGTAAGAGTTCATACTAATATTCAAAGCGGAGTATTCAAACTACTAGGCCCGGTTTCTTGTTGTCAATGTAAAAACAATACAGCCGCCGCGCTGCCAGTTGAAGCAACTACTACAACTCCTTGAAGGGAAGAGGTGATAAAAGATGCACAAACTTTTAGAAAGAGTAGAGAAAGAATTAGAAAATATAGCAGATAAGGGACTAAGTTCTTCTAATCTTGAAACTACTTATAAACTAATTGATATTTATAAAGATATTAAAGAAAGTAAGTATTACGATGAACAGTGCGGCGAATATGGCGCCGGAAGAATGAGAGATAGTCGTGGTAGATATATGGGAGATAGAGATAGGGATCGTCGATATGATAGAGATTATCATGACTATGATGATAAGTGGAGTGATGATCGGTACGGCACTTATCCTATGAATATTCGCATTAATCGCTATTTTGATAAGATAAGAGATGGTATGGACACCTATGATTACGACCATGAACGTTACAGAAAGGGAGACAATCCAGATAGACTTGTTGAAGGAATGGAAATGATTATGGGCGCCATCTGTAATTTTGTAGAAGAACTATCCGATTATGCAGAAACATCTCAGGAAAAAGAAGTTATTAGAAAACATTTAAATAAGATGAAAAATATTTAAGATGTTTAAATATTATAATGCAAATCCATTAGGCCGTAATGTTTCAGACTGTGCAGTAAGGGCAATTTCATTAGCCACAAATCGCTCTTGGGATGAAACATATTGTGAACTTTCTGAATTTGCAAGAAGAGAAGGAATTACTTTTTCCGAGATTGAGTTTTTAAATAATTATCTATTAGATAATTTTGAACGATTCTATTTAAATAGAAGAAAAATTCATACGATAAAGGACTTTTAGAACCTAAAACTAAAAGGAACTTATTTAATTACAATGCCAGAACATATTACTTGCGTTATCGATTCAATATTATATGATACTTTTGATTGCTCAGACTAGAATTTCTGGTGCATTTATAAGGTATAAAAGAAAGGAGAGTAGAATTTAACTACTCTCCTTTTTTAGAACTTGATTATTTTATTTTTATCATGATCATTCGCGGCCCATGCTCCAATTAATACTGCATCTGCTTCATCTTGTGTTACCTAAATATCATAAAGTTTTTTTACTTTTAGCTAAGCATTCTTTTTCTTATCTTGTCTCTTTTTCCCTTTTATATCCGAGAATGTTCTCCATGTTGAAGGAGAAACTACTTTATAAGGTATACCAGATTCATAGCAATAATTTTTTAAAACGCCTTGTAAATGAGCAAGTTTTTTATAAGTAACTACTGCTTCTTGTTCCCCAAACTTTTGTAATTGAATATCTTCAAGAACTACTTCATCTGGTTTCCACTTTTGAATCATAGAAGCAAACCAACCTTTCGTTAAAGAAATTCTTTCTGTTGAATGAGTTCCATCTGATGTCCATTTTCCATATTTAATAAGTTCTTTATCATCAAAGACAGACCAACCGCTCGTAATACTTGCCTAATCAAACGCTAATATTCGATAACCATTCTTTTTTACAGGTCTAGTATCAACATTAGCATATTTATTATTTTCACATATTGGACAATTTTTATGTCGCCGCCACTATTCAAGTGAAAAAACGTTTAAATGACCATTCGGACAAATTAATTCTAAGTCTGTTTTTAAATTAACATACTCTTTAGACTATAGAATCCATCCCTCTAGTTGAATTTCTTTTTGAATATCTTCATATTTTAAACGAGCCATTTAATCAACTCTTATCTGTAGAACCATAGCCGCCCTCTCCTCGATCTGAATCAGCAAGCTTATCTACTACTGTAAATTTCATCATAGGAGTAGGAGCAATTAGAATTTGAGCAATCTTAAAGCCCTTAGTAATATTAATTGGTTCTGTTCCAGTATTATCTACAATAACACCAAGTTCACCGCGATAACTTGAATCAATCGTTCCGGGTGTGTTGGCAATTCTAATTTTTGTTTTTAGTGAATTGCCACTTCTTGGTCTAACTTGAACTTCATAACCAGACGGAATTTCAAATTTTAAACCAGTATGAACTAGCTTTGTTTCGCCGGCTTCAATTGTAATATCTTCACAAGAATAAACATCTGCGCCAGCATCAGTATCATGAGCATAACTTGGAATTACTGCATCGTCATTCATTTTAAGAATCTTAACACTAATTCTTTCTCTTGGATTAGTCATATATGTGAAACCGCGATTAATAGTGGTCTTAAAAATTGTAATTAGTAAATCCTTTTTGTTTTCAGAAAGAGAATCATCATCTGCAATTTCTTTGAGCATTTCTTCTAATGCTTCTTTTTCTTTTTCGATATCTGTATGACCTGCGGTCTTAGCACTATCATAGATAATTTTATCAATCTCTGGACCAGTAAGTAGCTTTTCAAGTTCGCCCTTAAAGGATGGATAAGTCTTATCAAATTCCTCATCTGGCAGATTTAGTAGTTCCTCAAAAGGAGCAAACATATCTGCACTAGTAGAATCACTTTCCTTTAGCTTGTTAATAAAATCACTCATATTTAAAATCCTCCTTAAACTAATTCTGTTGAAATTTCGTCGATAATGCCTTTATTTATAGCTTCTTTTGCTGTTAGCCACCAATCGCCGCTTTTATATTTTTCATAATCGCTGTCCGTAATTTCGGTATTCTTCAATGTAATTTCTTTTAGAGTATCTAAAGTCTTTTCATAGAATTTTGCTTGCTGTTGAAATTTATGAGCATCAGATGCCCAACTACAAGCTCCTTGGTGAAATAAGTATGAACTATTAGGAAATCCAAATCTTTTGTGACCACAAATTCCAATAAAAAATCCGCCGCTATAACCACAGCCAGTAGTAATTGTCCATACAGGAGTCTTTGAAAGTTTAATTGAATCAATTATTGATAATGTAGCACATAGATCGCCGCCGGGAGTATCAATAATAATTTTAATTGGATTTCTTTCTTCTACTGGAATTCGATCTATTTCATCACACTTATTAAAAAATCTAATGGCTTCAAAAAATTGCGGCCCTGTCTCTGCTGTAATTTCTTCAGTTAGGAATAATGTTCGATTCATAAAATCAAATGTTTCTAAAGAACTAGTAGTATCAATCGAAGTTTCTGGATTGGTAATCTTAGAGAAATAAGAATTTTCTTTATTTAGATCCTCTTCTTCTTTAATGGCATCATAAATATCTTCAACTTGTTGAACTATTTCATCTTTGTCTTTTATTGTTCCATCTTTGTTAAAAAATGATAGAATTTCTTGTTCTTCCATTAATCATTATCCTCCATTTGTTCAATTTGTTTACAAATTTCTTTGTATTCTTTCTCTATATTTGGGTTATAAACAAACCTATTGATATTATCCTCCCATTCTTGGAGAATTTCCATTTTTCGTTTAATTAATTCCTCTTTAGTCATCACTTTCACCTCTCTTTTATTATATTAATATTATATCATATTATATAGTAAAAGTCAAACAATTAAGAGTTTTTGGATTCTGTTTTAATAGTAATCTGTAATCAGAATCATTTTTAAAATTTAAATTAAATTGTGTAATTAGTTCTGGCTTATCGGAAATATAAGAGTAATACGATTCTTGCAATCCAGAATTGTACCATTTAAAAATTGGCTCTAATTCAACAGGAATTTTGTTAAATTTATTAAAATATGGCTTTAATCTTTTTGCTTTTAAATATAGAATACTTTTAATAAATTTTATTCGATTATCTTTTGTCGTAAAATCATTAAAATTAAAGATGTAATTACAACTCCCATATTTATCGAATGTTTCTTTAGTATAATTAAAAAGTAAATTATAGCGATTTCCTTTGAAGTATTGAGAATATTGATTTATTCTATCTAATTTATCTTCCGAATAGATGTTTAAAGGATAATAACAATTTAAATTAAACTTATTATATTCTTTAATAAAGGATTCAATATCATTTTGATAGAGAACATCATGATCTACTAAATAAATATGTCTTTTACTAGAATCAAAATTAGTAAAATCTTTATTTTCAAGTCTTATTAAGGAACTCCTCTTAATTTTATTATAATTTTTTAAATCTTTTATTTTATCTTCTTCTAGATCATATGGAACAAATGATGGCGGCGAATCATTAATTGGATTAATCAACGGTCTAAAAGAATTATAAAACCCACAACCATAGCATTGCGATTTATCGTTTGAAATAAAAAGGTTTTTTGGAATTTGAATATTTGTATTTTCAAAAAAGTAGAATATTTTATTAAATCGTTCTAAATCTTGATTAGGTTTTGTAAAAATAACAATATGATTTTGAGAATAATAATAATTAAAAACTTTCATTAATTCAAGATTAGGATATTGTTTTCTACCATACCAAAAATCTATGTCAAATAAGGCGATGCTCGCCATAAGTATCAATCCTCCTCAATTTCAATTCTTTCTGTACTTGAATCAAGTATAAATCCGTTTTCACTTAACTCATTAATTTTTTCAAATAATGGCCATTCTGTATTTTTATATTTTTTTGGAATGAAGCTATCGCCGCGGCGAATACCAGTAATAATGAGCTTTGTTCCTCTAGTAAACCAAGATTTTTCAAGAACGTGTTTTTTTCCATCTTCTCCTAATTGAGACAGTTGTTTATCCCAATCTGAAAATTGGTTTTTCCATACCTTAACAGTAACTACTCCAGATGTTGTTAGTAATGTTACAGAGTTTTTCTTTTTATCTTTATCAATTACTGTTCCTGCTATTCTATAAATCTTATATAGTTGAATTTTATCTTTCTTTTTGGTATAATATTCTCTTTCAACTTTAGGTTCTTTGTCTAACTTAAAATAATTAGAAATTTCATAAATAGATGTTTTTAAATTAGATAATTCATGATTATGATAATAGAAGCTTAAACTATCCATTTCCCATTTTGAAATATTTCCTTCTGTATATTTTTCAGCAGTTTCGTTCCAAAGTTTCTTATTTAAATTATTTAAAATTTCTTGTTGATTCTCTTTCATCCAGCTTCTAACTGGATCCATTTCTTTTTTATAAATATTATCCCATACTTTTTGTTCAATTTTAGCACTTTTATTTTCTTCATCAATTACAACATCAATAAGATTGTCGCTATCATAATTATTATTATAAAATCCAAAAGAGATATTATCTAAAATATAGTATCCATCTTGTTTATTCTTTTTTAAATATTTATTAAAATTAAATACCCTTATCTGTTTATTTAAACAATCTGGAATCATATTTTTTGATATTAGCATTTGCATATTTTGTAGTGTAATTCTTTTTTTCTTGTCTGCAATGGAATCTATATATTTTTCCATAATTTTTTCTCTTGAAGATTCTTTGTATAAGTTATCAAAACATCCTGCTTTTATCAAATTAATCATTTGAACTTTATTAACTTTAACTTTACTTAGAAAGTCTTCAATTGAAGAATAACTACGATTTAAACATATGTCTTTAATTAATTGATTACCAATTCTACTAATTCCTCGTAAGCCAGAAATAATAATATTATTTTCTACATCTGGAGTGTAGGTAATTCCAGAAGTATTAATATCTGGTAATGTGAAGGAAATTCCCGCTTTTTTCATTTTACCTATGGCTGTTGCGATTCTACCATAATCACAAGAAGAATTTTTAATTGTATCATCATTTTCCTCATCAGAATTATCTATATTATCTAAAGCAATTTCGTCTTCAAGATTCATAGAACCAGAATCTACAATTAAATTAGCCGTATTCCAAAAAATGATTGGATATTTATAGGCTAAATTCATTTCTTGTAAACCTACTATAGAGTATCCTAAAGTATGCGCGGCGTTAAAACCATCAAAATAGATGAATGTTTCCATTCTGATTACTATTTTAGACTATATCTTCATCATCTTTAAAGTCAAATAAAGGCTCTACTAACCTATATTTCCGACTAAGACAAATTCTATTGTCTTTGTACAAAGCAGTAGCTAATTGCTTCGTATTTTCCAAACCCTGAAATTGACAAGTATAACTGTGTCCATTTTTTTCTTTTAAAGTAATTTTACTTTTACTTTTTTTGTTTATTAGAGAATTACAATATTTTTGAAAATCTTCACAAATACTTCTAGAATAAGATACCAATCCGATATGATAATAACCAGATTTATCAATTGATATCCAACCATCTCCATCCAACAATCCTCTAAGAAAATGTGGTAAAAATTCTTTTGGTATATTTGGAAGATGTTTGGTTAAATAAGTTTTATTAGGAATAATACCATATTGTCGCAGGTCGTTACATATAATATCAGATACCACTCTTACACAGCAAGTTTCTGCATTTTCTCTTTTCCTATAAGAAATTTTTGAATTTAAATTTAATTCTTTTTTAAAGATTTCTAATAATTCTCTATCTTTAACTTGAATTTCTAGAGATAGTTGGTTCTTATAAATATTACCATCTGCAAAAATAAAGCCTAAAAAATATGCTTTTTCTTCTGTGTCAATCTTTTTAAAATATGCTTCATTAATCTTCTTATTCTTTCTTGGCTGGGCCTTTATTTCAATATTATTTCGTATTAGAATTTTATGAATTGTTTCAGTACAACAGTTAAATTTATTAGCAATTTCTCTTTGACATAGCTTATCATTTAAATATAAATTAATTACTTGTTGTTCTTCTTTTGGATTTAAAGTTCTTCCACCTTTAGCGCCTCTTATTTGTATATTGTTTTTTACTAAAATATTTTTAATATAAATATCCCTACAATGATAGATATTTTTTGATATATAATGAATACTTAATCCGTCTTCACTATAAAGTCTAACAATATTGCGAACGTCATCTTCTGTCCATATTCTTTTCTTTGGCATTCTTTTCACCTCCTTTTTATTTTTTAATTAGTAGATTGATGATGCGTGGTACTTGGGAATTTCTTCCTACGTCATATTGACTAGTCGTTGAACCTCTTGTTAGCTAAACAATTCGGCTGCTGATTAGCATATATTAATAATAATAATAATACTTAGCTTTCCAGCAATTCTCCACGTTTTCGATACATATTGCTATGTAAAGGGACAATATTTTATCCTTTATTTGCTGCAATTAGAACCTTCCATACATAATTACATAAGTTAAAATCACATTGCTTTTCTTTTGTTACTTCAAAGAATTCCTTTTCCAATGTTTCAAAAGCTTTTGGGTTCTTTTTCAATTTTGTTATCATAAAAGCTTTTTATCTTTTATTTCCCGGAATTTCTTCCATACGTTTTCACGATACTTCCGTCAATTCGGACAGGTTCGGCATATATTTTCATCTTCAACTTAATGGTCAGATGCGGGGCGCTCGTGGGAGAATTATATTTATTCATCTCCTATGCTCTACAATACTTAAAAACTCACTAAGAACTTTTTTAAGTTATCTCGTTATTATCATGTAAGCTATTATATAATCTTATATATTTTCTTTTATAGAAAAAGGTTTTATCTAATTTATCTTTATACAAGAAATCAAAAAATTTTTTACGGTCATCTTTTGTTGACCAAGAAACAAAAAATGTTGTTCCATGATAAATTTTTAATTTTCTCACGCTGATAGTATCACATAGAACTTTTTGAACATCTTCTATAAAATCTCGGCTGCCTGAGTAAATAGATATTTCTCCATTTTTATGAATGCAACCATCACCATCAATTAGTCCTCTAAAATAATAACAAAGTAATTCTTCTGGGATTAGTTCAGAAGGTACTTTTTTTAAAATTAAAGACTTATTTGGAATAATACCGTATTTTTTCAAATCATCACACATTTTCTTGCTAGAGAAAGATACTTTTTTATTATGCTTATTTTTATAATTACAATCGGTTATTGTCGCAGAAGGATTAATTTGTTTTCTTGCAAACTCTAAGAGTTCAGAATCTTTTTCGTGAATTTCTATTGAACATGAACTAGAATATTTTCCAGTAATTGCTCCATCTGCGGTAATAAAACCTAAAAGATATGCTTTATTAGGATTATCAATTTTTTCAAAATATTCTTCATTACAGCTAGAATGTCTTCCTGCTTTTCTTGAAATATTATTTTTATTTAAAATCCTGTAAATTGTGTGAACATCAACTTTGTATTTTTTTGCTAAATCTTCACAATAATATTCTCCAGTAACAAAATCTTTTACAACATCTTTTTCTATCAAACAAGTTTTATAGGCTTCTCTATTTCGTGAGATTCCCATTTTTTTGATATTCCTACTAATTGTAGATTCATGATATTGAGGATAATCTTTAGCAATGTCTCTCGCGGTTTCTCCTTCTAAATATCTTTTCTTCCAAACCTCTTTCTCTTCCTATGATACAATTTTTCTCATGCTACATACCTCCGTACATTGTCGTTTCGAAGATAAGTAGTTAATAGCTTATTTAGACTTCAACGAATTCGTCCCGTCATAATTCTAAAAATTTCTTTTTAGAACGCCAAAAATTTAGCTACAGATTTGCGTAATTTATCGCTCCATAATAGACTGAAACCTCCTAATTCTGGCTGCTGTACAAGCATCATAAATTGTTCTTGCTGAACACACATTCCATAAGTAATACCTACAATTTTTTCTAGTACAGGCCAATATTTTTTATTAACTTTCCACTGTCTTAATTCATTATACCATTCCTCAATATTATTTTTAAACCTAGAAAATTTTTCTACAGGAATTTCTTTACTACCTTCTGGTGGCATTAGTCTAATAACTGCATTTAAAGCAGCGAGTTCATCAACAGTTTCTGGTTTTACAGCTTCAATGCCCTTAATTCCGCTGTCTTGTTCCATTTGAAACAAATTTTGAATTTTATGTTCATGAACCATTTTCCACATTTCTGATGATGTTCTATCAATATTATACACTCCAACTGCTGATTCATACCTTTCTCTTAAAGAAAGATTTTTATCTAAATAATTGTAATCTGTTAATAGATCAATGCAAGCTCTCATTCTATCAAGTGCTTCAATAGATAATAAATCTATCTTTAGTAATGATACAGATTCCAATTTGTGAAGGTCATATTGTGTAATAACATCACCGTTAGTCGTTTTCATTAGTGCCGTTGTTTCAGTTATCGGACTATCATAAAAAATTACACCGCCGGCGTGACTGCCGCATCCACAACATAATCCGCTGATTCTTTGAGCAACTTTCCAAACATTATTATATTTTCCGTCCATTAGTTCTTTGAATTTCATATCTGGTTTTAATCCGTTTTCTTCATCACCGTAATAAGTCTGTTCAAGGGTAAAATCTATTCCTCTTTCTGATTTAATAAAAGAAGATAAATAATTTGCTTCATCTGGATCAATCTTTAATCCGCGACAAGCAGTTAGTATTGCAGACTTTGGTTTTTCAGTTCTAATAGTTAAAACCTTAGAGACCCTATCTTCTCCGTAAGCCTCTTGTAATGCTCTATAAACTTGTGGACGTTTTCCTCCTTCAATATCGCAGTCAATGTCTAGTGGACTAACTCTTTCTGGATTTAAGAATCTAAAACTATATGTTTTTGTTTTTTCTCTTAGCGGATTAATTTGCGTTATATCAAGAATATTTAGAAGAATGAAACCCAATCCAGAGCCGCGAGAACAGCCAACTAACGAATTCCCTTTTTCCCAAATAATCTTTATGTAATCTCTCATGTTAAGCAGATATGCACTCCATTGAGTATTCATTTTTTCAGATGCTAATCTAACTGCTTTTAAATTGTCATCTATCGCCGCATAAGTAAGTTCATTATCATATTGCTCCTTATCTGACAAAATCTTTGTAACTATTGCTGCGGCTAAATCAATATTTTCCTTATGCGGAGATTTATAAAAATATTCTAACTCTTTTATCTTATCCTTATATTCTAAAAATTGTAAGTCTGTAATAGTGTCAACAGTTTTTGGAAGATAAACAATACGTGTAGGTTTTGTTAAATCATAATCCTCACACATGTCATAAATCTTTTTAGTATTATTCATCCATTCAGAAACTTTTTCTTCTCCGACAGCTTTGTCCATTATGCTATGAATTTCTTCTCTACTCATCATATAAGTTGTAGCATAAAATTCTTCTGTTTCTCGATCACCATCCTGTGCAGTTAAAAAAGCGTGATGAATTTCTTTATCTTCTTTTTTCAAATAATGGGCATCAAGAGAAATGACAACTGGAATTCTTGTTTCTTCTTGTAATTTTACAGTTGCTTGATAAACTGCTAATTGATCACGACTTCTTGCCGGTTGAACTTCTAAAAAGAAATTCTCCTTTCCACAAATTTGTTGTATATGAAAAACCCATTGCTTAATATATTCCCATTTTTCTTCTGTCGGTTCTTTAATATAATTAACTTCTAATTGAGATAATTTTCCGCCTAAACAGGACTGTTGCATAATAACATGTCCGGGATTATTACCAACAATATCTATTAAGTCTGAATAATATGTAGGAACACGAATCTGTCTACCCATTTTAAAACTTCTTAACCATGCTCTTGTAGAAATTTCTCGAATTTGTTGATGCCCTATTTCATCTTTAGCCAAAAGAATCCAGTGATAAAACCTATCTTCTCCTTTTACAAAATTATCTTTATTTAAGCCATTTCTACATAAATAAATTTCATTACCTCTAATAACTTTAAAATTTGGATACTTTTCTCTAATAGATTTTTCTACATCTTGACAATCAATTGCTGTAGATACTGTTTCGTGGTCTGTAATTGCTATAAAATTATGACCTAATTCCGCTGCATACCAACATAATTCACTCAAAGAATTTGTACTATCGCGCAATCTATAATTACTACGATCTGTATGATTGTGCGTAGAACCATAAAATTCATTCATTTTCAAGCCTCCTAAAAGAATTAGATATTTATAAAATTCTATTTCTTTTTCTCTTTTCTATATTAATTATATCATAAATAATAAAAAAAGTCAAGCAAAATCGCTTGACTTCCTTACTCAAATATATGACTTAACAAGCTTTAATAAGTAATAATCGTCATCTTTCTTAACTTTATGTGTCGCACTATAAGAAATTAATTCATATCCTTTTTCATTTGCAGCATCTTTTGTATCTTGAATAAAATTTTCTGTTTCCTGCTCGGTTTCACTACGATATTCTTCTGTTCTCTTTAATAGTTCCATTATAATTCCTCCTTAAAAATCTGCCATTTTATCGTTACAAAATTCCATATCAATAATTTGAATTTGTGGAGTTTTTCTTCCTAACCATTCGTGCATTGACGCGCGGCCAATAATATTAACAGTTGAATTTCTATTATTCAATAAAGTATCAGCTAATTCTTGATCTTTAAATTTAACATATTCAATTTCATTAAATTTAAAATTGATGGTAGTTTTATTTACACCCACTAATCTTAAATTTTCGACTGGAACACTTTCAATCAAAATGATTGGCTCATCATTGTTCTGACCAAAAACATCTTTATACTTGTCAATATCTAAAATTAATTGTCCAAGTTTTGGACTGTTTCCATTTAGGCTAAAATCTATTTCATAAAGACCTTGATGAAAGTCTATATTTTCTAGTTTATTATTTGCATAATTAAGAAGTTTTTCAATATTTTTTTCTTTAATAGAATAGCCAGCAGCGTTTGCGTGCGGATAATCCTTAGATTTCTCTAAGGCCCAGACTATCTTTTACTATTTAAAATAATAGTATATCCATTTCAAATAGCGTATTAATAGCTATTTTACTCCCAGTCTCACCCGGGATAGTCGTTACAGATTTAATAGTTTTTTATTCATTTCTTTATTTTCTCTTAACGGATAAATCAAATTTTTATTATAATGATTTTTACCGGAATTTATCATTTTTGCAGAACTTCTACCCCAACCATATTTTGGCCCTATTTGGTTTAAGGGGATTTTTGTAAGTAAAATAGTTTTGATAATTTGTTCTACTTTTAAATCATTTAATATTTTTTCTTTTGGACGAATTGGATAATCTATACTATCGTCTCGCCACGAATCACCATCATTGATATGACGAATAATATCAGTAGAAACATGGTATTTTTTTATAATAGTTTTTCTAGGAATACTCCAATCTTTTAAATCTTCTCTTATTTTATTGGCAATTTCTAAGTTAATTTTAGAATTAGGGTTATTTTCACCTTTCATAACTGGAGGTTCTTCTCCTCCTGCTAATATATTATATCCATTTGGAGCAAACGAATTATAAAAATTTATATAATATTTTTCTTTCTCATTATAATCATTAAACCATCCAATTATTTCAAAAGAAAAATTTTCGATTCCCCATTTCTATATGGCTTCACTTATTAAAGATTTATAATGATTGTTTTTTCTAATATGCTCTTTCCAACGTCTCTCTGGATTACTCGACTAACCTATATAAACATGATGATTAATTTTATTTTCTATTTTATAAATAGCTTTAATAAAACCAACTCCTGTTTTATAATTTTAAGAATAAAAACTATTTTTCCACGGGATTGTCGTGCTTAATAATTAAGTTTAGAGTTCCCCGTTAGCCATAAAATATATATGACCCCATTAATAAATGGTAAAGATATATTAGGGCCATCGTATTAACCCTGAACATAGTCCATTAAATTACTATCTAATAACAATTGTCTAAAATCTTTTAATTCTGATTCTCCTCTTCCTCTAATTGAACCCTTGAATTCACCATTACTATTAATTCTACCCAACATTACAGGCTTTTTATATTTCGCCGCGACACCCATTGCTACAAGTCCAGTTAAAGTATTTGGAGTATCTAATTCATCAGCATTCAAAATTAAAATTTTATTATCATCTAAACAATTTTCAATAATCTGAATATCTAATAATTCAATGGCTTTATCCTTTTCTTTATTTTGCCTTGTTCTGGCATTTGAACAGGTTCTTGCTGCCTGCTCTGCAATTGTTTCATACTCTCCTTTGTGACCTCTTTTAGTAGAAGGCACTTCCTCGTCCCCATTAATAAAGGCTTTAAAAAGAATGTCCTTTTCTGAATCAGAGCCAATTCTAATTAAAGCATTGATAAGTGGAACAATATAGAAAGCAACTTGAATTTGAGTTAGACTGCAATTGTTCAAAAAGTTTTCTGTAATCTCTTCTGCTTTCATAGTAAAAAGAGGATAAGCTTGCTGTTTAATTAGACCTCTTAGTCCAGAATTAACAAAATGTTTTAATCCTTTAAGATAATATCTGTTTTCTAAAGTATTCATATCCATCATGTCGCCAGTTTCTCCACAGGCTACTAAATCCAAGTATTGTTCTAAATTAGATTCTAAATTCATTTTACTATCATAAGCTTCAATAAACTTATAAACTACACCTACGCCGCTTAATGAACGATTGGGATAATTTCCACCTTGATTATTAATTACAACGGCATTTTCATCATAATAATCAAAAATATGATGGTCTAAACATAAAATTTCATAGCCAAAGTTTTTTAGCTGTTTCATTTCATCATGGTCACTACTGCCGGCATCTGGAATAATGATTAAATCGCATTTCTTAGACTCCATCAAGTATTCCATTTTCATTTGAAAGCCATGTTCTTTACCTTGTGGTAAAAGATAGTCAATATCAATATTATTTTTAATAGCTTTTAAATAATTATACATTAATGCCGCACTTGAAAAACCATCAAAATCTGAATCAACAATAATTAAAATTTTATTATTTAAATTTTTTTCTAAAAGCTTAATTCCTGCATCAATATTGTCAAGCTGACAAGAATTTAACTCAACTTCTTCCGTTGGATAAAAATACATCTCTTCATTATCTTTATTAATAATTCCTCTATCTTTTAAAAGATTTGGGATAAAATTGTCTTTAATATCATAACTTGTTCTACGAACATACTTCATTTTACATAAACCACCTTATTAAATAATTTTATAAAAGTTTCTTTTCCTTCGTCTAAAGGACTATCTTTTAATTTTAATAAATTTTGATTATCATAAATAAATCCAATATCACAAAGATTTTTATATTTATTACACATTTTGTTTAATTTATTAAAATATTTTTCTTTTTCTTTCCAATCTTCGCCCTCTTTATCAAAGGCTACTATAATTTTTTCGACACCACAACTCAATAGCAATTGAACTTGATAATTATGTAGCTGGCTTCCACAAGCCGCAACACAAATGTTTTTATCATGACCAAACATTGAATCATATAACATACAACTTTTTTCTCCTTCAACAACTATTGCTGTTTTATATTTTTTTAAATTATCTTTAACTAAATTTAGGCCATAAAGATTATATCCTAAAGAATGAGCATAACAATGTCCCTCAATCGTAATTGGCATATACTTACCAATCTCTATATCTTCATCATTAAGCGCGCGACCACGGATACCAATTAATTCGCCATTTTTATTATAATGAGGAATTACAATCTTATTTTGAGAAATACAATATCGTATATTGTAAAGGCGTAAAGATTCTTCTGAAATTCCTTCGTTTAACCATTCTTGCGGCATATAATTAGAAAAGATATTTAAAAAGTTTGGATTGTAAACACGAAAACTAATCTGAGGAACTTGTATTTTGAATTTGTCATATTGAGATTCATAAGGAAAATAGAATCCGTTATCTTTTTTCTTTGTAATGATACCATCTGCAATTTTTAAAACTATATCTTGATAAAAATTATATTCTATTCCTAATGTATTGTATCTACGTTCAAATAATCCAAAAATATTAAAACTTTCACCACAACCGCTATAGCAATGAAACAATTTATTGGCTTTATAATAATAAAGCTTCATACTAGCATCTTCTACGTGAGAATTGTGGCAAAGCGAAGGAAAGATTATGTAATCACTTTTCTCTTCATATCTATCTGCTCCAAGAGCCAAAACTAATTGAATAACTCTTTCTGGCGTTAATGAATCATTTAATTCTTGTAATGTAATTTCACTCATTATATTAAATCACCGAAAGCCTTATCTTTATAAAATTTTTCTCGTTCTTCTCTATCACCAAAAGCATCTTCTAAATCAGATACTAATTCATTCGTTTCATCAGCTGGCATATAATATTCTTTATAAACTTTTTCTTTAATCTCTCCATTATTATACAATGCAAGTAAATCGGAAAAATCTTGTTCGTCTTGATTTTTAAAATCCATAATAACAAAATCCTCTAATTTTTCCTTCATTGTTGCCGAAGTAACAAACAAATCTTGTTTTCTACAAGTTCCGTAATCATAATAAGACCAGATACGAATGTTTGTCCAACGACCTCTACGGTTTTTATAAACATCAGTTACTATATTAGGCTTTAATCCAAAATTATCGACAAATTTAGAAATTAACTGTAATTCATCCGGTGTAACTCTAGCAAAAATACAACCTAAATCAACTAGATTTCTAATTGCTTTACTACCTTCTAGATTTCTAAAATCCCTAAAACCACCTTTAGGATCATCTTCAGAATTTGTTTGTGTAGATGTCATAATGAAGGCATCTAATTCAATTGCTAAATTTTTTAAAGTAGTAGTAAACATTCTTAAACAAACGTGTTCCTGCAATCCTAAATCTCTATATTCGCTAAGCATAGCTGGTGAAGAGAAAATATAGTCATAAAAGAAAATATTAACACCAAACTGAATTGAATATTTTCTAAATAAATTTTTAACAACAGAACTACAAGGGTCTGGGATTCTTGCAAAAAGCATATTATCTTTAAATTTTTCCATTATATCTGCCGCAATCTTTATTCTTGGCATTTCTTCTTCGCCATAAGTACCATAAAGAAAAATTTCTTCATTATATCCTGTTAAATAAGCCAAAATCATTGTTTTAATTTCTTCTGGATCTTGTTCTGTCATTATATATAAAACTTTCTCACAGCTACCAGTGGAAACCCATTCTCTTTTGTTTCTGTCATAACGAATAGGATAGGCTATATTACACGCATCTCCCACCATTTGACGGCTTTTACCTCCTGAACTTGGTGCAGATCGTAGATATAATTTTCCACGCCTACCGCCGCGACAGACAGTATTAAAAATATCTCCTTGTAATTGATAACCAATCTCCGGAGTTTTTCGCCATTCATCAATTAATTCAAGAATATCATCAGCGGCATAACTTTCTTCAACAAGATTATTATAAGAATATTTATTTTCAAAACTGGCAACTTCACCTTTTAGAATATTAACTATATCATTGACGCTCATTTTCTGAAATTTTTCATTAATTTCTACATAATTATCATCTAAAGGATTTTCACAAAAAATATCATTTGTATCGCGGCCAGTTAATTGAATTTCTCTTAATAAATTTAATTTTTTTAATCTGTTATAATAAAAATTAAAATTCCCCTCATCACTATTAACTTCACAATCTTGAAAGAATGTTACACCATTTTCTTTTTCAATTAAATTTTTTGCTACTAAATTTTCTTGTAGTAGACTAATTACATCAACTGCATGAATTTTATTTGCACCATCAGCATATAGATTATATATAGCTGAAAAACCATATTTATCAAGAGAGTTCGGAAAATCTTCTGGTGCTAAATTATACTTATCTGTTTCATTTAATAAGTCTGGGTGATTCATTAAGCCGCCAAGAACTTGGATTATAGTATGTCTATCAATTTGAATCATTCATTTTCTACCTCCAAATTCTTAATATCAATTTTCTTCTTTTTTCTACGATTTTTCTTCATATAATCAGAAGGTTTAAAAGAAATTTCTATCCTATCTCTTGCAAGTTGCTCTTCAATTTCTTTTGAAATTTGTTCTTGAAGCTTTTCCTGCTTTTTATAATAAGCCGCGGCCTCGGTCCAAATATAAGGAATTATACCAATAGTTTTATATTCATCTTTTACTTTATGATGCTTAATATCATAATAATATTTTAATGTTAGTAACTGACCGCGATAAGGCATTCCTTGTTCTCTAAATTTATTCATTTGAATTAGATTCCAGTCACTTACAGGATTCTCTTCATCTTCTGCTCCAAATTTTCTATAAATATAAAAGAATAAAGCATCTCTATCATCATAAAGTTTTTTGGATTTTTCTTTACTTTCTTCCGATAAATGATTTCTAACTGCCGCAACCGAAACATCAAATTCTCTCGCAACTTGCGCCATATTACAGCATTCTTGATAGCGTTGATTAATTTTACTTTCCATTTCTGGAGTAACTTTTACGGCTTTCTTTCGTTCTTTTGCCCCCGGAATTGAATTTTCTTGTAATAGGTATTTCGTCACCGATTTAACTGAAATACCTAATTCTTTTGCTACAGCAGTTTTAGTTTTCAATTCTTCATATAAGATTGGAATTTGTTCAATAATATCTTGTGATAACTTTCCCATTTAATCACCTTTCTTTTTATTTTCTATAATTATTATACCATATTTTATCAAAAAAGTCAATAAAAATGGCCCATTTCTGGGCCATTCTTTTTATTTACATTTTATTTGAAAGGTCATCAAGAAACTCTGCGCATTGTGCAGTTTTACTTCTTTCAGTCATTGTAAGTTTAATAGTAGCAAACATTTTAGAATAGATAGGAGATTTTCTTAATCCAAGTAGAAGCTTTAGGCCATTTTTATTTCTAAAAAGCTGGCTGTCTGCCTGCTTAATATCTCCATCAAAAAAGATTCTTGTACCCTCACCGCAACGAGCAATTAAAAGCTTTACATGATCTTCCGTTAAATTTTGTGCTTCATTTATAATTAAAATAGAATTTTGGAAACTGCGGCCACGGATAAAACCCATTGGAACAATTTCTAGTTCTTCATTTTGTAACATATCTTGGACTCTATCAATACCAACCAAATCAATAAGAGGACCGATTTGTCCTTCTATCTTAGCCAGTAATTCGCCCGGTAATGCCCCAATGTCCATAGTATTTTCAACGAAAGAATTATTTGGAACATAAACAATTTTTTGAATATTACCTTTTTCTAGTTCTTGTAAAGCAAAATTATTTAATATAAACGACTTCCTTTTCTACCGTCTCTTTCGAGATACTTTAACACTAATTTAATAGTCGGAGTAGACTATATCTTCTTCATTTTTATCCTCTGAACAATTTATTTGCAATCAATTGCTTTCGAGCTAAAGATACTTTTGCATCTTTATACAATTCAGTAGCCAACTGAATTACTGTTTCTTGTTTATAAAATCTAATATGATATGCTGAATCATAATTAGCAATAACATTTTTATTCTTTTTACTTAAAAAAGTATTACACAGTTGTCGAAAATCTTCACAAATACTTTTATGATAAGAACAAAAATCTATAGCATATCTTCCAGTTTTTTGAATTTGATAAATACTTCCATCTCCATCTATTAATCCTCTTAAAAAAGGCTTCAAATATTGATTATCAATCTCTGGCAAATGCTTGGTGATATAAGTCTTATTAGGAATTATTCCATACTTTTTTAAATCTTCTGCCATTTTTTTACTTCTAAAACTTAATCTAGCGCACTCTTTCCCTTTTTCTTTTCGATACGTAACTTTAGAGTGCAAATTTAAAATATTCCTAAATTCTTCTATAATTTTTTCATCAGAGACTTTCAATTCTAAACTAATTTGTGGAGATCTTTTTCCTTCTATGTCATTTACTACACTGCCATCAGAAAACATAAGTCCAAGAAAATAAGCTTTTTCTTCCGAATCTATTTTTTCAAAAAAATCTTCTTTTGCAGTTCTATTTTTCGACAATCCTCTTTTTTTTATAGGAATATTGTATTTAAAACAGACAGCTTTAATTGCTTCTGTTCTACAATGAAAATATTGACTAATAAACGTTAATGTTTTTCCTTCTTCTGAATACATTTTGCAAATTTTCTTTTCATCTTCTAAATTAAAAGTTCTTATTTATATCACCTCTTTAAAAATATTGCAAATAAATGAAGTGCGGCATTTCGTAAAAATTACTATTATTATTTTAGTCGTTGAACCTTCCATTGGCTAGATGGCTTGGCTGCTGATTACCATGCTATAAAGTTTAGGTTTCCCAGCAATTAACCGCATTATTCAATATATATCACTATATAAGGGAGCTAATCAATAACCCGTTCCAAATTTACCTCCAGCATAAGCAACAGTGATATTTTTGTTATTTAAAATATCAAACAAACAGGCCTGCTCAGAATTTCGCGGCACAATGCAATCAATATATTTATTCTTAATCTGAGGATTTTTAATTCCCCTCAACTTACCATCACGATAAACAAGTTCCCCATAAGTCTCATAGTCTTCTTTAAAATTATTGTTAATACAGGGTGCATCTAAATTCTTAGTAATAATATATTGATTTTCGTATAGCAGCCCTAATTGTTCTGGAATATCACCAGTTTCATAAATTTTAGTAAATTCTTCCTCACAATCTTTATTCCTCAAATACCAATAATTAACGCCATCATAATCGTCTGAATGTGAATATCCTTTAGTACTGATTCCTTTAATTTGTGCCTTGACTTTTAAATAAACATCATTTGTAATAAGAGTTGCGTTCTTGTCTTTAGCAATAACTAGAAGTTGATCATCTACAGGGATATTTAAATTATCACTATCATAAAAAGAAATACTATCCATATTTCTTGAAATATATACTGCCGCACGACGAGCATTGAAAGCTGTATCGTTATTTTGATTTCTTTTTAGTCCGTCTAATTCTTTTAAAACGCAAGTTGGAATAATGATCTCAACATTTTTAATATCAATAATTTGTGGATAGTCTAAAAGTATATTTGTATCAACTATATATTTTTCCATTTAATTCCTCCAAACAAAAAAGGAGAGCAAATTTAATGCTCTCCCATTTTAAATTAATCAATTAGTTTAATTAGTGCCTGTTCAAGTTCATTTCTCTGCTCTGGGAGAATCTCAGAGAATTTAGTTGGTTTTCCAAATTCTTCTTCAAGAACTTTTAGAATAGTTTCTTTTCTATTTCCATCTGCCTTAATCCACATTTCTTTAGCTTCATCCATTAATTCATCAAAAGAACGAATATTATATGGATTAGGAGCATCAGAGGCTTCGCCGCCACTCATTTCAATTTCCTTGTCAATTGCATCTTGAATAGCCTTAACAAATTCGTTATAATCAAGTTCAATTCTTGGAGCAATATATTTAAAGCGAGATTTTGTTAGGAATCTTTCATCACTTCTGAAGAACATAAAACGTTTATGTTCAATGGTATCTCCCACCTCAATGGGAATATCACGAATATAAGTAATAATATCTACAAACTTATTAATTAGTAGGAATGGACGATTTGGAAGTGCAGGAACAATTTTATTATATTCCTTTCCATTATCGTCAGTATAAGCCTTCTCAGTTTCATGAGAAATAAAGTTTAAACCATAGCCGGCATAGGCCAGACTTCTAAATGTAGACATAAATTCATCATCTAACATTTTGTAGCCGCCACCATAGGCAGCCACAGAACGAATATCTTCTACTCCATGTTCTTGACAAAGCCATTTTTCACAAAGTTTATAAGCTTCATCAACTGTGTCAATTGCTAGAGAATAGAATTTGTCTTTTAGTGCTTCTTCTCTAATTAACTGATTACAAAATTGCTTCCATTCTCGCCAAGTTTTAATAGGAACTACATATGTATTATTTAATCCATTAGAACCCGGCTCAAACGAAAGAATTAAAGCTTTCTTAAATTTTGATGCTAAGGTGGTCTTCCCACAACCCGGGGCACCGTAAATAAGAGCAAATTTACCTCGAATATCTCTACTAATTTTTTGTGGTTCAAGTTCAAGCAAATTAATCATTTAGTGATTCCTCCTTTCATTTTAATTTAATTTTGACTTAAAATGAAATTGGCTTAAAAGCCAAAATCACTAGCAGAAGGCTTCTTAGCTGCTGGCTTAGTTTTAGCCTTTGCCGCATCTTCAATTTCCTTAATTCTTGCTTGACGTTCACCAAGTGCTACCTTTACCTGTCCAGAATCATAAGACTTGTCTTCATCTAGTGGGAATGAGCCACCAGTAATAATTAATTCATTCTTAGAAACAGTATGACGTTCAATAACTGGAGCACCAAATGCCTGCTCCACTTTCTTCTCTTCAACTTTATAAGTCATATTGATTGCACCTGTTAGGCTCACTGTATCTTGTTCATGCCAATTCTGCTCTACGAAATTAGCCGCATTGCCCGCTTCTGCAATAAGTTCAATTACATTAGCCTTACCACGATAACCTACAACAATAAGCTTAACCTTAATTCTACCAGTTTCTTCATCATCTTTATATTCTGGCTTAATAGAACCAACGACACCAGCTAACGTGAATGTTGCTTCATCTGGCAGATTCCGTCTATCTTCATTAGGAAAATTGCAGTCAATTTGGAAAATACCATCAATAAGCTTGCCCGCGCGGTTCACATAAATATTCTCATTAATATTACAAGTTCTGCCGCTAAACATAACTCTCGTTGGCGCACAATCCTCTGCAGCTGCTTCAGAAACAAAATTCTTCATTGCGAGAATGTTATCATAAGCCTTATTATCAGTTCCATCTGCCTTCTTTCTCATTGAAAAAGACCGAATAGGAATAATATTCTCTGTCATAACACCATTAATTTCTTGGTCAACACCAACTCTTGCAGTTGCTGTAATATACTTTCTACCATCGGTTGTTTCTTTTTCTTCAACATCAAGTTCCTTTAGAACACCAATAACAGTAACTTCATTAACACTTTGTACCTTTTCAATATCTAGCATAAATAAATTCCTCCGATAGTTAAAATTTTTAATTAATTTTAGTATTAAAAAATGACTTGTTATTAACAAGTCATTTCTTTTTTTTCAATTCAATTGCATTGCATTACTCAGTAGCCGCATCTGGATCAAATGCTAGACCATCTGGAGTTAGAGCAAAATACTTAACCTTCTTTTCCTTACCCTCATCGTCAACAACAGTTTCGGTAATCCATTCCGCGCGGCCCTTACGTGCTAGACCAGATACAGTGCCAACTACTGCGCCAACCTTTTCAAAACCAAGTGCTGCCTGAACGTCCTTAGCGGTAAACTTTGCACCGGAACCTGCTTCCTGTAGATAAGATAGAACCTTCTTTGCGTTATCTGTCATAATAAAATCACTCCTGTAAAAATTTAAAATTAAAATATATTTAAATAGCAGGTCTTTGCTATTTATTACTTATTTATTATATCATATTTTTGAAATATAATCAACATCTTTACTTTTCAAGAATCGCTGAGTCTATTTCATTTATTAATTCGATTGCTTTTTGAGCACTCTTAATTTGCTCTTCTAAGCAGCCTTTTGAATAAAGAAAAGCTAAACGAATATAATTAATTTCCATTAATGATAACTCTTCATCATCTATTAATTTTCGTCTTACCCTTTCATAAATCTTTTCTTCGTCAATTAAAGATAAAATAAATTTTTTAGCTTTTTCATCTTTAATATCTTTTTTCTTTTCAGTTATTTCATCTGTAAGATAATACATTTTATCTAAATAACCATTTATCGCGGCTAAAGCCGGACTTTTATTCTTAACAATAATTTCTCGTTTCTTTTCTAAACTCAAAACCATTCCTCCTTTGAATCTATAAGTATTATATCATAGATTATAATTAAAGTCAACTAATCAACATATCTTGGATTTGTTCATTTTCTTCCAGATTCATTGATTTTGTTCCAGCCGCATCTCTACTTAAAAGAGAGATTTCAGAAGAATTAATTTTAATTACTCTTCCTTTTGTATTAATAATTATATCACGATCTGTATTGATAGTCAACGTTTTAACTGTCATATCGTCATCATCAAGCTTTTGAATCTTTTTGCCTTTTGTACCGCGAGTAGCAACACCAATATCAGATAAATTCATTTTCTTAATATAGCCTTTTTTAGATACTGCAATTAAAAACTTATCTTGATTTTCAATAATTTGTGAATCAATTACTTGCGCGCCATCATTGAGTTTAATTCCTTTAACTCCCGCCGCAGCGCGTCCAATTGGAGAAATATTTTCTGTTTCAATTATAATACAATTACCATCAGAAGTCAAGAAACCAATTTTTTCATTATCCACAGGATATACATTTAGAACTTCATCATTGTCTTTAAGATTGATAGCTTTTAAAGACTTGCCTCTTTTCTTTTGATATTCAGAAGTTTTTGTTTTCTTAATTATACCTTTTTTAGTGATAAAAATCAAATATTTAGCTTTTTCTTTCCTTTCCATTGTTGTTAAAGTAGTAATATACTCGTTATCTTCTAATTCAAATAACTGATTACAATTAATTTTAGCATTAATTGGCAATTCACTAGTATAGGTAGAATACATTTTTCCTGTATTAGTAAAAGCTAGCAATTCACTTAAATTATTGTCATTAATAGTTTGAACAATAACTTCGTTTTTACCAAGTTTAACCTTTGAACCTTTTCTGCCGCGGCGAGTAGTCATGAGAGTGGTAGATTCCTGAGTATAGATATTGTTATGATTGGTATAGTAGATTAATAACTCTTTTTCCTCAATGGGTTCTGCATCTTCTTCTTCACCTTTATATTCTAAATTCATAAGACGCGTTCTCCGATTATCTCCGAATTTATTTGATACTTCTCTTAATCCAGTTTCTATTTCTTTAAATAAAAGTTCTTTATTATTAAGGATAGCTAAAATTGTTTCTTCTTCTGCTTTAAGTTTATTTTTTTCGTCTTTAAAAGATTGTATTTCTAGGTTGATCAATCGAGATAAAGTCATTTTAAGAATGGCATCCACTTGTAATTCATTAAAATTAAATCTTTCAATTAATCTTTTTTTTGCAACATCTTTATTATTTGATGATTTAATAATTTCTACTATATCTTCAATATTAGCAATTGCCAATAAAAGACCATCAATAATATTAATTCTTGCAGCTATTTTTTCTAAATTAAATTCATGAATTTTCGTTCTAACTTCAATTTCATGATTAAGATGTGCCTGTAAGGCTTCTCTCCAACCAAATACAACCGGCCGAGTGCCATTTTCGAGCATTATCATATTAATAGTATAGCTACTTTGAATAGATGTTAATTTATAAAGTCGTTTAACAATTTTTTGAACGTTCGTATTTTTTTCTAAAAGAATTTTTAAGTTCGCAGAACGTCCAGAAAGATCGTCTACTTTTTTTACGCCAGTTAATAAACCATTGTCTAAAGCATCCTTAATTTGAGCAATAATAGTTCCTACATAAACACCATAAGGAATCTCTACAACATATAGAGCATTTTCTTTATCATTGTATTCAATTGTTCCACGAATAATTGCACTTTTTCCTCTTCCATTTTTAAGAGATTCTTTTACTTCATTTGCATTAAGAATCGTTGCGCCAGTACAAAAATCGGGAGCGCAATAGATTTCATCAAAAGAAATGTTTGGATTCCACAAAAGTCTGATCATAGCTTCATTGATTTCTTTTAAATTAAATTGTGGAATTGAACTACTTATAGCTGTTGCAATTCCTATTGAGCCGTTACATATATTATAAAAACCAAGAGAAGGAGATACAGATGGAAATTTTTGAGTATCGTCATAATTGTCAAACCATGTATCAATACAATTTTTATCAATATCATTAAAAATAAGACATCCTAGTTCTCCCAATCTCATTTCTGTATACCTCGCCGCAGCTTCGTTACCACTTGCACTAATAGTACCATAATTACCTTTAAAATCTTCAAGTGGATATCTCATTGTAAAAACTTTTGCAAGACGAGTCATAAGTTCATAACAGGAGGCATCGCCATGAACATAAAAATGATCCATTGCCGCAGTTACTGATTTATGAGCTTTTTTATATGGCTTCTTATAAGTAATTTTATCTAAAATTTGAGCATACATACATTGTCTTGCGGCAGGCTTTAAACCATCTCTTGCATCAACAAGCGCTCGATTTTGGATAGTCATTCCTGCATAGGTAGAAAAACTTTCTTCAACAACATTAAGTAAATCTATTGTCATTTTATCACTCCTTATATAAAGTTAAATATTACATATCTCCATAATGACTAAAATCTATTCTATCCATAACAAATTCCTTTCTAGGAGCAATATCACTCCCCATTAATGCACAAAGTTGTTTAATTCCCTCTTCTGAATAGGTAATTTCATCAAGCACTTGTCCGCCCACTGTCGAAAAAAGTGTTGCTTTAAGATCTGCTTCTTCAAGAGCGCCTAACCCCTTTATTCTTGTAATGTCTCCTTTAAGGCTTCCTCTTACCTTGTTAAATTCTTCATCAGTGTAATACCAACTTATTGGGTTCGCATTTTTATCATGCTCTATATACAAAGGAGCGCGCAGCCAAAAGAGTCTATTTTCTTTTAAAAATTGAGGACAGAGCCGATAAAGATTTGCCATAATTAAAAGGGCAATATGAAAGCCATCGCTATCTGGATCGACGCAAATAGCCACTTTACCGTATCTTAATTTATCCAATTTATTTTCATTTATATTTATTCCTAGTGCATACAATAGAAGTTTAATTTCTTCATTTCTATAGACTTCCTCATCTTCTGCCTTTAGTCCATTCTTCATTTTTCCTCGAATACGAAGTATGCCATACTTTTTAGTATCTCTGCCCATCGCAATAGAACCGCCAGCAGAATTTCCTTCTACGATACAAAGAATAGCATCTTGACCAAGATTTTCTGCATCACTTAGTTTTTCAATAAAAGCAAGTTTATTATGTCTTATATCAGCCATTTCTCTTGTATGATTAAGCACCGCTTCTCTTGCTTTATCCGCGGCCTTTTCTGCCCGTTGAATTTTAATTAACATATCAACGATATTCTTAAAATCTTGACTATGAGAAAACTCTTCTAATCCTTTCTTAAAAGCCTGTGAAGCTAAAGTCCTTAAATTCGGATTATTAATTTTAGTTTTTGTTTGATTGGCGAACGATGGATTTGTTACTTTACAATTAATTGCATAGATCAATCCCTTACGAATTAATTCTGAATCAAAATCCTTTCCGCTTAATTTTTTCATTGAATTTGTCAAAGCTGTTTTTGCGCCAGTAATTGGAGTGCCACCTTCTGGAACATATAGTCCATTTACAAAAACATAGGATGAGTCAGTTCCACCAGTCCACATAAAAGCAATTTCTAACTCATCTGTCTCATCATTAGCGGAACAAATAATAGGTTTTTTCATTAAAGGCTTTTTTGATTTCTCCTTAATAAAATCTGCAATACCTTCATTAGAATAATATTCTACAGACTCTCCTTGATATTTTTCTACAATAAAGTGAATTCCTTTATTTAGATAGGCAATATTTTTAACTTCTGCACAAATTTTGTCAGAAGAAAAACCTTCTTCCATATTTTTAAATACTTCTTTATCTGGAATAAAAGCTACTAAAGTTCCATTTGGTGTATCTACTTCACACTTATCTTCTTTATATGAAATTAAATTACCTTTCTCGAAATAAGCTTTCGCAAAGATATTATTTCTAATTGATGTTACTTCAAACATTTTCGAGGACATACATACTGCCGTACCTCCAATTCCATTCAAGCCGCTACTATTTTTATATGCTCCTTTATCGAACTTCCCCCCAGTATGTGCTTCTGTATAAATGGCCACTAAAATATTCTTTCCATTTACAATTCCGAATGGAACTCCACGTCCAAAATCTCGAATTTCAATTGAATTTGATTCTTCATTAACTCTAATAAATATTTTGTCACCATATCCAGCAATAGCTTCGTCAGTAGAATTGTTAATTATTTCTTTAAAAGCTTGATATATACCATCCGTAGTATTACTACCTAAGTACATTTCAATTCGACTTCTCATTGCTTCTCGTGTTTCAAGATGAGATATATTTTCAACACCGTAATTATCTTGCATTTAATTCCCTCCTTTTATTTTATATATTAATTATATCATATCTAATAGAAAAAGTCAAGGCTATTTTTTACCTTGACTTATCCTTACTATATTCATCTTAATTCGTATCTAATTTCATCAAGTCGTTTTCGATGCTTTTCTTTAATTTTTGTAACACCTTTCTTTTATCATCTAATGAAAGATTTTCTAAAATTTGATTAATTTCACTAATAGTATAATCATTATAGATGTAAATTTCTGCACGAGTGATATTTTTTATTGCTACGAGGGTTTTATTAAGACGACATGATAAAGGTAAATAAATTTCGTTAAAATCCTTAACAGTACGATAGTAAGTATATATACCTTCTTCTCTTTTTGGTGGAGTATAGATTTGAATTAAACCATCTTTATATTTAAATGTGTAATTAGCTCCTTTAACTGTCTCAATAGCTTTACTTTCTAAAAGTTTAAGAATATTCTCATCTAATTCTCCCATTGTCTAAATATAGATTTTCTTACCTTTTATGCTAGCTTCTCTCAAACATAATTTTAGTAAATCATTTAAACTTAGCATTTTATCCTCCTTTAAATCGTAAATAATTTCTCAATAGTTTCAATTCCTTTAGTTTGATTAGCTAAAGTTCTCTTATATGGTTTCTCCCAAACTATCTGAAAATCTTCTGGCATTTGAGTTTCGCTAATATAAATCTTATTATATTTACTCATTTCTCTACACCAATCATAAAATTCACCATAATCAAAAATTTCATCATAATATTGTTTTTTACTATTCTTATAAGGAATATCACAATAAATTAAGCTATTTTCTAACTTCAAATTTTGATAAGAATTACAAATAAAAATACAGTCTTTAATTTTAGGTAATTGTTCAATTACAGATATATAATGTTCCTTTTGATATAATCTACTACCATCTTTTGCAAAACTTCCCCACATTTTACCATTATAACTAGGTACAAACATCATATAGCCATAGTAGTAATCGGGGTATTTCCCATCCTTTAATTTAAAAGATTTTTTAACTTCATTATAATGTTCTGATCCAAAACTATTTGGTTCTGGCATTTTTCCACCCTGATACTAATGCTCGATAAAAAGCAATTAAATAGTAGTTAATATCACAAAAAATTCTATTATTAAATTTTATATTTTCTATGATATTGCCGCCTCCACCAAAGGGTTCGACATATGCTTCATAAATACTTTTATCCAATTCTTTTTGAAGAATTGGACAGATAAATTTACTTAGTTTTTTCTTTCCTCCAACATAAACCAAAAAAACATCCCTCCTTTATTCATCTTCTTCACTAATCACAACAGATGGTGTACATATCTCACAAAGCAAACTTATTAAAAATATTAGTATTTCTATTATAAAAATTACATTAAGAATCATTCTAACTTGTCACCTACTCAAATCTTTTAATAATCTCTTTCATATCATTATCTAAATAATCCCACATTTTATCTTCAATTTCTTTTGGAATCCCAAATAAAGGTTCTGCCATACTACCTACAATTGCGCATATAGTATCAGTATCGCCGCCAACATAAATAGACTTACGCATTGCATCTTCAAAACTTGAACTATTTAGAAGTATAGAATAACATATGGGTATAGTTTCTTGACAAGTTTCGTCAAATTGAATTTTTTGAATTGGTGGTAAATCACCATATAAAAATTCTATTCGGTCTTTAATTTCAGTAATATTAGTCTTATTATTGATTATTAGCCAAATAGTATTAACCACACTCGTTGCAGCATTATAGCTTTCCTAATGATTGTGAGAAATCCACGTTGCTAAATAAGTCTAATCAATAGCTTTTTTAGAGCTATCCTTATAAAAATATGGAATAGAAGATATTCTCATTACCGCGCCATTTCCATAAGAATTATATGGCTTTGGTGGATTCTGTTGTAACCATTTATTAAAAGATGCTCCATAAGATAAATCTGGATATTTTCTACAAAAAGTCCATAAATTTCTAGCATAATCAACTACAGTAGGATACTTCTTTTCTAGCTAAGCTTTACATATTCCTAATGTTGTTATTGTATCATCCGTAAAGGAATTATAAGGAGTAAAAAGTTCTAAACTATCTATATCTCCTTTATAATTATCAAATTCATAAATAGAACCTATAATATCACCTATTATCGCACCCTTAATGAAAATCACCTCGATTCTCTAAGATTTTTAATCTTTTACATTCACCAAAATCTCCAATTTCTTTCAAATATTCTAAATATATTTTATAATCTTTTATATTTTTATAGTATTCTTCTTCTGTTTTATAGTCGTTTTTCTTCGGTGGCTCATTAAATGATTTTATATTTTGAACATCATCCAATGAAGTAACCTCTATTTCATCCATAACAACTAAATAGAATATAGGATCCTCTTTATTTGTAGAAGATTCGTCAAAAGTTTTAAAATAATTATCTCTTTTAATTAAAAATGCTGCACTATATGCCATATTTTTGTCTTCTTTACTTTTATCTTTTAAAACTGTCCTTTCGACTTCCCAACAGTTTTGATTTGTGCTACCTCTTAAATCAAGAGTTGGAGTAACATTACTTTGATTATATTCTCCATCAATAATATAGTCACAATAATCATAAAATCTATAGTCAATATCCAACACTTTATGACCAGTATATAGAATAATCTTTATTCGCGGCACTTCATCTTTAATCTTCTTACACAATTGTAAACAAACTTCTTTATTTTTATCCGCTGATGGTTGACCGCCGCTTAAAACAAAATAATCAATATAAGGATTTTTTAAAGATTCAAGAATTTCTTTTTCCTCTTTTTCAGTAAAAACTTTTCCAAAATTATAATCTTGTGCTTGTGGATTATGACATTTTGGACAGTTCATATCACATCCACTAACGAATAAAGTAGTAGAAATGCCATGAGAATTTCCAGTGTCATAATATATAATATCAGCGTAATTCATTCTCTTTCTTCTCCTTTAACTTTGCTTCTGCCGCAAGTCTACGTTTCACTTTAAGTTCATCATAATATTCTTTCATGCCATCTCCGGCACATCGTTCTAACCAAAGAATTTCTCTATGTGCTGGTTTTAGTCTAGCATTTTCATCAAAAAAATCTTTCCATTCGTCTGTTAAAAAGAAATTAATTTGATAAAGCATTTGCTTTAATTCATAAATTTTAATTGGATCAGTTTCAGTTTCAAGTTGTTTTGACCAACGCTCATTCGCGCGCTCAATAACAATTGGGATATTCTTATCGAAAACTTTATGACGATGACCAAAAGGTTTAGTATCTCGTAAAATTTTATTCCAAAAACGAACGCCAAATGGACTATTATAATCATGAATTCGTTGATTTTCTTTTACGAGGTTTTTAATTACATTCTTTTTTGTTCTCTTAACTGGTTTTCTTTCTTTTTTAACTTTCTTTTCTTCCATTTAAGATACCCTCCTTTTATTTCTTTATTTTATTATATCATAAAGAAAAGGAGAAGTCAATAGGCCTCTCCTTTATAGATTATTAATTTAGATGCTTTACTCGATTATAAATGTCAGATGAACGTCCTGCATTTGGTGTGTAATTGGAGATATAACCACAAATCCTATATGAAACTAAAAGCTTTTCTGGATTATCTTCCCCGCATTTTGGACATTCCCACCTTACTAAGCCTTTCTCATCTAGTTTTTTCTTAAAATCGTAACCTTTAAAACCACATGTTTTACATTGAGAAATTTCATTATTAGTTTCACCATATAAGCAATTTTCACCAATACATTCTATTATTTCAAGCATTGCCCCAATATTATTAGAAAGATTAGGTATTTCTACGTAACTAATTGAACCCGAAGTAGTTTTGTCGCTAAATTGTGCCTCATCAATTAATTTTGTAAAAGCGTCTACTTTATCTGAAACATGATGATGATAAGAATTAGTAATATAATTATGTTGAGTTCCATCTCCGATTTGTCCGAAATCTCTAATACAAGCATTTGCAAATTTTTCTACTCCAGTTTCCATTGGAGTACCATACAAGCCTGCCGCTAGACCTGTTTTTTCTCTTAATTCATCATTTTTGTTATTTAAATAATCAAGAATCTTATGTGCTAATTTGTTTCCTTTATCATGAAATTGATCCTCACCAGTTATATAATATACAGCTTCTCTTAGCCCCGCATACCCTAATGAAATTGAAAAATATCCAGAATATACATATTTTTCAAGAGTTTCTTCTGGCTGCAATCTTAAATATCCACCATACATTAAAGCAAGTGGATTCTCTTTCGCTTTAATTTTTGCAATATGGTTTGCACGCCAAAGCATATCTCGTTGTGCAATTTCCATGTAATGGTCAAGATTTTTAAATAAAATTTCTTCTGAATGCTCCTTATTATTTTCCATAGCAATATAAGGAAGATTTAGAGTTTGTACTCCCATGTTAGCTCTTCCAAATGTAATGTAATTTCCATTCTCATCTTGGTAAGGATTTAATAAACTTCTACACGTATAATCCTTCATCACTGAAGGTACTGACTATATCTTCTTAAAGTCTTCTGCTTCATTTGTGATACTTCGTTTCCTAAAATATCGCTAGTATTTCATAGCTTACTCCCATACATTCATCAGGGATAGTCGATACACTTATTCTAAAATCATAATTTCTAAATTATTTATAATAAAATGTGAGCCTTGTTTATTTTTCTTTTTTGAAATTTTGCCTTTTGGTAAATTATATTCTTTTTCTACTGCTGAAAAGCTTTTAAATACTTTTTCTTCCAAACAATCCAAATTAATAACTTTAACTTTTTTTGAATTATATGTTGAACGACCAAATTCTATATTTTCTGAAAAAATATCATTTTCATAGGCAATTTGCCATACATTTTTATATAGACTTTTTATTTTCCCAGCACATCTTCTTCCTAAAGCGCTATGATTAGATTCATTAAAAAATTTTTGCATTTCACTTAGAGCCTTAAAATGAAGAATTTCTCCAGATATTACATTTTTACATTTTACTGCCACTGCTCTTGGATTCTTTTCACCTATTTTTGTTTGTCTAATTTTTTCACGAATGATGTCCATCTCGGCATCAGTCTTTGCAGCATAGGTATTTCCACCACATTTTAATTTATTTTCTGTTTCATTATAACCTTTATGTACAGCGTCATAATAACGAATCCAATAGTATTCTTTTTCAGTCAATTCATCTTGTGTTGTGGCAGTATCTATTATCTCTACTTTAAAATGTTCTGGCCCTAATTTTCTTATTGCTCTAGCAAAATGAGTATCTAACTCATTACTAATTGCAGAATTTATATGCCGTTTAAATCTTTCTTCTACAGAATTGATAGTCTATCCGATATACATTTTTTCATTTATATCATTTGTTATTTTATAAATATATATATTTAATTCACCTCTTTTAAAGAAGTAAGAAAGCTCTACAATCATTTAGTTTATTAAGATTTTAGATTTAGCTCGGTCTCAACTTATTTTATAAGTCCTAACCGAATTCAAAAGATTTTAAATGGGCCATAGTGTTCACTCACCCATTGGAAAAGTTAAAACACCCTTTAGTTCTTTGTGCTTCTTCATTCCTAAATAATCTGGTACTAATCTTGAAGCGCTACATTTTGCACTTAACTTAGTAATATCATAATATTTTCCGCCTTTCATTGTATCTTCATCAAGTACATATAATATTTTGGGAAAATTAGGATTAGAATAAGTACCATCTTCCTGCCGCATTCCTTCCAGTCTTTGTCTTATTAATTCTTTATAAACCATAATTAAATCATTAGAATATCTTGGATCTTCGCTTAACCAACAACCCACACTTAAAAATGCTGCCTGTCCTGTCCCAGAGCAAAGAGTGTTAGTTTGATAAAGAAAAGTTTGCATTCCATCTTTAATTTCTTTTTGAAGTCTTTCTTCTACAATTTTTTCTCTTACTACTTCATAATTAAAGTCAGAACTATCAGAAATATTATCTAATACCAAACTTAATTCATCATCTACTTCTTTTCTAATCTTTTGTCTACTTATATCGACAAACTTTGCTAGATGTAACAAATTAATAGTAATTCCGCCATATTGAGAACTTGTAGCCATAGTAAGTGCTTGACTGGCAACGGTACAAGCCGTTCTAAAACTTTTAGGAGTTTCTATATAAGTAGAATTAATTGAACACCCCTTAAACATACTTTCAAGATTCCAAAGACAACAATTAAGAATATTTCTGGCACTATATGCACTATCGTGAAAATATACAACTGAACGCTCATGAGCTTCCCAACAGTCTTTTGGCAATAATTTTTTCATCATTTCTTTACTTGGAATTTCCGCCAAATAGGCATTTTTAATATGTACAAGATTAGGGTTTTTGTTTCCGTTCTCGTATTTAATATCATCATTTACATAAAGAACCTTCTCAATTTCTGTCGGATTTTCTTTTGCACGTTCTTTATCCATTTTATAACTTGAATATTCTCTAGCAATGTCCGGCGCATCACTATAAAGAACACTCATTACAGTATTTTCGATTTCTTTAACTTCAATCCGATTATCTCTACTTTTATCCATAATTAATCTACAGATTTTATTAGTTAAAGAATCAATTAAATCAAAATTTGGATAAGAAATTTGATTCGCTGCTTGAATAATAGCATTTCTAATACGATTAGAATTGAATTCTTCACTCTCGCCGTGTTTCATAACAGTAATCATTAAATTACCTCCTTCTATTTATTCATACTTATATTATAATATAAATAGATAAAAAAGTCAAGAGAATTAATCTCTTGACCTTAATCTTATTTTATTTTCCAATTGTGCATTATATCAAATAGTTCAACAATATAACTATTGCCACCAAGCTTAATATAATTTTCATATAAAGAACATAAATCCTTTTTTATATGGAGCGGCATTTCCTATTTATCTTCATAAGTTTCATATATGTCTGTAATAGAATGTCTTAAACTTGCTAAAGTTCCATCTTTATTATCTGCAATTTTTGAATCAATATTCTTTAATAAATTTTTAATCTCCTTTTGAGAATCAAGTTCTGTTTCTTTTATTAAATTCTAAATCCATTTTTTTGGTTTTTTTGCTAATAAGGTCGCGCAACCAATTATTGTTACTATCGCGCCGCAAACTCCACTAATAGTTAATAATAATGAAATTATTTCTGTCATTTGTTTCCACCTCCATTATTGAAGTAGGAATAATGATGCTTTGATTTTACTATAAAATCCTTATTAGTCAATATATCTCTTATCGTTAATTCTTCTAATGCCCAATAAGGTATTCTAATTAAAGGTATTTTATTTAAAAGGCAAAAAGAATTCTTTTTTTCGTCCATAATAATTTCTTTTCTAAAACCTGCTTTTGTTTTATGGAAATATGGAATATATTCAAAATGCTATTGACCATCTACCTCTAAAAGAAAAAGAAATTTATTATTTCTATAAACAGCAAAATCAAATCTTAAAGGTTGCTTAAATCCTCTTAAATTATTAAAACTAATCTCTTTTTTATAAGAAAAACCATTAATAGATAAAATTCTTTCTATTTTCTTTTCTCCTTTAGAACTCATTAACCTCATCCCTTGTTGGCGGTTTACAACATTTTTTAGGTGGTATGAATACTGGGTACGGCATTGGCATAAAACCTACCTTTCCGTTATTCGGATGATAGCATGGAGTTTTTTTAGGTTCAATATGATACGTAGCTAAATAATAATAAGTATTATCATCTAATTTAATACCGTCTGGATATTGTGCAACCATTCTTCTTAATCCATCCTCATATGATAGTCCGCGTTCCCACTCATAAAATTGACAATTTAATTCAGCAAAAAAAGCGGTGACATTAATAACATCTTTTTCTTCTGGCTCTTTTGCTTCCAAATCTTCTTTAAGAGTTGCTAAACCCAATTGAATATCATTATTATGTTTACTATTTATTTTAAAGATTGCACCATAATATGGCTCTACTCCATCAGATACATCAAATAACTTTGTTTCCTCATTATATTTTGCTGAAAAAATGATATAGTAAGGATCAACAAAATAAACAAAATTAAAATTATTTGAATCTATATATTTTAATTTAAATAGCGTTGCTTTCGTATCTTTTTCACTTGTAATTTCTGTTGGTAAATATTCTTCTGGTTTTTCGATTAGAGTACCATCAAAATGAGGAAGATATGGGGCACAACAATTTATTTCATAATCATCTTTTGGCTTCCCTACTATATTTTCAATTAATTGCGCCGTTTTAAGATAATCAGAACGTATTGAACATACAGGAAATTTGGAACAAGTAAAGCATCTAACATGAATACTTTTATCTGGCGGCAATGACTTATCAGATTTAATAGGTGTCATAAAATTCTTACAATCATACATTAATTATTCACCTCTTTAGATAAAATAAAAAGAGATAGAATCACTTCTATCTCCTATCAAAATAATGTATTAATTTAATAAAAATTTTATAGTTTTTTAGTCTTACTTAATTTGAGAGAAATCACAATCATCTTCTGTTTTATCGTCTCTCCATTTTACAATTACACCATGCCGCAAAGTATAATGTCCAGTATTATCAACATCTTGAATTTCCATTGCATTTAATTCAGCAACTTTTCCGCGCCATTCTTCGGGCTTTGTGATAATTTCTTCTTTTAATCTATCTGGAATACCAGAAATATAGCCAATAGAATATTCTTCTCCGTTTTTCTTAACTGCAAATTCAATTGCGGAAGCCCAGCCCATAGCATAAATTTTTGTAACTGGCACTACTGGTTCTCCATTAAAATAAGAATTAAATTGATTAGAAGTAAAACGTTCTCCAGTTTTAGTATTAACCCAGTAATTCCATTCTTCAAGCGCTGTTTTTCCTTTGTATTCCATTGTTGGTTTACGATAATTACCGGTTACATAAGCGTCAATAGTATCTTGAAGTTCCTTCTTTAATTTAAGAGTTTTCCATGCTGTTCTCTTTCCGGGGCAATAAGGATAGTCTTGATGTGTAATAACAATGCCTTCTCGTCCTGCGGCAATGACAGAACCATATAAATCCCAAAGTTTTTCACCAGAGTAATAAACAGCCTCAGAACAATATTCTCCATAGTGAATAATCTTTTGATTAATTCGTTCTTTAAATGGTTTCTTTAGCCAAGATTCTCCATTATAGGCAATAACATCAAAAACATAGTAATGTAATGGACTTTTCTTTTGCCGCTCTAAGCACTTATCTTTTAAGCAATTGAGAATTGATGTAATCTTACGACTACCTTCGTTATTCGGCAAATAAATTTCTCCTAATAAAACCGTTCCATTTGGAAGATAAGATAATTCTTTAGTAATCTGTGGAATCCATTCTGCCTTATCAGTGAAACCGCCATTAACTGATTCTGTTCGGCTTCTTAAATGGAAATTGCCTTCCATATCTTTAATAAGCATATTCCATGCCCCATCAACCTTAATACTACCGTAGTATTCTCCGCAAGTGCACATATATTTGGCTTTTTCTTTCTTTTCAGCCACAGAAAATTTCTTTGGAAAAGAATAATATTTCGCGGCTTCCATATTCCAAAAATCATATTTATCAATAATAATTTCCATTTAAATACCTCTTTCTTTATTTTCTTTAATTATACTATAACCAAAAAGAAAAATCAAGCTTTTCCATTAAGCATATTAATAACACCATAGATTTCTTCCCAATCATAACATCGGAAATAAGTCATATCCTTTAAAGTAAAATCTCTATTATAAGGATAATCAAAAATAATTTTAAATTTTTGAGCACCACCTAGATTATCTAAATGGTCATCAATCATAACATCAATATTCATTAGTTTCTTATTGGGACAATTAAAAAAACATTTCCGAATATCAAGATATGGAAAATTACGCTCTAACCAACTAGCTTTTTTAAAGAAGTTTCGTGGCTCTGTTTTCGTAATAAAATAAATAGTATGTCCATCATTAAACAATTTAGAAATAAATTCTTTGCATCTCGGAATAAATTCAATTTGCCGCCATACTTCTCCCGATGAGAAATATTTATAAAAGTTATCTTTATATTGCGGCTTGACATAGTTTTCAATATGATATTTTTTAATATCTTTCATTTGTAGATTGTCGCCGCTATCTCTATTATAGACTTTTAATACTGTTTCTCCAAGGTTATTAATTGTTCCATCAATATCAATTCCAATAATCATTTATCAAATCTCCTTTACTTCCAATCAATAGAAATAATTGAACAATTAATTAACTGTCCATTTTTATCTTTTCTTTTTGTTTCAATAACAGAAAGCCCATTATTAATAATCATTTTTTTAATAGAAGGCCATTTACGCTGCCTTCCATTCGTATCTTTTAAATCAAAGAAATCTACTAATGCGGCCTTATCGCTCTTAGTTAAAGGTTTGCCGATTAGGGAGTTAATTTTATCGACAATTTGTTTTTGAGTTAAGACTTTCTTTTTTGCATTAGTAGAATTAATTACTGCTGCTTGTACTTTATTATAGCCATCTTTGATTGAATTAAATTGGTCAATCCAATATTTTTCCTTTTCATCAAGTTCACTTTCGCCGCAAACTTCAAGTATATCAAAAGTAAAATAATCTGTATGATGAGCAAGCTCAAAATGAAAATAATCTTCTAATTCAGTAGTTTCATATCCTTGTTCAATATGTTGTTGCCAACGTCCAAGAATATTTATTGATCTGCCTATATAACATTTTCCATCATACTTATTTTGAATTTTATAAATACCACAAATAGACTGCATTTGATTAACCTCACTTTCATTTACAATAATATTGTATCATAGGTTATAATAAAAGTCAATCCTTAATAAAAGTATCGTAAAAGATTTTTGCTTCTTCTTCTAATTCAGTCAAGCCGCGACTATTATTGATTATAATATCATAATTATAATTAAGAACATTTTTATCTGCATGATTAGATAGACATTGTTCTACATTATTTCTTTCTACTAAAATGGTTGTAGCATTATAATCTTTAACGAACCTCTTAATTTCTTCTGGTTCTCTACAGTGAATAAACATTGCCGCGGCATCACCATAAGCCCAATAACTAATTTCTTGACAGCATTTAGTATATGGAATATCTCTCCATTCTGTTAGCATATCCTTTAATTGAGAGAGCATTTTTCTACTTTTATTATCTTTTTCTCCTTCCCATCCAAATAATCCGGCAATATATTTAACATAATCAACAGTAGAATAATTTACTATTGTTTTTTGATGTTGGGTAGCAATATCACTTATCATATTAACAAAAGTGTCTTTACCAACTTGATTGTGTCCATTAATTACAAATAGTTTCATCATATACACTCCTTTTAAATATATTAAAATTATTAGGTTCTTGACTTGGATTTTCTATAGTTGTGAAAATAGGATTTTTGAACAAATCTCCTTCTTCCATATCATCATCAATAATATAAAGAATAATAATATTTTTATTTTCATTAATTTTACCAATTTTTTCTTTTAATATATCATCTGGATCATTTTTTGAAATATAGATAAACAAATGAGAACATGAATCTATAATTTCTGATAGGTTATTTCTATAAATATTTTCTATTTTATAATTATATTTAAATTTCTCGACATTCTTACTATTTAAAAATTTACTACAATCATTAAGATATTTAATATTATCTTTGGGTTCATAAAAAAATAAGCAAGTTCTAATTTCTTCATAAGTCATATGTTCTAATGGTTTAATTACTAATTTGAATTTACTGAATTTTTTCCAATAATCAGAGACTTTATAGATAGGATTAAAACTAGAGATAATAATACTATTTGATGTATAATTTTTTAAATCTCTGTTTTTAATCTTTTTATATTGTTTGCTATCAAATATATATTTTTTAGTTTTTCTTATATTTCCCCATATTAATAATTTATAATTAGTATTTAAAAAATATAAACAATTATTAATAATACATAAATTAATATAGCTTAACATATCATCATTATAATCAAGAATAATATATTCAACATTTTCATTATTTTTTACTTGATTTACTATATTATTCATTATTTTTTGTATATAATAATTTGTTTGATATTCTATAGCTTCTTTATTAAGAAGAAACTTATAAAATTGTCTTGTAAAATCCAAATTTGATTGTAAATAATTGATTGAATTATTCATTCTCATCCCTCCTATATATAATATTATATATAAACCAAAAAGAAAAGTCAACAATTAAAATTTAATTCTAAAGTATTTGACATTTTTTATAAAGTGTTATATACTATATAATAAGGAGTGAAAGAAAATGCAAAGTGAAATTAATGAATATTCTACTATATATCATATACAAAGAGATATAGTAGCAAGAACTGCGGCTAACTTAAATTTTGAATTAAATAAATATAAAACAACTATTTATTTAACAAAAGAGAATGAAGATTTTATTATAAATGCAAAAAGTTTAATAGGTTTATTACAAGGCCATTTTAGGGAGAATGATATTGTAAAATTAATGCTATTTGATACTAATTATAAGGAAATTGGTGAAATAAAAGAATTATTTAATACTGTAGGGAGGGAATGTAATGGCTGCTAATTATAGAGTATTTACTATTGATGCTGGGCCAACAGATAATATTGTAGATAAAATTTATGAGCAACTACAAAAAGAAGGATATAACAATCCAGATTTTAAACTTCATTTTGTAGGTTTTGAGGCTGAAAAGGGAACACAGTTTAAATTAAATCAAAATAACATGGTAGTTCCTACTAATGGCTATTTTATTTCTCCTTATGAAGGGGAATATTATTTAAATATTAATGAATTATATATGACGAATGGCTGCTCATAGCAGAATTTTTATTGTATATATTAATAAAGAGGTGATTTAAATGAGTTTTAATCCATTCGCGGCAGGCGGCGTAGACATAGATAAATTACCTTATTTTGTTTTAAGAAAAGTTCAAAGTTTTGGCACTTCTCATGGTTTTGAATTAGTTAAAATTGAGCCAATGAGAGATAATAGAGAAACTTCTATGGGTAGACTTGATCTTGAAGATCTATTTGTAAGAAGCGGCGAAATTGTTAAAGGTACAGAAGTGCCGGAAAAGTATAATCCAGATGAAAACAAAACTTATATGCACTTAATTCTTTCTGATGATGAAGGAACGGAGGTTTATATTGATGTTACAGATTTGATTGATATGCCAGATGCAGGAAAGGTTCCTTTAGATAACGATAATACTTTAACTATTGAACAATTGAATTTAATTAAGAAAATCTTTGGTGACAATATTAGCGCCAACACAACTGTTCTTGATATTATTCTATCTATTGCTAGTATTTTTGAAAATACTGAAATTTGGGCAGAAGACGTTCGAGTTAAAAATGTTACCAATGGCGGCGCTTTTGAATTTCAATATGTATTTAAGCCAAATAAAAGTACAGATTAGGTTCAACTAGCATTACAAAATATTGATAAAGAATTTAAAATTGTTCACGATAATATTACCACTATTGGATAGACTATTGTAAATCTTGAAACAAAAGTTGATAACAACTATGCTGAAATTAATGATAAGATTATTATTATTGACAATTCTATTGATAGTATAAATAATTCAATTACAACAATTGAAGGAAACATTACTGAAATCAATACAAGTATTGGCGATATGAATAAAATTATTACAAATCATACTACAGCTATCAATACTATTAATGAATAGATTACAAATATTAATGAAACAATTAGTAATAATTACACTGATTTATCCAAAAAGATTACAGCTATTGATAATAGTTTAACAGAATACAAGAATGATATAGACTATAAAATAACTAATATTAATAATTCACTTTCTTCATTAAATACTGACAGAAATGCTATTGTAGCAGATATTAAAACTATTAATAGTAAAATAACTAAGATTCAAGAATCAGTAACTGCATTAGATGGGCGTGTTACTCAAAATGAAAAGGACATTGCGGCAATAAAAGAGGAGCTAAAGAAATTAGTTTTAACTGGAGAAAAAACTCTTTATGGCACAATTAATATTGCTAATCAAAAAGTAAAAATTTCTGAATCTATCGGTCGCCATTCTACCGAAGATAGCACTGGAGAAATTTTTAATGATTATACTGATAATATAGCTTCTGGTAATTACTCTCATAGTTCTGGCTCTAATAACTAGGCTACAGCAGACTACTCAGTTGCAATGAATATAGGAAACAGAATAGCTGGCAACGCGGCTTTTGGATGTGGTTATGGAAATACCATTACAGATGGAGGATATAATGGACACGCTTCTGGTTTCCAAAATAGAATTTCTGCGGGAAACTGTCAAGTATCTGGCTCTCACAATAAAGTCGTTAGTGATAACGAAATTGCCGCTGGTCAATATAATTTATCAACCTTAGAATTACCATTGGCGCGTTCCATTGGAAATGGCAAATCAAATAATGAAAGAAACAATCTTGAATATTTAACAAAAACTGGCAATCACTACATAGAAGGCAGTTATTTAATGCACGATTTACCAGAGAATGCTGATTTAGATAATTATGGTTCAGTCGGAGATGGTTATGATACAAGAGTTAATATTTATTATAAAGCAACTGGAATTGTTGCTCCTACTATAAAAAACATTCCAAATGTTGTTGCTGGTTCTTTTGTTACAAATCCTAAAAAAGGCTTTATTCTAAAAGTAATGTAGTATGATAGATAGCTTGCTGTCTAGGAAGACACTTATGTTACTGCTGTACAAATGTTATATGCCGGAACAGGTATTTTTATGAGAACATACATTTTAGATATATCACTTGGTTGGACAGAGTGGATTTGTCTTGGAGGAATTTCTGGTACGGGTGGAGGGACTGCAATTGCATTATCAAAAACTCAACAAGATTATATAAAAATGGATCCTCAAAATGGTGATACAAATGTTATAGCATTTTATTATTCTAACTTAATCTTTGCGGTTAGGTGTAATGTAACTCCTAATATAAATATTTAGCAAATGATATTAAAAATAGATGATACAGCCACTTTTGTTCATAACTATATAAATTCTTCTGGATATGCATATGGACCAAACGAGGAAGAGTTTAAATATGTTGTAAAAGATAAAAATACAATAGTTCTAACTTGCACAGATGGATTTAAAGCTAATTCAAAATATGGCTTTACTTTATTTGGAATGTATGAACCTATAGATTGAGAGGTGATATAAAATGAGTTTTAATCCTTTTATTGGAACATCTAATTCTTCCGGTAGTGGAGGGACTGGACAAGATGGTAGAGGAATACAAGAAATATCTTGGATTTTAAGTTCTACAGGAACAAAGCCCGGTGAAGCTGGAGCAAAAGATACTTATCAAATTCTTTATACTGATGGCTCAACTTCTACTTTTATTGTTCAGAATGGTAATAACGGTAGAGATGGTGCAAAAGGTGAGAGCGGTACAAACGGAAAAGACGGACAAAATGGTAAGGACGGCATAACCCCTATTTTCAGAGTTTCATCTAATTATATTCAAGTATCTATTGATAATGGACTTAATTATACTAACTTAGTTTCTTTAGACTCTTTAAGGGGTGCTGATGGAGAATCTTTAGAATTTAATTGGCTCGGAACTAAACTAGGCATTAAAAAAGCTGGTGAATCTGAATATACTTATGTAGAATTAAAAGGAGAAACTGGCGATAAAGGAGAAAGGGGAGAGAATGGAGCGGAAGGTAAGTCTGCTTATCAAAGTGCTCTTGATACAGGATTTGACGGCACTGAAACTCAATGGGTAGAATCTTTAAAAGGAGAGCAAGGTCTATAGGGTGTATCTATTACTGCCGCATCAATTAATGATGATGGGCATCTAATTTTAACCTTATCTTCCGGTTCTACTATTGATGCCGGAAATGCAAAGGGTGCAGACGGAACTTCAATTAATATTAAAGGCTCATTAAATGATTCTTCTGAATTACCTTCAACAGATCAGAAAATAGGAGATTGTTATTTAATTAATGGTCATTTATGGGTTTATACCAATAGCTTAAAAGAAACTGCCATTAATGGCTTCGATGATGCGGGTAATATTCAAGGTCCGGCAGGCAGAGGAATTTCAATAGTTGCAATTAATGATTCTGGTATTATGACTATTACATATAGTGATGGTACAAGCAATGAAATTGGTAACGTAATTGGTCCACAAGGTCCACAAGGCAAGCAAGGTCTGCAAGGTATACAAGGTGAGTCTGGTTTTAGTCCAGTGGTTTCTACTTCTAAGATAGATAAAGTTACAACTGTTACTATTACAGATTCTACTGGCGAACACACTTTTGAAATTAATGACGGCATTGATGGAACAAATGGTGAAAAAGGTGAACAAGGTGAAGTCGGAAAGTCAATTGAAATTGCTGTAAACGGAAATTACATCCAATGGAGAGTAGTTGGAGATTTAGCTTGGACGAATCTAATTGCTGTCGCGGCACTTAAAGGTGATAAGGGCGAACAAGGAGATAAAGGAGAACAAGGTCTTCGAGGTGAAAATGGCGAGCAAGGCCCTCCGGGTGTTGATGGAAAGAATATTGAATTAGGTACTTCTGAAACATATATTCAATGGAGAACAGCCGGAACAGAAGAATGGAATAATTTAATCCCAATTAGCACTTTAATTGGTAGCGCCGGAAGAGGAATTAATTCAATTGAATTTACTTCAAGTACCGGTGGAGATGTTGCTGGGCTTGCGGGAGCAATAGATACTTACACTATTACTTACTCAGATAATACTAGCTCTACTTTTACTGTTTATAATGGTAAAAATGGTGATAGTCATACTCATGAAAATAAAGAAATTTTAGATAAGTTAAGTGATATTAATGGAAGTCTTGGTTATAACAATGAAAATGTTTTCAAAGTGTGGTATGGAACTAAAGAAGAGTATGAAGCACTTGCAGATAAGAAAGATGATTGGACTTATATTATTACAAATGATAATTTTGAGGACACAATTGTTTAGTTTACAAAAGCAGAAACAAGAGAACCTATTCAATCTGGTGATAGCTTAGGTGTAATATTAGGAAAAATTGCTAAATATTTAGAAGATCTAAAGACTGTTGCTTTTACTGGAAATTATAGTGATTTAGTTGGTAGACCTACAGAAGTAACTGATGCCGAATTAAATGATATTTTGGTGTAAGGTGACATGAAATGGATAGTAAATTATTTACCTTGCACACAATAGAAACTCCTTGGAATAAAATAAAGGATAAATTTTATATTAAATCTGCTGACGGAATACCCAAAAGCGATCTAGACACTACTGTTTAGTCTAGTTTAGACAAAGCAGATAGTGCTCTACAAGAGCATCAGGATATTAGTGGAAAATAGGATAAGTCCACAGCTGTGACACATAGGGCAAACACAGTAGTTGGTTCTACCACTAAACCTGTTTATGTTACAGAGAATGGCGTTGCTATGGCTATAGACCATTCTATTAATGCTGATGTTCCCGCAAATGCAAAGTTCACTGATACTACTTATAGTGATGCTACACAGTCTACGCACGGTTTAATGAGTGCAGCAGACAAAGTAGCTTTGGATAGCATGTCAACCATACATATAAATTTTAATACTGGCTCAAATGTTGTCGGTGTAAAGTTTAAAGTAAACCGTGTTTCTGCAAACTTTATTATAATGGAAAACAATGGTAGAAGGGCGAACTTATCTATATCATATAGGAACAATTTAGATGCAAAAGCTACTGCGTATGTGAGTAGCTGTACAAACTCCAAGTTCAAAGTGTACGTTGATAATAACGAGTACATTTATGTACTATTTGTGTGTGCAGACTGGTCATATATAACGTGTACATCAACAGTACGTATTGAAAACATGGAGATTTGGCGAGGTGCATCATATCCGACTGACTTAAAAATCGTGGAAATAGATGCGAGAATACTACTTGATAACAAGAATTTTTCTTCGTATGCTTTAGCCAAAGACGGCATAGCGGAAAAAGCCAAAACGCTGACAGATAGCGGCTGGACCAGTCCGGAACCAATGTGCATATATAATCTTTCGGTCATAAAATACAGGAAGTATGGAAAATGTGTAACGATAACTGGATTTATAACGCTTGCTAAGGACTATACAGACGCTAAAATATTCCAACTTCCTGAAGATTGCAGACCGTCGCAAAATATATTCACTCTTGGTTCGACAGTTCATTCCCCGTATGATTATTTCCCGGCAAAAATTAGCAATGATGGATATCTGACATTTCTTGGAAAGACAGAAAATTTCTTTAAAAAAATGACTAGTTATGCTATTCAGGTCACTTTTTTTGTAGATTAACATTTAATTCAGCCATTTTATTGTTTTATTGACTGACTAAGAAGAAAATCACATGAAAAAACCATTTATACTACTGTCGGTATTGTCAGTAGCTTTATTGCTGGCTATTTGGTTTAAGTGGCCATCAACCGAATTTATTAATTAATGGAGGTGAAGTGAATGTCAGTATATCAAGGAACTAAAAAAATTTCACAAATTAAAGTTATTTCCGATCTCTTAAATACCTCTGATGCAACTGCAACTTCATCAGATATTCTTTTAAACAAAACTGCATATGCAAAAGGAGAAAAGATTACTGGTACTATAGAATCTTTAGCTGAACAGGAATATATTCCAACAATTGAAGATATTCCAATTCCACTTGGAAGATATTTAAGCGGCAATCAAATTCTTAAAGGAAGTCCTAACTTACTTTCCGAAAATATTAAAAAAGGTGTAGAAATTTTTGGTGTTACTGGTACTCTTGAAGGTGGTGGAAGCTCTGTAAGAAAAGGAACAATTCTAAACACTACTACTTCAACTTCTCAACAAGATACTCTTAATAATTGGGGTAATAAGTGCTATATTAAAGATGGAGATTTAGATTGGATGACTCTTAATGATATAGTTGCTCATTGGGGAGGCATTGTTTCTCAAAACAATTTTATAGGCGGAGAAAGTGAGAAATATGGTATTTATATGACTAACTGGACGGAACAAGATAAAAATACCAGCATTTTATTTATAGAACCAATTAATGTTATTGCAGGTGATTTTCTATTAACATTTAATTGTAATATTTCTAGTTGGATGAATTAGACTTTAAATATTCATTTTCTTACTGCCACTGGCAATACTAAAAATGATATTTTAACGCAATTAACAGAAAAAATCGCCGCACAAGATTATGTGAAAACAATTACTCTTGCTTATGCAGGCGCTAGTTCTCAAAAAGATGTTACCGCAATTGATACTTCATCAGTTGCAGGCGATTATTATATGTATATTGAAGGCTTTAAAAAAGCCGATAACAGTAATTTTAATTTAATTAAAATAAATTATATTAACTTTTAAGGAGGGATATGAGTGATTAAACAATCAATTGAAGCGGTTGAAAAATATTCTCTTAACAAAGTTAGTAGTTATTATTATAAAGTACTGTTAAGAGATAATATTGAAGAAAAAAATAATACTTATACTTATAATGAATATGAATTAGTTATCACGGCGAAAGATAATGTTAATGAATACATTAATAAAAATTTCGATATTCTTTTAAATCAAGCAAAAGTAAATGAGGAGAATAAAATCTTACGAGAAAAAATTGACACTCTTAAAAAGCAATTAGATAATTCCGATTATCAAATTCTTAAATGTACTGAAAGCTTTATATTAGGTTCTGTTCTCCCATATGATTTTTCAAAATTATTATCTAATAGAATGGAAATTAGAGATAACATTAACGCCCTACAAGATAATAGCTTAGAAGTTGATGCATTAGAAAAGCTAAAAGAAAGAAAAATTACCGAAATGTCCGCGGCTAGTCAGACTACAATTACTAATGGCATCGATTATAACGAAAAACATTATCGTTTAAACACCACAGATCAAATTAACTTAACTTCGTTATACTCTCTTGCACAATCTGGAGCATCAGTTCCATATCATGCGGATGGAGAGGTCTGTAGAGTATTTGCACCAGAGGAAATGTGTGGACTAGTTCAAAATGCAACTAAATGGGTTATTTATCATACAACTTATTTTAACCTATTAAAACATCAAATTTTAGCTTTGGAAACAGAAGACGAAATAAAAGCTGTTTATTATGGAATTGAATTAAAAGATGAATATAAATCAGTATTAAAATCAATTACTGCGGGTTGATGAAATGCTAAAAAAGTTCTTTAAATATTTATTTCTATTTCTGTTTGGTGGCGCAGCATATATTAGTATTGAAATGCTTTATCGCGGCTACAGTCATTGGCTAATGTTTATCATTGGTGGTCTTGCATTTTTAATGGTTGGTATGCTAAATGAAGTTTTCAAATGGGAAACTCCAATAGAAATTCAATCAATTATAGGCGGCTGCATAATAACTGGGATAGAATTTATTACGGGACTTATAGCAAATATTCAATTTAATATGGGTATATGGGATTACTCCAATTTACCCTTAAATGTAATGGGGTAGATTTGTCTACCCTTTACTTTTATATGGATATTGTTAAGTGCCGCAATAATTATTATAGATGATTGGCTACGATACAAATTATTTGACGAAGAAAAGCCTCATTATACTTTTCTTTGGAGGCGAAAGAAATGAAAAAGATCGAAACATCAAAATTGTTTCTTTTAATTATCACAATTCTAACAATCTTTATTGTTGGTTTTTCTACTTATTAGATGATTAACCTAGAAACAATTGAGCCTTTAATTTATTTAGTACCTGCTATTTTCACAGAACTTGGCGCGGCGACATGTAGTTACTATTTTAAAGCTAAGAGTGAAAATAAGGTTAAAATAATTTTAGGGGCAATTAAAGAAATTACAAAAGATGAGAATTTAACAGACGAATAGACAAGGATTGCAGAAGCATTGATTAATAACTTAAATTGAATATAAGGAGAGATTACATGGAGAAAAAATGGTGCGTATATGTACATATTGCTCCTAATGGTAAAAAATATGTAGGTATTACTAGTCAGAAGCCAGAGAAAAGATGGAAAAATGGAAAAGGATATAAGCATAATGACCATTTTAATTTGGCAATTAATAAATATGGTTGGAATAATTTTCAACATATTATTTTATTTGATAATTTGGAAGGAGAAGAAGCAGAAAGGTTAGAGACTTTAATTATAGCTTTACTACGGACACATATAAATAAATTTGGTTATAATAAGACTTTTGGAGGAGAACATCCTACTTTTGATGAAAATTACGTCCCTAATAATGCTCAAAAAATATATTGCTTTGAAAATCAAAAAACTTATCAGAGCGCAGCAGAAGCGGCGAAATCATTTGGCTTTCCTACATATACGGGTATTATAGAGAATTGTAGAGGAGTTTATAAACATTGTCACAATTATCATTTTTGTTATTTAGCTGAAAAAGAAAAATTTTTAGATAAATGTCCGAAAGATTTTAAAGATGAAGATAGAAGAGTTTATTGCTTCTCAAATAATACTCTTTATAAAACAACTGGTGAAGCCGCAAAAGATACTAAATGTGCTTTACGAACAGTAAAAAGAAGATGTATTGACAATAATAGAAAAGAAACTCCGCAAGGATATTCTTTCTCATATATAAAAAATTTAACTAAAATGGAGGTTGATAAATATGCCATTGAATCCAGATAAAACAACAATTATAAATGGAGTTAAAGTTAATGAGTATTTATTAACAAAACATAACCCAAATAATATTATGATGCCAACGGCTAATCTACCAGCAAAACCAATTGCTATAACTATTCATAACACTGATTGGATTAATGTAGCATCCAATACTACACCTGCTGAACAATACACTAGGGCAAGTCGAAATGGTAATATGAAGACTGTTCGTGTCCATTATTATGTAGATGATAAGTGTGCATGGCAAAATCTTCCACTAACTCTTAGTGGATTCCATGCTGCGGATGGTAATGGTCCCGGTAACAGAAAAACTATTGCTATTGAATGTATTATGAGAAACTCTACAGATTCAGTTAGCAAGAAGTCAGAAGATAATTGCGCAAAGTTGGCAGCATGGCTTCTTCATAAATATGGGCTTGGTGTTGATGAAGGATTAACAACGCACACTCACTGGCTTAATGTTAGAGATGGAAAAAAGGGAACAAATGATTATTTAAATACAGCACATAATAGCTACAAGATGTGTCCAGCATATATTCTCCCTCATTGGGCACAATTCAAATCAAAAGTAGCAACTTATCTTGCTCAATTAAACGGTTCTAAAGTTCCATCTACTCCAACCTCTACTCAAATGTATCGGATAAGAAAGACTTGGGCAGATTCAAAATCTCAAATTGGAGCATACTCCAACCTAGAAAATGCAAAGAAGGCTTGCAAATCTGGCTATACTGTTTTTGATAATAATGGTAATGCAGTTTATACGAATGGCGGCGCTTCAAAGCCAGCTTCAAAGCCAACCACTGCCCCCAGTATTACTTACTGTGTATATGCTAATAAATGGTATCCAACTGTGGTTAATGATTCTGATTATGCTGGCGTAGAAAACAGAAGTATTTCTGGTCTTGCCGCAAAAACTAGCAGGGGAACACTTAAATATCGTGTCCATACTCATAGCGGTAGATGGCTAGGTTGGGTTACTGGTTATAATACAAGAGATTGGAATAATGGTTGTGCCGGAATTAGAAACAGAGCCATTGATGCTATTCAATTAAAGCTTGAAGGAGTAAGTGGCTATGAAGTTTAGTATAGAGTTTCTTATCTGGGTACTTCAGCTTATTTGCCTTGGGTTACTGGAACATCAGATTATGCAGGAATATTTAACAAAACAATTGATAAAATTCAAATTAGAGTTGTTAAAGTTTAATAGAAGAGTGCTACGATGAGTAGCACTTTTTATATAGGAGGGATTTTATAATGATAGAGTCTATTTTAGGTATTTCAATTGGAACATTATTAGGAACCGTTGGCGGCCTAGCCTTCATTGTTTCATTAATTACAGAGGTTTTAAAGAATTTACTACCTAAAAAGTTTCCAACTAAGCTTTTAGTTATGATTATTTCTTTAATTTTAACTATTGGTTTCGTTTTACTTTTTGGCGGCGTAAGTGTAATTAATGGAATTTATGGAGCAGTAGGTAGCTTTATCGTTTCTTTTGTTTCTATGTATGGATGGGATTCGTTTAAAGAATTATATAATAGATTTAAATATGAAAAGGAGAATAGCGGCGGAGGTGAATAATAATGGCAGATAGTACTACATGGAATGTTGAAGATTTTCTTAGAAAACTAGAAAAAAGTTTAAAAGAGTCTGAATTAAATAGTACGATAGGATTAGATCCAGACATTGATTCTCCTTCCTCTTTTTCGTTTGATGTTTGGTTTAATGACACAGAACAACACCATTATTGGAATAAAAGTGTAAGAAATTTATGGAACAGTTGGATGGAACGTATTCCTAGCGATCCAGATGACAAACAAAGAGATATTGGGGATACTATAAATTCTGATGCAGGTTTTGATTTTTTTAAAGAGCCTTATGTAAAACCAGATTTAAATATTGATAGCCAAACATATGAAAGTGTTCGTGGTGATGATAAAATTGAATCTGTTTTGAAAAATAAAAAATAGATGCAATATACTCATACTTAGAATAAAGCTGATGGGATAAATACAGAGAAATATATAAGACTGTTAATGCCTAAGTATTTAAGAAGAGTTGAAATTGAGGATTTAAATAGAAATTTTTGGGTTATTGCTCAAACTATTGGGCTAATTAGTGAATATTTATTAAGTCCAGATAGTCCCCTAAACGAACTAATTAAAGGAATATTAAAAGAAATTGCATAGTTATGGGATAATGTATATAGAATTTGGGAAGCTTTACATGGTTTAGGAGAAAAAGTATCTGAAACTAATGATAGAATAAATAAAATAGTAGAGGCAACTCAAAAGACAAAAGTAAGAATTAATTTAAATATATACCCAAACTATACAGATAAAGGCAAGGAATTTAGACGTATGTTAGGCGAAGATGAAAATTCTAACGAACTTATTACTATTGATTCCATATCCTTCTATCCTATAAGAGCAAAAAAGAATAATGATAATTCATATGAGTGGGAAGTAGGAGAGTTGACATAGAATTTAAAAAGAAAAAAGGATTAGATAGCTGAATGTTGTGTTTGGATGAACAATGAGAATGGCCTTTATAAAAAACTTGCAGAAGAATGTTATGGAAAAGATGTTGGTTATAAGATAGGGTGTGTTATTATTTATCATAAGGAAACTGAAAAAGGTTTAGATCATGCAATTGCATATGATTTGGCTAGTCCATATGTTTTTTCTAAAAAAGAATTTTATGGTCCTTATTGGTATGCCAAAAAGATAGTATCTAATCAAGCTTATATTCATATTAATAGAACAATAATGGATACAATGACTGAAGAAAACGGAATATACAGCAATCCTGTTTTTAATGAACCAATTGATACTTCTGATCAAAAAATTGGTTTAATTGAAATTGAAAGAGATGGTAATAATAAAAAACCTGTAACAGAAATTCTTTCTAATATTATGGGATTTAATTTTGTACTTAGAGATTTAGCTATTAATGAATTAGGTACGTCTAAAATTTGTACTTGGGATTTGATACCAGATGATTATACCAGTATAACGGCTTCAAGGGTTTCTAAAAAAGATATGACTAGAAACTTCTTAAAAACTTTAGTTAATTTTTCAACTAGCGCAAATAATAGCTACAGAACAAAAGACCCGAATGTTGGCGAAAATGTTTCTGTAATTTGGACGATACCAGCAGTTATTTATGAATTCTTAAACAAAATGTCAACTACGACTGACGATGTATATGATAATTTAGTAACTAATCTTGCCGCGGCAAAGTTTTTTTTAGAAAGAATAAAAGAAGAGAATATTGGACAGGCTAAGAATGAAGATTATGATAATTTAATTAATTTGTATACAAAATTTTTAGAAAATGAGAATAATGAAAGCTTCAATAATTTTGTACTAGCTTTATTAAGAATACTAAAATTACTGCCAAGCGATTTAGGACTAGGTGATACTTTAGAGGCTAGTATTGATACGCCTTGGCTAGAGAATTATGAAAATGCTGTTTAGGCACAATTGTCCAAATCAGATAGTTTGGCATATAAAGCTTTTGTTAGTAACAATTTTATAAAATCAGCTATGGGAACTTCCATTCCGTGGGCATATCTAGAAGCTGATCATTATAATAAGGAAATGAGAATAGAATTTAATACTGCTCGATATACCTCTATTATAACAAATGCAATGGATGGCTATGATGGGCATCTTAAAGGAGGAAATATTCACTGGGCACTTACTTCATCAATTGTCCCTAAAGAAGGTTTTATTATTGGTGGTGGAGATATCTTACTTGCAAGTGAAGATGATGATAATTAGAAATGCTTAAAAAGATGTTCTTTGGAAAAAGAAGATAAATATATAGGAAATAAAAGATTATAGGATTTATTAGATAAAGATCCTTCTCTCAAAAATTATTTTAACAGCGCAACAAGTGAAGAGGAGAAAAAGAAATTGTATGTTTAGGCAATAGCTGCAATAGGCAATTTAAAAGGTATGCAAGAACAAGGCGGCGTAAGAATTGAGTATATATAGCCTTACATTCCTAAAAGTTTAAATAATTATTGGATTACCGTTTCTTCTGGAGATAGAACTGGAGGAAGAATTCAAATTAGAATCAACTACTCAAATATGAGGTCTTTTTCATGTGCAGATGGAACATTAGGTGCATTAAATGGTTCGCAAGGACAAACAGATTGTTTCCCTCATAATACCTCTCTTAGCTTGACATTTTTTAATCCTTTTTCAAACTTATCAGATTTTGAATCTACATTAATAAATTAGATTATTAGATTTAATGCTCCAGAAAATGGTGTAATGGGAGTAGAAGAACCTAGTAATGAAAAATGGTATGATAATTTTGGTTATATAAGTGAATCTAATTGTATAACAAGACATACTGATAAAGAAGACTTTTTAGTTGACGGATTTTTGGGTACGTTGACCGGTGTAAAATGGGGAATGTCAGTTAATGATAGACGTGGTTATACAATACCAGCTTTAGGATATGACGATTATGAAAAAAATATTGATTTTGGAGAATTAACTCCAGAATATTATTATAAGGAAGTAACAAATGAAAAATACGGCTCCTATTGGCGCTGTCAAGGTCCTCCTTTATGGAGATATGGTTCGGGAACTTATGGGAAAGTAAGACCTATAGAAATTTTTTCTTCATATGGTCTTATAAACTCAACAGGAGATTATATTCCCTTTGATAAAGCCTCTATTCAAACATTAATAGGGAAAATGGATACAGAAGATATAAACAGAGATAAGTGGAATGCCCAAAAGGATAGCTTCTCTGTTCAGTTAGATTTTTTGGCATATGCTACAACTGGTATGACAAATCATAACTATTGTATTATTTCAGCTTCTAAAAGACAAAAAGAAATTTAGGATTAGAAAAAAATTAGAACTAATACTGGATTAGGCATTGACTGGACATAGTATACAGGCGGTTGATTAAATGAGTTACAAGCATACTTTTACAGAATCTGAATCTGGCAAGTCTTTCATCTTAAAAGTAACCACTTTAGATTCTTTAACAGATTCAATTTTAATAAATGTTCGTAAAAAAATTCCAGTTAAACCTTCTGGTAATGCTGGTTCATTTCCACAAGGAACTGCGTCTGATTCTTTTGTTTTAATCTGTAATTTAAATAAGTCTTATCGAGAAGCACTAAATGTAGATGCGTTAAACGACTATGCTTATAATTACCTAGAAGCGCTGGGTGAAACAGTAGATAGAAGTACAAAATACTATTCAAAAGATTCAGATGGCATTTATGTATATATTGAAAAACAAGATGAAATGTAGTATGATAATGATACAATTGAAATAAATGAAAAAACTTGTTATAAAGTTTATCTAGGCGGTACAGCGGATATAATTGGATTCCAACGTCACGGCGGCGACACTGGCAAATATCAATTACAGTTATCTAATGGTTTTTATAAAGCAATAGCAAATAAACTTTATTTATTTGTAAGTGATAGCGCAAGACTAGCTTATGTTATTACTTCTGGTTCAAAGGCAGTATCATTTCACTATAACGGAGAAACTACAGCAAATCAAAAGATATTTACAGGTGATTCAGTTTATAAAGAAGGTGGCTATTATATTTCAATTGGTAATGATTGTTCTATTGAAACAATTAAATCTCCGGATACCTCAAGCGGCGTTAATTACGTATTTAGAGATGGTGATATTGATGCTATCATTACTTCAAATACAATGACGAAACTTGAACATTTTGCAGATATTATAAACGCAAATAAAATTGTTTTATCTACAAATATTAAAGAAATCGGAGATTATTGCTTCTATGGTTCTCTGATTTCTGGAACAGTAGAATTAGAAACTTCTGTACTTGAAGAAATTGGAGATTATGCTTTTGCAAATATGAGTAACTTAAATTTGCTTAATATTAATGCTACTTCTGATGGATTTTCTCATATGCCGGCAAGCTTAAAGAAAATTGGAAACTATGCTTTTCAAAATTCTGCTGGCTTAAAGAAAATTAGTTTTTTAAACTGTAGTTAGCTATAGTCTATTGGAAACGAAGCTTTTGGTAATTGCAGCAATTTAAGAAATGTTAAGTATTTATAGAAGCAAGTTGAGCCAGATAAAATTAGCTTTACTCAATTACTCTACTTGCCGCCAGAGCAAGGTTCAGACGGAAACTACGCTCCAAGAATTAAAACAAGTAGCTCTAAACTAGTAACTGCTTCTTATAGATATAACTATGAAGCCGCGACTGCTTATCCAGATATTACAGAAGAAGAAAAAGAAAAAACGACAAGAACGTTTATTAATTGTTCAAATATTAGTTGGGATTGCCAATAATTAAAGTTAAGTCAAGGTATTTTTCCTTGACTTTTCTTTTTGACTATGGTATAATTAAATTAATAAAAAGATTGGAGGTAAAATTATTGAGTAAATGTATTGTCATATCGTTTTGCAACTTTAGTAGAGGAATCATAATCGGAGGAGATTGAAAATGCTAAAATTTTACACAGATGGCGCAAGTACAATGAAAAAAATTAATAATGAATGGATTCGTTGTAATGGCGGCGCGGCAATGGTATGTATTAATGATGAAAATAAAATTATTGCAGAATATAAACGTGGCTTTAAGAACACAACAAATAATTATTGCGAACTCCATGCAATTTATCTAGCACTATCTTATTGGAATAATAATTATCCAAACGAGGAAATTGAAATTTATAGTGACTCGGCTTATTGTGTTAATATGTTAAAAGAAAATGGTTGGATTTATAACTGGGAAAAGAATGGATGGACAAGAGGAAAAAAACATGAATCAATTGAGAATTTACCAATTATTAAGAAAATTTGGGAATTGCTTAATAATGATGTAACTTTTATTAAGGTTAAAGGTCATTCTGGAAATTCATATAATGAATTGGTAGATAAGATGGCTGTAGAAGCAAAAGAAAAAGGAGAATGGTTTAATGAAATTCACTAAGCAACAAGAAAAAGTTATTTATGCCGATGATCCCTATATTATCTGTGTTTCTGGCGCAGGTATGGGTAAAACAAGAGTTTTAACAGAAAGAATACGGCGTATTATTGTAGAAAAGAAAGCAAAGCCAGAAGAAATTGTAGCATTAACTTTTACTAATAACGCCGCGGAAGAAATGAAAAAGAGGTTAGGAGATATTTGTTATGGAATGTTTATTGGAACTATCCATTCTTATACTAATCAAATTTGTATTGGTTGCGGCATTGATACAAGTAACTATCTAGCAAATATGCAATTTGATAAAATTCTTTCTCGTGCGGCTGCAATTCCAGAACGAATGTATCCACATGTTAAATATTTATTAATGGACGAATGTCAAGATACTTGTGACCTAGATTTACAAGTTTTAGAAAAAATTCATTATGATAATTTCTTTTTGGTAGGAGATTTTAGACAACTTATTTATTCGTTTAGAGGTTCTAATCCAGAAATTTTTTATCGTTTTTATAATGATCCATCTTTTAAGAAATATTATTTAACAAAGAATTTCCGTTGTCCTCCAAATATTATTAAATATGCAGAAAGATTTGTTCAAAGATTTGAGAATGTTGGGCCAAAGGCTGTCGCGGCAAAAACAATAGCCGGCTATATTGATGATGATATTAGTTTTAATGAAGTTGTAGATGAAATTCTTTGGACGGATAATTATGGAAAATGGGCAATTTTATGTAGAACTAATGCAGAATTAGAAGAAGCGCAGCGGCGGCTTGATAAACAAGGTATTCCAAACTTAACTTTTAAAAGAGGAGATTTGGATTTAGTCGAAATGGAAGGGCTACTCAGCGAAAATAAAGTAAAGGTTTTAACTATTCATGCTGCAAAAGGATTAGAATTTCCTAATGTTGTTGTTGTTGGTATGAGAACATATAATGATGAAGAGAATAGAATTAGTTATGTTGCTGTAACAAGAGCAGAAAATAATCTTTATATCTGTCCATCTATAGCTAAACGTAGACGCGGTGCCGGCACTGCACAAACTGTAAAGACAACTCAAAACATGATAGCCGATCAAGTTAAAAAGCAACTTATAAAATTCTAAGGTGGTACTATGGAAGATTTAACTATTTATGAAGATAATGAACAAACTGTAATCATTTCAAGTGTTCTAAGGGATTTTCTTGAATACTATTATGTTAGAAAATTTAGACTAGAGAAACCACAATTTAATGCTTTACTTGCATTAGTATTAAAGGATGCTGAATCGAAAGGAATTAAATTACAAGATATTAAGATATTAGCCAACGGAACTGTGCCTATTATTAAGTATGGGCAGGGACTTGTACTAATTGATAAATTTCAGTGTTTTGATTTAGCTTTTGATATATTGACTTCTATCGAAGATTATGATAAAATAGATAAAGATGAGATTAAAAATTTAATTGAAGAGAATGATAATATTCATTTTTTATTTTTCCCAAAAGAAGTATTTAAAGTTCGCGGCTATATGTATACTTTAAATAATAATAATGAATTAATTGTAAGTTTCTTTTCTTATAATTAAATATTAATTTCATTACATAATATTTATGGAGGGATATCTATGAGCATTTACATAATCTCAGATATTTCCTTTAATAATGTTAATAATGCTGGAAACGAAGCTTCATTAGAAAGATATAATACTGCTTTGATTAATAAGTGGAACTCTATAGTTTCTGATGATGATAAGGTTCTTGTTTTTGGAAATTTTGCTCGCGGAACAGGAAGCACTATTCGCGGCATTATTAATCAATTAAAAGGAAAAATCTATATTGTCCAGCATTCTTATAACAATTTTTTTGAAAAAAGTCGATGGCATAAATATGGTATTGATAAAGTGTGGAATTGCTCATGTACTTATACCTTTAAAGATAATGAAGGACATAATCATAGAGTATATTTTCCACTTGAAGAAAAGCTTAAAAATCCAAAATCTCATGAATATATTTGTGTAAGGGAAAATTATATGGATACCGTTATTCAAGATAATATTCTTAATATAGGAGCAAAGTTTTGGGATTATGGCCCCATTAAACTTGAAGAATTACCAAAAATTTTTGAGAGATTAAAGGATTTTAAATAACAATAGTTCCGCTTTAACAGGCGCAAGCCGAATTAAGGAGGAATTTTAAATGAAGAAATTAATTATTGGAGCAGTAATGTTCCTAGGACTTATTTGTCTAATGTGTGGATGTAGTAAAGTAGATAAGGTAGTTACTGTTCCAGCGGCAACTTCTACAACTATGGTAGCAACACCAGTGACTGTAGCAACTGGGAGTCCCCAAGTGGCTACAACAACTACTTCTATTACAACGACAAATACAACGACAACAGAGAAAACGACAGAAACAACTACTACTCTTGAATACTTAGTATTCAATCCAGATTCTAAAAGAATCCACAGAAGCAACTGTACTTATGTAGATGAATCAATGGAAAGAGTAGATGGAAATTATGTAAAGGAAGGAAGGGCATGCCGGGTATGTAAGCCAGACGTTATTATTGATACTGTTTATACTGAATCAGTTGAAGTTGAACAAGTAGAATCTTATTCTAATGAATATAGTATTGATGAATCAAGTCAATACGTTCCAGAGGTCCAGAATGCTTCTCCCAAGACATCATCTAATGGTTGCCTTACTGCAGGAAAGGGCGTTCATTATGGACCAAGTGGAAAAGAAACTTATTATAATTTAAATATGGGTGGATGCGTTTCTATTATGAGAGGATTGGGATATTCTGAAAGTGAATATCCAGTTTGGACTCGATCTGATGGCGTGAAAATGTTTGGTGATTACGCCATGATAGCCGCGGAGCTTGGTTCTCGCCCAAAGGGAACTTTAGTTGAAACTTCACTGGGAACAGGGATAGTTGTAGATACAGGTGGTTTTGCGACGAGCAATCCAACTCAAATTGATATTGCATGTAATTGGTAACACTCAAATTTTCAAATGTATAAGTTAAAAACTTATGCCATAAAGATAGATAATTGAATTGGCAACTCGATTATCGAGGAAACAAAGAGAGAATCGAAAAATAAAGCATAAGGAACTATTGTTAAAGATAAGGACAGGAGCAAAATCCTGTCTTTTTTTATTGACTTTTTTTACTAGTTATGATATAATATATTAAAATAAAAAGGAAAGGAGGCAGTGAAATGCAACAAAGAGTTTATATTCAATCTGAAACTACTACAAATCCACTTTATTTAATGGGGTACGAAGCCGGCACATGCTGGAATGCAGATATAACTTCTCCAGAGAAAAATATTAAAAGAGCAATTGAGTGTATTAATAGTGGGCATGGTCGTGTAATGGAATATCCACAAGTATTTTTAACAATTGAAGGCTTTAGTATTAAATTTGCAAGAGAGTTTATGAGGCATCTGGGTGGCGCGCCAACTGTTCTTCAAGATTCTACTAGATATGTAGATAAAGAAGGATTTAATTTTATTATGCCAAAGTCTATTGAAGATCATACTGGCGCAAAAACAAATTATTTAGAAGCTATGGATTATATTAATATTATTTACCAAACTATGGTAGGTAATTTTGGAATCCCAAAAGAAGATGCTTCAATGATACTGCCACTTGGAATGGAAACTAAACTTGTATATAGAACAAATTTAAGAGCGCTAGTAGATATGGCAGAAGTTCGAGAGTGCAGTAGAGCATTTTGGGAATATAGACAATTTATGAAAAAGCTTAAAGAAGGATTATCTATCTATTCAGATGAATGGAAACAAATTGTTGATATGGGAATTTTTGCCCCCAGATGTGAACGATTGGGATATTGTCCAGAAAAATTTAGTTGTGGAAGAAAAGAAAAAAAGGAATAAATTTAATTATAATTTTTACTATTATTATGGATATATTAAGACAATAAACGGAGGAGATTAAATGTTTAATAAAGTTGTACTTATGGGCAAGCAGGGAATTGATACTTTTCTTGAAATTTCAAAAACTATTCCAGAAGATGTTTATGTTACTACAAGAGATAGAAGCTATAGAGTGAATGGAAAATCTTATTTGGGCTTACTACTCGCGGCTTCAGAGTGGAATGATGATACTTGGATTGAAACAAATGCTGATGCTTATTTTAAATTTCAAGATTTTATTGATGTAGCAGAAGATGATAATGTTTCTATTCATGAATAAGATTGAATTTATTTAAGAGATATTAACTAAATATTTACTTTATAGGTAGAGGATTTTTGTTCTCTACCTTTCTTTATAGGAGGTGATTATATTGCCTTACGGCGATGTGGTTGGTAATAAAGAGCTTTACAAAAAACCAGAAGGAGGTGCTAATATGGCAGATTCCAAAAATTGCAACTGTGGTTGTCAAGATACAACTACGACTAATCCAGATGGTGGCTATGCTTGTCCACCTTATTGGCCTTGGCCTCCGAGACCAGATTGTCCTCCGCCACCTCCACCTTATCCGGGTGAATGGCCGGGCCCAGTCTGTCCTCCAAAATCTTCTGTGGAAGCACAGATTGCTAAGTTAGCAAAGAAGAGTGCAACTATTCGTGCAATGCTTGATGCGTTAAAGAATAAAAATAAGCCAATTCTTATTTCAATTGGTTGCAAGCAATATAATTTTGGTTGCTATTTAGATGCGGAAAAGTCTACTACCGAGTATGGAACAACTATTGAAACTATGCTTGAAAAAGAACTTAATGCTATAAAGACAAAGCTTACTGAGCTAACTGAAGATTTAACTGTTGCAGATGTTAATGATATGACTGAAACAACTGTTACTGTTTAATAATTGTTAAGAGGGGCAATAGCTCCTCTTTTCTTTTTATTTGACTTTTCTTTTAGATTATTATATACTAATTATAGTAAAATGATTCTATGGATTAAAAGTTTCGCAGCGATAGATGAATCTAAAAAAATTGACTTTGTTTTTAGCCTATGATATAATATTTATAGAATCAAAGAAAAGGAGTGAATAAAATGAACGATGAAAGACCAGTTAAGAGTAAGTTTCTAATGAAAATTACATATTTTAAAAAGGAAGGAGAGGAATTAAAGCAAAGTAATAGTCATCACGTATGGCTTCGCGGCAAGGAATTTATGGAAGATATCCAAGCTGATAGAGAGAATGGCATTGATCATAAGATTGAAATTGTTAATAAAGAGCCGGAAAAGTTTCAGCTTGGTGTAATTTATATTCTAAGAACGAAGGATAAGGCGTGGGCTTATCAACTTGAAGATTAATTTAAAAATTGACTTTATTTAAAATCTATGATATAATATTTATAGAATCAAAAGAGAAAGGACGATTTAAATGATTATTTCAATTAGATTCAAAGATAAGAATAAGGTATTCCGTGGTAAGACTTATGATTTTAATTTGGTAAAAGGAGCGAGAGTTCCTAAGCAAAATGATATTGTAAGAATGGTTGATGAAAATGGTGATTATCGTTTCTATGGGACTAGAGTTCGTGTAGAGAATATTCGAAATGGCTATGATAATCAGCTTGACTATGTAGACACAATTGAATCTGATTTGAACGATTAAAAAGGAGTGATTATAATGGAACAAGAAGTAGAGAGAGTTTGTAGCGAATGCTCTAAGGTTTTTAAGACAACCGAAGAAGAAGCAACGCTTTGTCAAGAATGTTGGGAAAAACTTGTTGGGGAAAACGAAGGAGAATAATTGACTTTATTCTTAAAATATGATATAATTAAAAAGGAATCTATCTCCCATTTAGATTCCTCGTAAATATTGTTTAAGAAAGACGATTGCGGCAAACGGTTTATAAGAATAGTATAAAATCGTCTTGGAAAATTAAAAATTGGGGCATAGCCAAGTGGTAAGGCGGCTGACGTAGAGTATTAGTAAATATTTTAGAAGGGGCAGAACCTTCTCTCTACACCATCTAAATCAGCAGATTCCGTAGGTTCGAATCCTACTGCCCTAAGAAGCAATATTATCTAAACCTCCTCGTGGTTTGCTTCGGAAACAGGTAATGCTGGCTAATATAGATAAAATATAAAAAGGAGTTGATTAATTTTGGTATATAAGTATATACGGAAATTTGGAGAGGATAAAATGGAAGGGGAAAAAAACTAAAATGAAAAAGATTTGCTTAGTAAAGAAACCATTTAAAACTTCTAGCGGTAAAACAGAATATTCGCTTGAAGCTGTTTGTGATAGTCTTTTAATTGCAGAAAAATATGTCCAAGAGTATATGAAAAACCAATATGAAACGGGAGATTATCTTCTCGTCTATCCTGTTCGCTGTTATGAAGACAAGGATATTTAAAATAGATAAAAGAGGTTAAATCCTCTTTATAGCGTAGTAGCACAATGGTTAGTGCATCCCCCTTATAAGAGGAAGACGCGAGGTCAGTACTCGACTACGCTACCATAAATTTGCTTAAAACTTATTCACAAAGAAGTTTAAAAGTTTTTAATTGTGAACTCTTTCTGCCTCACTAGTTCAATAGTAGAACAACTGCCTTTTAAGCAGTAGACCTCGGAGCGTAACCGTGGTGAGGCACCAATAAGTAGTTTTATCTACTTAAATGCAGGTATAGTTTAATGGCAGAATATTTGGCTTCCAACCAGAAGATGAGGTTTCGATTACCTTTACCTGCTCCAAATGCGCTTTTAGCTCAGTTGGATAGAGTAATTGCCTTCTAAGCAATAAGCCGTTGGTTCAAATCCAACAAAGCGCGCCAATATTTAGAAAAAAGGAGAAAGAAAAATGTTTAAGTGCTGTATTTGTCATCGAGAATATTCAACTAAGGAAGGTGCAGTGAAATGTGTTAATGAATGCAGTAGAAAAATGACTGCTGACGGAGTTTTTAAACCGAAGTCAGCTTCACAGGGAAAAACACTTAATAAGTATGAATATAGTGATTCTCTTAATGAAGTCCAAGTAACTAAAGAAGAAGTTGTTACTTTATGTTCTAAACTTATTAGTGCCGGTGCGAATAAACAGCAGATTGATTCAATGCAAGACAAAGCATTAACGAATTGGAATTTAAAAACCTTGCCTGAAAAAGAAGTTGAATTTAAAAGATTTAAAGTTCTTGCTTTTTTGTATAATCTATGATATAATATTTATAGTAAATCGAAAGGAGATAGGAAAATGCTAGTTAAAACTCATTTAATTGTAACTTCTCAGCATGAAGAATATATTGTTAAATGGCATGATTCATTAGCTAATTCTAATCCATTGTTTAAAAATAATATGCCAATATTTATTTTAATTAGTGGAAAAGGACGAATGGAATTAAACACTCTTGATATTCCTTATCTCGAAAAAATTGCAAAGAATTTTACCTCTCCTAAAGGTAGAGGGGCTTTTACCACAGATAAAACTTATATTTATCTAAAAGAAGTGGATGGTAATGAAAAACAAATTGGTACTGTTATTCATAATCATGTTAGACAGTATGCCCCTATGTATGATGATCTTTAAAGAGATAGAAATATCTCTTATATAGCAGATTGGAGTAATGCTAACTCACTAGGCTCATTACCTAGAGCTTCACGTTGGACTCGTGAATCTGCCTCCAATAAGTTTAAAAACTTTTCCAATTTTAAATAAATTGGAAATTTGGCGAAGTGATGGAAATGGTAGACATGATGAACTTAAAATTCATTGCTAAATAAGCGTGCAGATTCGATCTCTGTCTTCGCCACCATTAAGAAAATTTTTTAATTTAAAAGGAGTAAATTAAATGAAGAATGTTTTTATTTCACAACCAATGCGCGATCTTACGTCAGATGAAATTAAAGCTAATCGTTCTACGGCGATTAAGGATATTAAAAAGTTCGTACTAAATAAGTATGACGAAGAAGTTAATATCATTGATTCTTACTTTGAAGATGCACCGCAAACGAAGTTGCCTGCTCTTTGGTGGCTTGGACAATCAATTTGTAAGCTATCCGAGGCGGACATTATCTATTGTCTAAAGGGATATGAAAATGCACGAGGTTGCCGTATCGAGGTTCTTTGTGCCAAGGAATATGGAGTTGAGGTTGTTGAGGAATCTTAATTATTGATTTTAATTATAATCTATGATATAATATTTATAGTAAATCGAAAGGAGATTAAAAAAAATTATGGAAAAGCGTTACACACTTGAAGAAATCAATCTACGAATTAAGAAGCTAATGGTAAAGGAAATGCAGAACATTAAGCTAATTAACAAGTGGCGGCGAATTAAGAAGAATCTTTATCCGGATGTAGAATAATTCTTTTAAAGACGAGTTCAGCGATTATTATTTTTTATTGCTCACCGATTTATGAGATTTATAAATGAAATCGTCTTGTTTAGAAAGACAACTACAGCGATTATTTTGGTATGTTTATTATTATTGTTGTATAAACGGTTACTTACCCTATCACCTCCCGTTGTCTTGGAATTAAAAGAATAGAGCCTATCATCATAATTTGATAGGTATTATAAATGAAGACAGTTCCAGCTAATTTTTTTTGAAAGTATTGAATAGTGGTTATTTTTAAGCTGTCTTGTTTATTTGGTCGGTACTCCTCTTCAACCTTACCCATAAAGTTAAAAAGAAGATTTTCAGTCTTTGTTGCTGACCTGCGGGTGTTCTCTTTCACATAGCAGCGCGAAATAATAAAATAAAAGAAATTTAAAAATCCATTTTTGTTGACGAGCAAAATGGTGTAGGTTGCGCAATCTATTTAGATTTTATGGGTGATATTAAAGCGTCTATAATATCACAGCCGCCCGTGCAAGACGCGATTAAATTTAAATGAACGGCTATAGGTTGAAATTCCTTTTAGGAGAGAGAAATGCTCCTAATAAAATGGAGAATTTAAAATCGCAAACCTTCACGAGGTATTCTCTGTTTTAACTAATTGCGATTAAGACAGTTACAGCCAATCTTTTATAGGATATATATATGCAATATATGAACTGTCTTGTTTATTGGCATTTTCAGCAACATACATACTATCATACAATGTCAAGGAGGATTTTATTATGAATTTTTCAGAAGCTTTTAAGGTGGCAGCGAGTCAGACCGTTACAGAAAATGGTGGAAAGTGCTTTTCATCTACTGGTTCTGATTTGCTAAATTTATTTGCAACAATTGGCGGCCTACGATCTGTTCCAGAAGATAAGATTATTGAAATGTATAAGGCGGCAAGAGATGAAGACAAGGAACTAGCAGATAATCTTGTTCTTTATTCTCGTAACATTCGTGAAGATGGTTGTGGCGAAAGACGTGTTGGCAAGATTCTACTAAAGACTCTTGCTAAGCTTGATCCACAGAAAGTTAATCGAAATTTTACTACTATTGTTAATAATGGTAGATGGGACGATCTATTCTGTCTTTTCGATACTCCTTGCGAAGATAAGATGATGATTTATTGTTTAAAGCAAATAACAGAAGATATTAATTCTTTTGTTGAAAAGAAGCCAGTATCTCTTATCGCAAAGTGGATGCCATCAGTTAATACTTCTTCAAAAGAAACCGTTAAAATGGCTAAAAAGTTCTGCCGTTTTGCAGGTATTTCTGAAAAAGATTATCGCAAAACTTTATCTGGACTTCGTAGTTATTTGAATGTTACTGAAAAGCTAATGTCTGCTAAGAAATGGGATTTAATTGACTTTGAAACTGTTCCGTCTGTAGCAATGAATCGATATATGAATGCTTTTTCAAAGAATTGCGGAGAAAAATGGTTCGAATATCGGGAGTCTGTTATTAGTGGGGAAAAGAAAATTAATGCCACAACGCTATTTCCATATGATATTGTTCGACCTATTTTTAATGACTTATATGACTGGACTGATACAGAATATGATAATGAACTTCTCAGCGAACAATGGAAAGCTCTTCCAAATTATTTAAAAAATAATGAAGAAGTAGTATGTATGTGTGACGTTAGTGGCTCTATGTTCTGTGATAATTATCGTCCTATTTCTACCTCCATTGGACTTGGTATTTATTTTGCTCAGCATAATCAAGGTACATATCATAATATGTATATGTCTTTTTCTTCTCACCCTAGCTTCATCACCATTGAAGATGGTCAGAAGATTAGTGATATTGTAAAGAAAATGGCAAAGACAGAAATGGGTTACTCTACTAATCTTGATGCGGGCTTTGAAGTAATTTACAAAGTTGCGGTAAAGACTAACGATGTTCCTAAAGCACTTATTGTTATTAGTGATATGGAAATTGATTCTTATAAAGATGACAGCTTTTCTATTGCTGATAAATGGGAACAGAAATTTAAAGAAGCTGGTTTAATTATGCCAAAATTGATTCTTTGGAATGTTGAGAGTAGAGGAGGAGATACTTTTCTATCTACTAAATACAATCCCAATGTAGCTTTTATTGGTGGTCAGTCTGCGGCAACATTTAGTCATCTACAAACTTTAATTGAAAAGGATGCTTATTCAGCTATGGTCGAGATTCTTTCTCTACCACAGTTTCAGTGGGCATAATAAATAGATAAAAGAAAGCGATAGTACTAGTTATACTATCGCTTTTGTTGATTTTAGTTATAAATTATAGTATAATTATTATAGTAAATAAAAAAGGAGATTTAAGATATGATTGATTTTAATACTCTTGACGAAAGAACGGAGATTACTATTGATGATGTAAATTGGATTCTCGATAAATTTTATCCAAAGAATAGTCTTGGTTACGAGTATACTACAGATGGATATATTCGCGTATCAATGATGCTTTTTAATTTAGCTTCCAGCGCTTTAAGACTAGATTTTTCAATGCCGAATGACCTTGATCCTGATATTGATTATGATCCTTGGGATGAGAATGGTAGACCGATTGTTACGGCGGCAATGATTCCAACACTTACAAAAGTTTATCCTTATTCAGTTGTTAAAACTTATTATTTAAGTAAAGAAGCCGCAAATAGTGGTAATTATAATATTTTAAAGGAGGAAAAGATTGAGAATGTTTAATAATAAAGAACTTGAAAATAAGATTATAAATGGAGAAGAGCTAACCGCTGATGAGATTAAATATGTTTACTATAAAAGAATATTTGAACAAGTAGATCGCTTTGGTGGAGATGATTGTAGATGGGTTAGACCCATTACTGTAATCTATAAGATTAATGATTCTTATTATAGCATTTATTATTATAAAGGTTTAACAGAGTATCAAGAAGATGAGTTTGAAAGTCAAGTTGCAAATAAAGTTGAGAAAAGACCAGTTACAATTTATGAATGGGTAAAGGTGGATTAATGGGAAGATTATTTTGTTGTGGCGATACTCACCAAAATATAGATATTCATAAACTAAACAGTACTAATTTTAAAATTGGAAATGAATTAACAAAAGAAGATATTATGGTAATTTTAGGAGATGCTGGATTTGTTTGGTCTTATGGAATAGAGGCTGAAAAACAAGAAAAATATTGGAGAAATTGGATTACTAATAAACCGTGGACTACTTTTGCAGTATGCGGCAATCATGAGGCGTTTTCATTAATTAAAGAATTCCCAATTGTAGAATTTTGCGGCGGCCATGTCTATAAAATTACTGATTCATTATTCTATGCTATTAGCGGTGAAATTTATAATCTAAATGGAAAAACTTGCTTAGTAATCAATGGAGCAGATTCACAAGACAAAAATCTAAGAAAAGAAGGTATTTCATGGTGGTCAGAGGAACAAATTACAGAAGAAGATATTCAAAAAGCAAAATTTAATTTAAAAAGATACAATAATAAAGTTGACTATCTTTTGACTCACACTGGTGGCGTAAATGTTTGTGCTTCATTGGGATTTAAACCTACTATTTCAGATGTAAGATTAAGTCAAATTCTAAATACTTTTCAATATGATTACCATTATTTAGGACATTATCATGTTGATAAAACTATTGATAATAAAACCAGAATTTTTTATAATGATATAAAGGAGATTTATTAATGAATAGAACCCATCAAGCTTTTGAAAATATAAGATATACTGAAAGTGAATTAGAAAAAAGAGGGTATAAACCGCTCTATATTGGACTATATGGTAGTGATAATTATGGCTTAAATACTGCCGAATCTGATTATGATTTTAAAGCTATTGTAGCGCCAACAATTAAAGATTTTATTAAAGGCAAACAAGTTTCTACCACAATTGAATTACCTTTTGGACTTTGTGATGTTAAAAATCCTCAGAATATGTTTAATTGTTGGAAGAAACAAAACATTAATTTTCTTGAAATTTTATTTACAAATTATTGTTTGTGGAATGATAATCTTTTTTATGATTTAAGAGAAATGAGAGAAGAAATCGCAAGATGGCGACCGTTAAACAATGTAATGTGTATTTATGGAATGGCTTGTGAAAAATATCATGCCTTATTCCATGAATATCCATCTAATAAAGAAAAAATTGAAAAGTACGGTTATGATAGCAAGCAGCTTCATCACTTACTTCGACTACAATATTTTATTGGTGACTATTTTGACTTTCTAATGGGCAGAAGAACATATAAGGGGATTCTTACTCCTTCTTATGAAGATAGAAAATATTTAATTTCTATTAAGACTTATGAAAGAGTTTATAGTATTGATAAAGTAAAATTGTTAGCAGACGGAGCAATGAATTATATTAAGAGCATGAAAGACATTATTATTGATGAAGGCGGTCTGGATTTAAATGAAAATAAACAAACTACAGAAAAGATGGATTCCATTCTTGAAGAGTTAGTTACAAATTCACTAAAAGAAGAATTAAAAAATGCTTGATTTTTATTATAAACTATACTATAATTATTATAGTAAATGAAAAGGAGGGAATATTTAAATGGCAAAGAGAATTACCGAAGAAATGAAAGTTCAAATAAATGAACTATATATTGAGTACGGTGTTAAGAAGAGAGTTGCTGAAATTTTAGGTATCTCTCCTTCAACTGTATCTAAATATATTATTCCAAATTATAAAAGTCAAAAAGAAACTAAAATTGAATTTTCTACGCCGCCACGAGGTTGTCGCGCTCTTATAAAAGGTATTATGGAAGACTTTTGTGACGCTTGTAAATTGACAGAAGAAGAATGGAATGAACTAAAGCAATTTCAAAAGGAGTATTTCTAATGTATAGATTCTATGTTGAAGAAACTTGTGAACCAAACATTTATTCTGTTTATTTTGATACTAGCTTAGTTGAAAAGTTGCCAAATTTTTGTTATCATGGTTCTCTTCATGTTGTTGCGGCGAGAACATTAGGATATAGTTATGTTGAATATTTAAAATTTTGTAGTGTTAATGGGGCAACTTTAAGGGGTAGAGAGGGGTATACTTATCCAGTTTACAAAAATAAAGAAGATGCTACAAAGGTTTGTCAGATTTTGAATAAAAATTGGGTTGAAGTTGAAGAGTATTTGAAAGAGGTGATTAAGAAAAATGATATGTGCGATTAAAGCATTATGTTGGAAAGACACTTGTCCACCAAATGTGTGTTCTTTTTATACAGAAGTTGAAATTTCTGATAAAGATATTTTAAAAATTGGAAATTTTGTAATAAGAAAACCATATTATATTGACAACATTCCATATACCTATTTAATTCTTAATAGAGAATTTCTTCCATCACGAGCAGATATGGACACGAAAATTGCTTATTTCTCTTATTATGAGTTGTCTGTATTATTAGAGCATGACAAATTTGTTTCATATTGCAATAATCATTATTTAATAGAACGTGAAAATGGAGAATTTCAAAGATATAATAATATTGACGAAGTTCTTGATGCTATTAAGTTTTTTAAAAATGTAGAAGGAAATCAATTTTTATATATAGCAGGAAACTATAAAATAGAAGCATGTAACTGGAAATACATAGAAGCGAATTATTTTAAGGAAGAAAAACAGAATAATTCTCTTGAACAAACGCCAGAAAAAGAAAAACCAGTAAAAATGGTATTGCTAGACGGAAAAACAATATTAGATTCAGTAGAATCTACGCCGCCATGTCTAATTGTTCATAATTGTGGTATGTCATATACTGACCTTGTACAAGACACAGAAAAAGTTAGCTGGAATGAATATAATAAAAAGAAAAATGGAGGAAAGAGTATGTTTAATAATCTAATGAAGAATTTTAAGTTTGGTAAAATGGATACAAACGCTATTAAGTATTCTTTTAATGGCATCGCATTTCAAACAGAAGATAATGATTATGTTGTCTATAATCCAGATATGACATTTACAAATGTTAGTGAAATGGTTATGGATATTCCAATTTATGTAATGCCTGTACCAAAGTCAGATGTTAAGATTGGGGATATTATTATTCATAATAGTGAATTTGTAATTGTTCAGTCTATTGAATCTAAGGAAATCCGAGTAGCACGGCCACGAACAAAGGAAATTGTTGGTATTATTCCGGAGAAGTCTGTCTTTGGATTTGACTTTTATACAAAGGTTATTGATTTTACTAAGAATTTTAGCAATAGTGCAACTTCATCCAATCCCTTTGGTAATCTTCCAATGCTTATGATGATGGATAATAAGGATAATAATAATGATATGTTAATGCTCATGATGATGAATGGCGGTAAAATGGATTTTAATAATCCAATGTTTATGTATATGATGATGTCTAAGTCCGAGGATAAGTCTAATCTATTGCCGCTAATGATGTTAATGAATCAAAATAAAAGTGGAGAGTCAATGACCGGATATAAAATTAATAATTCTGAGTCAAATATTGTTTTAAATGCAGAAGGTCTTAATTGGTATTCAGTTAATTAAGGAGGGTAAAATGAACGAAAAAGGTCTACTTCTCTATGAGATTGAGGAACGCCAAAAGAAATTGGACAATATTATTCTAAAAGAAAACAAAAATAAAGTAGATTTGATATATGAACAAGCAAAGGATTATATCGGGAAATGCTATTTAGATAAAGAAAAAGAATATCTTTATTTTGTTTATGATATCAATATAAATGATACTATTAACAACGAAATATATAATGAAAATACCTATTCTTTTAGCGATATTTTTCTAAAAGCTTATAAATTTAATAAAAATGGTAAAATTACAGAAAGATCATCTGTACTATTGCACCCTAATTATACTTTTCAGCCAAACGTGTTGTTAGCAGAATATTGTAATTTAAATATTTCAACAATTAAGTTATATTTAAATGAAATAAATGAAGATTTGGCAAGAAGATTTTTCTCTAATTGGGTAGTAAATCTATTTCGTATTCCCAATCGTTTAAAACAAAAATATTATGAAGTTTTTGCAGATTTAGAGGAATAAAGGTATTTACAATTATAATAAAATATAGTATAATTATTATAGAAATTAAGAAAGAGGTAAATAAGAATGAATTTAGATAACTTTGAATCTGCTGATTATTTTCATGATGTTAGCATGCATGCCGAATTAGATAAAGAAATTGGCGGAATGTTGTATCGGATTATAGATAAGATTGATGATGTCGCAAAGGAAGCAGAGTTTAATATTGTTTGCAGTCTATCGGAGCGATGTATGGAAGAGCAATATGTTCGTTTAAAAACTTATTTGGAAAAGCTTAAATTTAGCGTAGAATTCCTATATAAACGTGGAGATATAAAGGAAATTGCTGGAATGAAAATTAGTTGGTAAAGGAGTGATAGTATGATTTTAGATATCCAAAAGTTTATCTATAATAATCCTACTGACTGGAAAGAAAAACTCTCAAATGCACCATACTATTTACAAATTTATAAATGGGAAAACCTACCATTGTATGGATTTAAATATCAGGCTACCAAATCTGACTTATCTTTGTCTATTGTTCAAGAAGCGAGAGGATTAATTTTAAATGAAAATGGGTACGTAGTAGCATATCCTTTCTATAAGTTTTTTAATTATCAAGAACCAAATGCCGCAGTAATTGACTGGTGTTCAGCTTTTGCCACTCTTAAAATTGATGGCTCTTTGATTACAGTATTCTATTATAATAACGAATGGCAAGTAGCTACCTCTTCCGGTCGCCCTGCTGATAAAGCTGATTTGAATGATATCCTCTATCCAAATTTTAGAGTATTATTTGATGCCGCGGCGAGAAACTCTGGATTAGATTTTAATAATCTAAAGATTTATAATACTTACTGTTTTGAACTAGTTTCTAAGGCAAATAAAGTAGTTATTGATTATGAAAAACCAAAACTTTATCATATTTTTACTCGTAGCAAAACAACTTTTGAAGAGGATATTTATGAAAATATTGGAATCGAAAAGCCTAAACGATTTAATTTTAATTCAAAAAACGATTATCAAGAACTTGTTAAGAAAATGGAAACTGAAAATGTTGAGGGAATTGTCGTTCAAGATCGCTATGGTAATCGAGTAAAAATGAAAACTGAATCTTATCTAAGAAAGCACTATTTAAGAAACAATAACGTTTGGTCTAAAAAAAGAATTATTGATACTATTTTGGCCGGCGAAGTAGATGAAGTTATTGGATACTTTCCAGAATATAAAGAAAAATTTGCCCTATTAGAAGACAAAATGAGATTTGTTTATGTTCATCTAATAATGCTTGAATCTTTTGTTAATCAAGAATGGGTGAGAATGACATTTTACCCAGATAAGAAGCAATTTTCTTTATTTTATAAAGACAAGTCGCCTTTTGTCCGTTCAATTTTATTTAAATTTTATGATGGATATAAGCTAGATGATATAATTTCAAAATGGACTTCAAAAGAATGGAAACAAGCCTTAAAAGAGGAGAATTATTATGGTATACGTGATTCGTCGTCGGCAAGACGACTATTATCTACAAAATTGCGAAGGGTTAAATCTATGGAGTTCTGAACTTTCAGAATCTTGTTATTTAACAAGAGAACAAGTTCAAAAATTTCAAGCCTTTATTCCGCATCTTAACGAATATTTAGTTTATACAATTCTAAATCCCAAGCGCGGTGAAAACATTGACTTTTCCGATTAAATATAGTATAATATTTATAGAAATTGAGAGAAAGAAGTTCATTAAATGAACATTAATAGCTTTGATTTATTTACACAAATTGAGGATGTAATGGAAATGCCCATTGAACTAATTCTCGAAGAAATTTATAAAGAAGAGGAAAAGGAGGAATTAAATTGAGTCGCAAGAATCATCGCCGAGAAACTGATTTTGTCCCCTATGATAAGATGTCTAAAAGGGATAAGAAACAGATTGATAAAGAAAAAAGAGGTGATTGGGGCGGTATTGATCCAAGAACTCGGCGAGAGGATAAAGATAAATATAAGCGTAGGAAGCAAAAGCAAAAAGAAAAAGACGATTATTATTACGATGAAGATTATGATTATTAATAGGAGGAATCTATTTATGGAACTAAGTTATGAATGTCCAATTTGTCACAAGAAGTATGCAGAGATTACTGATATGGCTAATTGTATTATTGCTGATGAAAAGAAGCAAAAGGAAGATAGTAAAATTAAGGAGCTTATTGAGGCGGAAAACTCCATTGAGACGGCTTATGGAAAACTAAAGAGTGCAGTCAATAAGTATAACCGATTAAGTGATTCTAAGACTTATGTTTGTACGCTGACAAGTTCTGAACAAGCATTGAAGAATGATTCCAACTCTACACAGCCCGTAGGTAAATGTAGTTGCGGCGAAAAGTGCAAGAATAAGGATAATACAGATAGTTTTACTCTTGATATTGATGAAGATGTAATTAAGGAACTATCTGAAAGAATTGCAAGTGGCGATATTTTTAAGTTATTTAGTGGGATTTAACTTTTGAAAATGAGAGGGTTAAATCCCTCTTTTTATGTCTAAAAAATATCGAATTTTGTCGAAAGGAGGAAATTATAATGAGAATTAGTTATGTAAGATGGTACACCCCACAAGAGAAAATGCCAGAAGCTAATGAAATTGTTATTATTAAATGCAACTTTTTAAATGAACCAACTTTTGGATATTATTCAGAAGGATTCTGGATATTATCTGAAGAACAGTTATCCGATGAGTTTAAAAAATTTCCTCTGGAAATACAAATAGAAGAGTGGGCGGCAATGCCTTGGTAATATTTAGTAAAAGTCAAGAAGTTAATCTTCTTGACTTTTTTTATTATTTATGATATAATATAAATATAGAAAAGGAAAAGGAGAAAAAAATGAGAGCGGATATTGAAGAAATCATTAATTTAAAGGATACTTTGGGTGAAATTTTTTATAATGATTGTAATGATGAGTTTCCTTGCAATGGATATGGCATACCAATTGATGAAATTTATGATTATGACTACAACTACGGAGCTTCTAAGCTTGTGTTCTTTCTTGATAATTGTGTCTTGAAAGTACCTTTTGTCGGTTGTTTTTATGGAAGTAGCTATGATTATTATGAAGTAGCAAACTATTGCGTAAAAGAGGTCAGTCTTTATAAAAGGGCAAAACAGGAAAGTGTTGACAAGTTTTTTCTTAAAAGTAGAATGATCACTCCTGAAATAGAGTTACAAGAAAAGGCAGATGGAACTTATCTTAAAGTGCCAGATGTCAAAGGTAAAGAGGAATCAATTAAAAGTAGTTTTTCTGCATATGTCAATTCTCAATTACCCATATTTACAAGAGCAATTCTTCAAATGAATTATAGTCAGTCAGACCTCGATAAGTTTTGTGCTTTTATTGAAAAGTACAATGTTAATGATTTGTCTATGCATAATATGTGTGTAAAAGATAATAGAGTTGTGTTTATGGATTATAGTGGTTTTTATGATTGATGAGAGGAGAAAAAATTATGAAATTTCCTAAATGTTATATTATGATAGGTTTGCCCGGCTCTGGAAAGGATTATTTTATTAATTCTAATAAAAAGGAAAATGATATAGTTGTATCTTCCGATAAGTTAAGAGAAGAACTTTTTGGAGATATTAATGATCAAAAGCACAATAACGAAATTTTTAATGAAATGTTTAAGAGAACTGTTGCGGCATTAAAAAATGGACAAAATGTTTATTATAATGCTACAAATATTAACAGAAAAAGAAGAATTGATTTGATTAAGGAAATTAAAAATGCAGTAAAGAAAACGGTAGCTTTTTGTGCTATTGTTATTGCCACGCCATATGAAAAGTGCTTAGAAAATAATAATAAAAGAGATAGAAAAGTACCAGAAGAAGTAATTAAGAAAATGCTGTTTAATTATCAGCCGCCGGCATACCAAGAGGGATTTAACTATATCAAATTCATCAGAAATTATTCTTTTGATATTTACCTTCTTTTGAAGAAATCTCAAAATATTAGTCATCGTAATCCTCATCATAAATTAACAATTGGCGATCATATGCTAAAATCCGCAGAATATATTAGAAATTATTGTCATGAATATAATCTACCCTTTGATTACTACATGTTTTATATTTGCATTGCTACGGAATTTCATGATATTGGAAAGCCAATGACGCAAATTCAGAAGGATGGAATCTGTCATTATTATAATCATCATAATGTTGGAGCATATATTATATCCTGTAGTGAATTTAGTAATGACGATAATACAATGGTTCTTATTAGTAATTTAATTTATCATCACATGGATTATTTTGATGAAAATAAAATTAAAAAAACGAAACAATTTTTTCATAATGATTCTATTGATTATTATGATTTAAATAGACCATCTTTTGAATGGTGTCTTGATTTACTTCATTGTGCGGACATTTATGCTCATTAAGGAGGAATTTATATGCTTAGTATTATTATTTTGATTATTAGCTTTTTTATGCTAATCGTAACTATAGGAATTTTAGCCGCAAGATCCTATATGGGAGAATTTGATATTTCAGAGGATTGTCCATTGATTCTTTGTTGCCTTTTAACAATTGGAAATATTCTACTCGTTATTCTTAACTAAACTTGATTTTTGCTACAAACTATGATATAATATTTATAGAAACTTAAAGGAGGAAATTATAAATGACTACAGCTATCTTGATTTCTATTATTTGTGTTGCGGCGGCAACAGGACTCGGAATGGGCGCAATGATTTATTCATTAATGAAGATTGGCTCGATGGCATCGAGGTTAGAGGAAGAAACGCTAAAAGAAATGAGTAAGATTGAAAAGGATACTTTTGAAAAGAATGATATTTTTGGAGAGGAGGATAATTGATGGCTTTAATTGATTACTTTGTAGATTGGTTTGATGTTTGTCCAGAAATTTTTAATCCAGATGAATGGTATGAAACTGAACTGGATTGCTTTGTGGAGGATTAACCATGTATAAATTTGTTTCTTATTATAAAAATGGATTGCAAAGCACAAAGTTTTGTGAAGATTTAAGAGAAGGTCTTGATGACTACTGTTTCAATGATATGATTGCTGATATGATTGATGACTGTAATGAAAAAGTTCATATTATTGGCGTTGGAGAAATTAATCAAAGTTATATTCTTCGCAAATGTTATCCAGATATTTTTAAGCAGATTTATGAAGAAGAACTTGATTACTATGCTGATGAGTATATTCCTGAAGAGATTGACAATGATGAATCTGCTCATTTTGATATGTGGGAAGATAATGGAACTAGAGTAACAATTAGTTGGATTCCAGATGGAGAGGAGGATTAATAATGGCAAGTGGATATATTAATGTAAAAATTTGGAATGCTGATGAAGGAACAATGATTACAGAGGAAAGACTATATAATCGAAAAGATTTTACTATGATGCTAATTGACTATTTCGCAGAAGATATGTTCTTTCTACATAAGCTAAGAAATTCGATTGGTCATTGTCCAGTCACTCTTTCAGACTTTCTATCTGACGTTTATGAGGATATGCTATTTGAAGCTAGTGAAGATGGTTATGAAAAGGCGCTAATTATGGATGATATGCCTGTTTCACCGCTAAAGATTGAAGTACGTTTTTGTAGAGAGGAAAAAATTAGTGAATAAAGAAGCAATTACAATTAAAGTAGAAAATAAAAACCTATGTGAAGAGATTATTCAATATGGTATTTTAACTTATTCTGAAAAATCTCAGAAACTTGAAAGTGGCAAGTGGCATAATAGTTATTATCATATTTACCGACATAATCAGAAATTCTATAAAATTGAGATGGAATATGGTTTAAATGAGGACCAAATTGTTTTAACTAATTGTTATGAGGTTCAGCCAATTATTGAATCTCATGTGGTTTATAAAAGAATTTAACTTTAAGGGGTAGTGAATAGCTACCCCTTTACTTTTGTTATAAAATATAGTATAATAATTATAGAAAAGAAAAGGAGTGATTCTATGGGAGTTTTGGTATTCGTTTTATTTATTTTAATGATGTTAGGAACATTTGTTATTGATATTTTTACAGATGTATCTATTCGCCGCAATAGTTATAAGCTATTATTTATTGGTTATGCTATCTTGTTGGTTGTTTTGTTTGTATTGATTGGTTTTATTGCGTAAAGGAGATATAAATGAATAAGAAAATTTTGAAAAAGTTGTCGTCGCTGTATGACGATATTTACTCGCCTATTCCGTATCATCAGAATAAAACAAAAATGGTTTCGTTTGTTATTTATAAAAACAAAATTCTTTGTTTTGGAGTCAATAGCGAAAGAACTTCACCTATTCAACATTATTATAGAATTAGAACAAAAGACACTAATAAAGATTATATTTATGATAAGCTTCATGCTGAAATTGATTGTATTGGTAAACTACCACGTGGTTTTAACGATTTCAAAAAAGCAGAATTGATTATTGTGTCCAAAATGAAGAATGGAAACTTTAGATTAGCTAAACCTTGTCCTATTTGTAGAACAATGATTGAGCAATATGGGTTTAAAAATATTTACTATACCACTTATGAAAATAAATTTGTAAAGGAGATTGATATTTAATGTTAAGACCTGCGGCGGCGTATGAAACAGTATTAATGGAAAAATTTAAGCAACATTGTTATGATGAAGATATGATTTATTATACAGGAACTTTAGGTTTTTGTGAACCAACTATTTGGAAAAATGATGAATATGGTAATTGCAGACAGTATGCTATTATTAATAATAGAAATGAAGTAATTGGCTATTTTTCTTATAATTACGATCATGTTGCTAAAAGTGTTAGTCATTTTGGATTATTCTCTTTTGACAGAGGGAATCCAATTATTGGAATTGATGTTCTAAGAGAATTAAATTATTTAATTAAGAAGTGTCGCATTCATAGAATTGAGTATAATATAATTAGCGGCAATCCAGTCGAAAATCATTATGATAAATTTTGTTATCATCATTACGGAAGAAAGATTATTCTTACAGATGTTTTAAAAGATAGAGAAGGCAATTATCATAATTGCGTAATATATGAAATTATTTTTAACAATAATTGATTCTATAATTTAACAGTAAAATTTTCCTTGATTTTCTCTATAAACTATGATATAATTATTATAGTAAATGAGAGAAATGAAAGGAATTTTTTTATGACTAATTTTGAAAAAAAGATTTATAACGCATTTCCGACCTGTACTGTCAATAAGACATCCACAGCAGCTACTTTAATGAATTTTTTAGACTTAGACTCAGATTTGAAAAGTTGGCTTCTTCAAAAATTTACCGATAAAGATGGTAAACTTAATGCTTATATGCTAAGTGAGTATGTAAAAGAATATAGACTTCCGGCTAATGAATGGAATATCAGATTGCTTGAAGCGCGGCATTCTGAAAAAGGTTATATTAAGCTTTTAACGAAAGTAGTTGTAGAATTTGATTATGCGAATGACATGATCTGTTATTCTTTGCCGGAATATTCTTTTCCTAAAAAGAAAAAGGAAGCACAAGTAGACTGGTCTACTGTTTCTAAACATAAGAAGCATTTACTTACGCCAGATGGTTGTTGGGGCCTTGTTACTCTTATTTATGATTGTGGCATTGTTGTCCTTGATGATTTTGAGCCGATTTGTCCTTATACTTATGATTTAAATGAATATCGTGAAGCAGCAAGACAATTTACGACAGAAGAATGGATTGATGTTATTCTTAATGGCATGAACTTTAATCCGGAAGGATTTACAGAAGAAGAAAAACTTACTATTATTCAGAGATTTTTGCCTTTTGTTGAAAAGCGTTTGAATACAATTGAATTAGCTATTAAGGGTTCTGCAAAGTCTTATTGTTATTCTCAGTTATCGCCGCATAATTGGCTCGTTAGTGGTAATATTTCTCGTGCAAGTGCATTCTATAATCTAACCACTAAGAAAGGTGGGTATTTTACAAAGTATTCTCAAATTGCCTTTGATGAAGTTCAGTCTATTAAAACAAATAACGCAGAAGAAATGTCTAATGCTCTTAAAACTTATCTTGAAAGCGGCGAAATTCGTGTTGGTGATTTTTGTACAACAGCAGATGCTGGACTGAGTTTAATTGGTAATATTGACATTAATAGAATGGATTCAACAAAGTACAATATGTTTAAGTCTTTACCAAAGTGGATGGGTGAATCTGCTTTTATTGATAGATTTGCTATGATTATTGATGGTAAGAAGATTGGTAGATTTAACGAGAGCCGCAAGATGAATGGTTGGGGTATTTCTACTAATTATTTAGTTGAACTTCTTCATTCTTTAAGAGATGAATTTTATTATCGTTGTATTATTGATGAATTACTTATTCCAGAGAAAGGAGCAGATACTCGTAATGTTGAAGCAGTAAAAAGAATTGCAACTGCATATTTAAAATTGCTTTTTCCTTATGTAACTTCTGTTGAAGATATTGATGTAGAAAAGTTTAAAAAGTATTGTTTAGAACCGGCAATTGCTGGGCGTGGTGCAATTCTTTCTCAGCTTCAGATTATTGATGAAGAATATGAAGATAAGAAAATGCCGGAATTTATAATTAGTATTGATTAAAAAGGAGAGATATTACAATGGGATTTAATTATAAATTTAAATTTAATGAACCAGAGTTTGTTATTACTGATAAAGAGATAACTTGTAAGCTTACTTTAGTTGACGGGCCAATAGATATTCTTTATATTAATCACATTTCTTGGTTCCAAGAGGGTATTGCTAATAGATGGGATCCATTAAATAAGAAATATATTAAACTTCTTAAAAAGACTTATATTGGAGTGGCTAGAAAGTATTCTGGAGATACTGATAATGTAGAAATGGCAAAAGAAGTTGCCTACAAAAAGGCACGGCGGCAATTTTTAAAAGAAATAAACAACTTTTATACTGAACTATTAGGTCAAATGTACTATGTTTTTAATGGTATTGATGCTTCTCGCAAAAAGAATCTAAAAGAACTCGATGAAATTAAAAGTAGAATTTTATATTTAACTGATCGTTATTATGATGACGAATGGGATTTTCCAATTCTTAGTCGAAATGGTAATAGTATTGGCTTAACTAAAAATGGCAGATGGTTTATTATTATTCCTACTCAAAACAAAAACGATTTTAATGTTGTTTTTAATGACGGAGATTATATGCGAGCAATAAACAATGGAAGAGGACTAGGTTATAATTGGATTAATTTAAAAACTGGAGAAATAATTAATCAAATGACTAATAAAACAATGGATAAAATTATTTATATTGAGAGTAATAAAAAACAATCTACTTATGAGCTTGCAAAACAAACTTTTTGTGGAACATTAAAAAATAAGATTGCTAGACCAAATCAATGGTTTCGCTATAAAACTCTTGAACGTTACGATTGTTATTGCTCTTATTTTTAATTCATAATATTGCCAATGCCGCTAATAAAAATTTGTTTGATTTTTATTATAAACTATGATATAATTATTATAGTAAATAAGAAAAGGAGAAAAAAATAAATGAAAATCATTTATGCTATTATGGTTTATTGTAATAGGTGTTTTTCAGATGAGAAGTATCTCGATAAAACCTTTATTGACTATACTACAGCAGAAGAGTATGCTGAAAAAACACTATCATTCGTGCGAATATGAAATTGAAAGGTATTATATTTACGATTCAGGAAAGGAGGTTTAAAATATGTATAGGCTTAACTATAAAACAAACGATGCATTTGAATCTAAGCTTTTTGATACTATTGAAGAAGCTTATTGGTTTGCTGTTGATAATCTTGCTACAAAAGGAGATCGCGAATGGTATCAAGATATTTGCGGCGAAACTTTTAAAAGTATTATCGAGAAAGAAACAGGTGATAAAAGCGACTTAATGAGTGCAATTATGAGAAATTCAATGGAAAGAATAGTTCTTTTTTATGAAGAATAAACGAGAGGTTATTATGCTGAAAGATATTTTCATTGTTTATATTTATACTGGAGCGTATCGAACAGGAAACAGATATATTGAAGAAGTTTTTGATACTGAAGCCGCGGCAGAAAATTATGTTTCACAGCAGTCCATTCCAAAGATTATGAAATTGAAAAATTCTATATGCATTGTGGGAGAGATAGAAATGAGTGAAAACGCAAAGAAATTCATTCAAAACTCAAGGCTTGTTTTAACTGTTTTTGTTGTTGAAAAACTACTTGGTATGGTAAATCTGACATGGGCTGAAGTTTTAATTCCTCTATATATTTTACTTATATTTTATGTTGCTTGTTTTATTTATAAGCTTTTTACATCATAAGGAGGACTTTTATGGTTTATTGTTATTGTCAATGTCATTCTTGTTATGCAAGAACTAGAGAAATTCATTATCTTGCAGCAGAAAATATTGAACTTATAAAAGCTTTTCTTGCAAATTATAAGGATGATTATTTAAGCAAATGGGAATATATTGCTTTAGAAGATTATGAAACAAATGAAGCGGATTATGACGATGAATTTGATTCAGATGCCGATGAAGCATGGGAAATGTTTTACGATTCTTTTACTTATCAAGACTATGCCGAAAGTTATGAGTATTCTTTGCTACCAATTGAAAAAAACGATTTTGAAAATTTACCTTGGACTGTTATTGAAAAAGGAGAAATTAGATGATTCTATTCTTTTGTATGATTCCACTTTATGCTCTTAGTTTATTCTATGTAATTAAGGAGGCGGCGTAATGAAAGTTAATAAAATTAGAAAGATTAAACCTACTTATAAAGAAGCTTGTGAACTCTATGGATACAAGCTAAAAGATAAAGTAGACTTTGAAACAAGAATTTCTAATGAATGTTTTAATTTAGATGATTATTTTGCTCATGAAATTTTAATTCATATTCTTTATTTAAAAGAAAAGACTGTGGGCGCGCCTGGGGCACTATGTAAACTTGATGAGTATTGTAATATCGCGGCAGACGACAATTCTCGTGAAAAATGGGAAAAAATTCTAGGTGACATTGCTCTTGGCTTTTATCTATGTTCAAAATTTAATTTTGATTTACAGGCAGATACAAGAACAAAAATTATTATAGAGAAGAAGAAAGCAAAAGCCTTTCAATTATTTGTTAAATGGTTTGATGCTTTTTGGGAATAAGGAGGATTAAATGAAAGTTTATATTGTAATTTGTGAATTACTTGATGATGAAAAGTATAAGGTTTTTAGAAATAGTGATGATGCCGAAACCTATCTTAATGCTCAGATTGGTAAGTATTTCCTTCAAATGCTTGAAGATTTTAATGAAGATGGTGACAGAAATAATTTTATTTCTGAAATGAATGATGCTTACACTGCCTATTATACTCATATAGATGGTGACTATAAGATTATTCAGCTTGACTCAGAAGTTTACTTTAAATTGGTAGAGTCAGATATTGAATAATACTTGATTTTTACTATAAACTATGCTATAATTATTATAGTAAATGAGAGATAGGAAATAATCTTCTTGGTTCTTTGAAAGGAGAAAACATCTATGGGACTCGCTTATATTGAAAATTTAAATGGTGATGTTATTAGTTATATGGATGATCCGTTGAACAAAACGAATTATCGTAATACTAATAATACTTATAACGAAGATTTTAATTGCGGCGGATGGGCATTAAATACTTTCAATTGGCTCTGTCCCTTCGTTAATTATGCTTTAATGTCTGGCCTTACTGATTTGGAAGATGAAGCTAATGATTATGATAATGAAGAATATGAATGCGATGATGATGAAATCCTTGCAATGAACGAAAATCGATTTTTCACCAATGTAAATGACTACGAAAAGAGATTGAATAATTATCTTAATGAATGTCATGAATATGGCGGCGATGATGGAATATTTTATGGCACACAATGGGACAATACAATAGTCGCTATGTTAAGTAAAATGCATCTGCTTGCTGCCTTTCCAGATATGAGAGAAGTTAATTCTTTTGATGAACTTAATGATGACGAATACGGAATCGCTTTCGCAACAAGAGATGATGATTTCCATTTTATTCGTTATTTTGATGGTATTATTACTGGTAAATGCGGCGGCTTAGGTATTCATGAATATGATAGCATTGAAGAAGGACTTGATTATCTCGGCTATACGCAAAACAAAACTTATTTTGCAAGAAAAATTCAGGAGGGCATGTCTAATGAATGGTAATTTTCTGAAAATTTTTATTGATGAGGAAGATGCAATTAAGTTCGCTAATAATGTTGGCGGCAAGATGATTATTCGCTATGATTATGATGTCTTTTATGGTCTTGTAAAAGAGTTTACTGTTGAATATTAAGGAGAAATAAAATGAGTGTAGTGATTAAAGTAACTGATATGAGCGATAATAGTGTCAAGTTTTATAATGATATGATTGAATTTATGAATGAGTTTTACTCAGAAGAAGATTATAAAGCGGATTGTGAGGACTATCAAGATAGAGATAGTAGAGAAAAATATTTTGATGAACTTTTCGATAAGGAAAGAATGGAAGAGTTTGATACATTTTGGGGTTCGTATAATGGTGCCATCGAAACATGGTGGAAGACTTTTCAAAAGGAAAATTTTTGTTTAAGAAAGCCTACTGATGGAAAGCTAATTTTTGAATGGTTTAATCGAACTTTTGAGCCGCTAGAGGTAAAGGAAGAAAATAGTAGTAATTGATTTTTACTATAGAATATTATATAATTATTATAGTAAATAAAAAAAGGAGATATTAAATGAAAAAATATGAAATGACTTCTAATACTAAAGAACTCAAAGGACGGAAATTATTCCAAATTAGAGCACTTAAAGACTTTGGCGATGTCAAAGTCGGAGATTTAGGTGGATATATTGAGAAAGAAGAGAATTTATCACATGGCGGTAACGCGTGGGTCTATGATGATGCATTAGTTTATGGCGATGCGTGTGTTTCTGATAATGCACAGGTTCGTGGCGATGCACGGGTTTATGATAATGCACAGGTTTATGATAATGCATGGATTCGTGGTGATGCACGAGTTTGTGGCGATGCACGAGTTTATAGTAATGCACAGGTTTATTGTGAAGCATGGGTTTATGGTGATGCACGGGTTTGTGGTGCTGCACGGGTTTGTGGTGATGCACGAGTTTATGGCGATGCATGCATTTATAATAATGCATGGATTTACGATAATGCACGAGTTTATGGTGATACAATAATTTATGGTGACACATGTATTTGTGATGATGCATGGATTTGTGGTGATTCGGACTATATCTGCTTCAAAGGATTTGGTAGCGAGAATAGAAATACAATCATGTTCAAAACCAAAAATGGAGATATTTATGTGTGTTGCGGCTGTTTTAGAGGTAGTTTGAAAGAATTTGAAGAAAAGGTAAAAGAAACACACGGCAACACTAAATATGCAAAGGAATATCTTGTATGTATAGAAGCTGCTAAAATTCATTTTGAAATTGATGATTAAAATGACAAATAGTTTTTATTAATAATTATATTGTTTAGTAAAATAATTGATTTTTATTATAGAATATAGTATAATGATTATAGTAAATAAGAAAAGGAGTTTTAAATATGGCAGATTTTAGATTTAAGAAGCCCGAATATGAAATTACTAATAATGGACAGAGCGTGCATTGTCATATCCCAGTTGTAGCAAATGATATGAGACCTTTTATTAATCTATATTATACCGGTGGTGGTATTGCTACTTGTACTGAAATTAAAAAAGCTTATGACAATGTTTGTCGCGGCGGTTATGGTAATGCTATATATGTTACTGGCGATAATATGGATGTAGAGTTTGCAAAGAAGCTTGCTTATCGAAAAGCTGTAAGACATCTACATAAGAAGATTGCTTACTTTTATAATATTCTTCAAGCCCATATTGGTTTTATTTACAAGAAGATGAAGAATACTGCCCTTGATTATTATGATAATATTGAAGAAGATAATAATGTAATCGAAAGATTCGTTTGTGAGAACGAAGAAAAGATTAGAAAGATGCCAGAGCCACAGAATGGTTGGATTGGTAGAACTAATTCTGGTATGTGGTTTATTGTTGTTCGTGAACCGAATAATGATGAGAGTTATACAATGGTTTATGAAACTGGTAGCTTTGATAGAGGTACATTAAAGGAATCTTGCACACATAGTGATTTTGACATTAATGGTATTTGCAAGACTAATGATGATTCAATTGATCTTTTTGTAAAATCAAGATGTTTTCTAAATGCACAAACATTTGCATCTCGTGATGAAAATATTATTTGGAGAAGAAGATTCGAGGAAATGGAGAATTCAAATTCTTGATTTTTTCTATAAACTATAGTATAATTATTATAGTAAATGAAAGAGAGGTAATATTAAATGGGTTTGGATATGTTTCTAACAGTAAGAAAAAAGTCTAATCCAGTTTGGGACTGGGAAGACGAAGAGTCGGCATACTGGAGAAAAGCAAATCAAATTAGAAAGTGGTTTGTCGAAAATCTTAAATATGAGCAAGATCCCCGATCAGACAGCCTAGAAAATGTTCGTGTTCCAAAACAAAAGCTTGAAGAACTTTTGGGTACAGTTACTACAGTTCTTAATAATCCCTACCTAGCAGACGAACTGCTTCCAACAGAAGCCGGATTCTTTTTTGGTTCTTGTAATTACGATAGCTGGTATTTTGATCAGCTAGAATCTACTAAGTGTCAACTAGAAGAAATCCTTTCGACTACTAATTTTGAAACAGAAGACGTTTACTATGATGAATCGTGGTAATTAAAAATATTGAACTTAATTATAAAGTATAGTATAATTATTATAGTAAATGAAGGGAGAAGGGAAACAGAATGAAGTGGAGAGAATTTGCAAATGCGATTATGAGTGAATACGATACAATTGCTCATATTGATAGTGATGAAGATGATAATTATATTTACTGTCCTGAATGCGGAGAACCTATTTATGAATGCGATTACCCAGAAATTGAAATTGATAAGGATGGGAATTTAATTTGTCCAATATGTGAATATATTTTTGATTGAAAAGGAGAAATATTTATGATGGATTATACTGTTACTACTGAAATGACAATGACAAAGGTTAAGGCGGCAATGAAGGCTACCGTAATGGAAGATGTAATTTACTTTCTGAGGGAAAAGTACGGCGATGATAATGTCGCAATGGTTCGTGATAAGAAGAAGAATACAATCGGTGTAAGAATTGGAAACATTAAGGATGGTACAGGAGAGCATGAAGGCTGCGTTACAATTGATGTTTCTGCTAAGGAATATACAAATCGTAAGACAGCATCTAAGTCTTATGAAATGTTTGATTTTGATAAGACAAAGAAGGAATACGATGATTATCTTGTAGAAAAGAACACTAAGACTAAGAAGTCTAATTAAAAGAAAGGATTGTAAGGGTTAAGTTTTTTAAGAAAAAAATTTAGCCCTTTTTCTATTATTGAGAGGAGAATTAAATGAATTATAAAGACTTTGAAAATTTTGAAAGAGTTGTTAGTGCCGCAAGAGAAGCTTATAAAGGAATGGAAGAAATGTGGTACAGTTACAAGGAACTCTACAAAAATGGCAATTCTTCCGATGAATCTTTTGTCGATAGAGTAATTATTGATGCCGATGAATTTGCTGAAATACATGGTAATAAAATTGAAGAAACTTTTTTCGGAAAGAGTTTTGGTATTATCAAGCAAGTTATTGGGAATAAGCATATTCATTTTTGGCATAATAACGAAGAATATCATTGTGACTCTATTTGGAGTCTTTATAACGATTTTTCTATTATTAAGGAGGCAACAAAATGAGTTATCGAAAGTTTGAGAATTTTGCTAAAATTATGCGTGCAGTAAGAATTTCCTATTATGAAATGGAAGGGCTGGTTGATAGTTGGCTTTCGCTTTATGAAAGTAAAACTGACCGGCCAAAGCAAGATAAAGTTCAAGAAATCTTAAATCTAATGGATTCTTTTGTGGATAAACAAACTTCTTCTATTGAAGAAACTTTCTTTGGTCGTAAGTTTAAATATGATGTTCTTGGTGACTATATCCGCGGCATTGATGAATATTATTTTATGTACGAAGGCACAAAATTTTATTATAATAATCTACTTGAACTTTATAATCAGTTGAATGAAATTGTTGAACAAGAGGAGGAAGCTAATGAGATTCTATGAGTTCCATATACTAGTTAATCAGTTGCGGCACGATTATTTTGAAAACGAGAATAGTAACTATGAAGACTACAAGTTTGCCGCCTTAGATATTGCTCGTCAAATTAGAGATGAGGTTGGTGGCTATACTCTTACAAGTGATTTTAACAATCCACTACTCTATGTAATAACAAAGAAGGAACCATTTCCAATCATTGATATTAATGGAGTTTTTACTAACCTAGAAGATATTTGGTACTATCTAAGACAGGAGGATTATTAATGGGAGAAAACTTTTATATTCAAGAGATTTATCCAAAGGAATTTCAGTTCTGGAAAGAAACGGGTATTTTAGATTTAGATGACTATACTCCAATAATTAATAGTTTTGGAGATATACTCTTTACTTTAAGTGATGATGATTATTCCGGCGATACTTTTGTCCTTTACTATACTGGCGGCGAATGGGGTTATCTTGAATTTGGCTGGGGTTCTTGTAGTGCTTGTGATGCTTTACAAGGTTGCTCTACATGGGAAGAAGCTGAAGAACTTTATTCTCAACTACAAGATAAAATTCTTCGTTTCTATAAAACAAAAGATATTCTTAACTATTTTATGAACCATGATTGGTGCGGCGAATGGCTTAGTTCAACAAAGAAACTCTTTATCAATTGCGTTATGAAAATCTTAATTGAATTTGAAAAGGAAGAAGAAAAAAAGGCTTGATTTTCGCTATAAAATATAGTATAATTATTATAGAAAGTGAAAAGGAGATTTAAAGAAATGGAAGCAATTCTTGTTAAAACAATTTTTAATCCGGCAGACAATACAGTTGATCGAACTGAGGAACGAACTTGGTATGAATTTGCCGCCGCAGAGCTTCTCAAAAAGCTAGGTGATAGTTGGGAGTTAAAAATTAATATTAGTGATAATGATATTGCAAGTGGCACATATCAAGAAGATGGTAAGTTAATTTCAATTGAAGTTATTCCTTATGGCCCGAAAGACGATGACGATGAAGAGGAAGAAGATAATGAGTTGGATTAATATTAATGATTGCTGCGGCTGTGAATACTGTATTGGTTGTGGTAGAAATAATAGAAAGGTTCTTGTTTGTGATGAATGCCAAGAAGAAAAAGATCAATATTATACCAATGGAGAAGAAGTAATTTGTGGTGACTGTTTAAAGGAGCGATTTATTAATTATGTTTTTAACATAGATTATCTTATAATAACTGAACTCACATATGAAGAGTGTCTGTTTTCTATTTCAAAAATTTTTAACTTTGACTTAGTTAAATTTGCTCCAAATAAATATTCGTTTATTACAAACAGAGAAGTTTTTGACAGAGAAGACTGGTATGAGAAAGACGAAGTATTCGATGTAATGAAGGAGATGGCAGAAGATTTTTCTACTGATGAATTAATTAAGCTAGAAGAGTTCAACAACTGGAGTAAGTTTCCTTATTAAAGGAGATAATATAAATGAAATGTAATTATTGTAATGTTAAGCTAATTAAAATCAATTGTGATAAGCCTACTTATAGTTTTAAATACTATTACCAATGCCCGAAATGCAAAGTAATTATTGCGCCGGCATGGAAAGCAAAGAAGGAGTGATTGAATGGAAGTTGACAAGATTATTTCTTGTAAATTAATTTTTAAAGATGGTTCAAAAATGGAAATTAAGCCGGCGAATAGCGTGGTCTTAAAACAAGAAAGCTATTGTGGTAATTGTGGGAAGTATATTCCATTACAATTCTGGATTTATTGTCCTTATTGCGGAAAAGAGAAAGTTTGTGATACAGAATTTACTCTTACAATTTCGGAAGAAGCCGCGAAAAAAATTGGAGAAATGGAGAATAAGAATGGATAAAATTGTAAAAGGTTATAAAGTTTTTAATTCTGATTGGACTTGTAGAGATAAGCAGTATACTTGTCCGGGAACATTTGAAGAAAATGTAAGCTTAGATGTTTGTTATCAAGGAATGCACTTTTGTAGAAAAGCAATAGATTGTTTTAATTATTATAGTTTTGATTCAAGCAATCGTGTTGCAGAAGTAATTGCTTGCGGTGACGTTAAGGAAAGAGGTAATAAATGTTGTACAGACAAATTAAAAATCATGAGAGAATTATCGTGGCATGAAGTCTTAGAACTTGTGAATATTGGAGAGAATTGTACTGGTATGAAGAATACTGGTAATTGGAACTCTGGTAATCACAATGCTGGTAATTACAACAGTGGTGCTTGTAATAGTGGTAATCAGAACAGTGGTAATTGGAACACAGGTGATCTAAACAGTGGTAACTGGAATACTGGTGATCTAAATACTGGTATCGCTAATAGCGGTAACAGAAACAGTGGTAGCTATAATAGTGGTATGTGCAATTCTGGTGATAAGAATACTGGTAATCGAAATAACGGCCATGGAAACAGTGGTGAGTGGAATAGTGGTAACTGGAATACTGGTGATTGGAATAAGACAAATTATTCTAGCGGCTGTTTTAATACAATCGAACCAAGGATTACATTCTTTAATAAGGAATCTAGTTGGACTTATGGCGATTGGTTAGCAAGTGACGCAAGGTTCTTACTTGACAAAATCCCAACAGAAAATTTTGGATGGGTAAGTTTTGAAAATATGACTGAAGAAGAAAAAGAAGCAAATCCAAAAGCCAAAAGTACTGACGGATATTTAAAGGTAATCAAACCAAAGATGAGTGTCCAAGAATGGTGGGAGAGTCTATGTCATACAGATAAGTATGCTATTTTAGGTATTCCAAATTTTGACAGAAAAATCTTTAAAGAAATCACTGGAATTGATGTTGGAGAAATTGAAAACCACAACGCTAAAGAGGAGTGATTGAATGGTTATTGATGTTTTAATGTTTTTGGTTTTCGTTGGATTTTGTGTTCTTGTTTATAGGAATATTTAAGGAGGTTAGATAAGATTGGAAAATAGTTCTTTCGATGTTGAAGCAATTGAAATTCCTACTCCGATATCTATAACTTTTGAGAACAGATGTCATAATTGTAAAAGAGCATTTGCTAGTATTGATTATTCTTATAATTATTGTCCTTATTGCGGCGAAAAAAAGATTTATGATACAGAATTTACCTTTACAATCTCAGAAGAAACAACAAGAGAAGTGGAGGATAAGAATGAGTAAAATTGTAGGAGGATATGAGTTTTAAATGGTTTTATTGATGTGGATTGTTAGTATTGCGGCACCAGTGGAGTGCTTATATTATTATATAATATTCTTGAATATTTTATGTGGGATAATTCTTTTACGATAACGCTAATATGTATCATTTCCATTATTGTTTCATTGATTGTTGGTGGTTTATTTTGGGGTATTAAAGAAACTTATGAAGTAGTTGATGTTAAAAATTATCCTTATATGCAGCAAATTATTATAAAGGATGATAGTAATGATATCTATTTAATGACAGTGAGCAATGGGCAGCAATATCAGGTTGGCAATGAAGTAGAGTTATCAATGGTTGGTGTTGAACTAAAAGGTGATAAAATTAATTAAGGAGAATTAAATGGTAGTAGAAGGTTATAAAATTTTTAATAGTGATTGGACTTGCCGTGATAAACAATATTCATGTCCCGGCTACTTTGAAGAAGATGTTGTGCCGCAAGTGTGTGTTAAAGGAATGCATTTTACTACAGACATTGAATATTATCTTAGACTTTATGGTTTTAAAGAAAATATTCATATTGCAAAAGTTATTGCAGTTGGCGATATAGCTGAAAGTTATCTTACAATTCATTGTACCAATAAAATTTTTATCGTTGAAGAAATTCCGCTTAAAACTATAATGGGAAAACTGAATCCCGGTGGTGGAACTAATATCGGATATGCAAACATTGGTGAAAGAAATCACGGTAATAATAATATTGGGGATAATAATTGCGGCAACAATAATATTGGGATTAATAATTGTGGAAATTATAATGGTGGCAACGACAATAATGGTTATTACAATACTGGAAGTTTAAATTTGGGAAGTTATAACTCTGGCAATTATAATAATGGTTACAATAATACTGGCGATTATAATATTGGAGATAACAATACAGGTAGTTATAATAAAATTTCTTATTCGACCGGATTTTTTAATACAGAAGAACAGCCAATTTACATGTTCAATAAGCCAACAAAAGTTAAACCTTCTACGATTTTTAGTTTAGATGGTATGGGGTTAGTATATCAACTAATGACCTATTATGATAGAGAATTTCATTATAACAAGAACCCCATTGACCTATCTTATTATAAAAAGCTTCGTAATAAAACTTGGCATTGTTGTCTTACCGACAAGCAAAAAGAGGCGGTTCTATCTCTTCCTAATTTCGATGCTGGAATCTTTAAAGAAATTACTGGTATTGATGTTGATATGGAGGTTCAAGACGTTTGGAACTTAATTTAATGCCTTGTCCTATTTGTTGCCGCACTCCAAAATTATATTATTGGCGCGATGCAAGCGGCTCATGGGTTCGTTTGAAGTGCCGGCACTATAGTTTATTAGAAGGAAAAGCAGAATTATCGTGGTGTTTTAAGCAGGCGGCACTCCACTGGAATGAATGGGTTAATACTATTTGGGTTTCGTTTTAAAATTAAATATTGTCTTTTTACTTAGACTATGGTATAATTATTATAGTAAATGAGAAAGGAATTAAAACAAATGAAAGAAAAATGTTATTGTGTTTATCGTGAAGATGCTTATGGTAAAAATAAACTTCTTTATGTTTTTAAAAAGAAGGAAGACGCTGAATGGTATGCTTATACGATGAATAATGATACTGACGTAGAAGCCGAACAATGTCAATACTTTATTATTGAACTCGATCTTATTTCTTCTTTGGAGGTTAAAAATGTTAAAACACGTAACAACTAAGAAAAAATGTTATATTATTCTTTTTCGTGGAACCTATAGCTTAGATAGAATTATTGGTGCTTTTCAAAAGAAAGAAGATGCGGAATGCTTTATTGATACAATGAATAGTGAAATGACATCAGAAGAACGGTGGCAAGGGCAATATTTAATACATGAAACAGAAATGATTACAGATTGGAGATTGGAGAATAGATGAAATTATATCAATATATAACTCTTGTTGACAGATTAAAGAAATACTATTCTAAAGAGATGTCTATGATTATTGATCTAAATGAGAAAATTCTTCTTGCAGAAGAAACCTATAATATGGCAGAGTTTATCGAGAAGGAATTATCATCTAATAATATCGGTTATATCACTTTTCAATTTGTTACAGGTAGTCTTATTTTTCCTTATAAAATGGATAACGGAAAAGAAGTTAATTCGGTTGAAGAAATGTTCTTTGCACTTTGTGAAGGAGAATAATAAATGTGGTTTAAAATTAATAATGAGTTAATTAATTTAAATAGTGTTAGTAATTTTACTTTTGATGATAATGCTCTTCAACTTAAAATTACTTATATTGGCGGCGAAAAGAAAACTTTCAAGTATAGTACTTGGCCAGATTTTAATTCTACAAAAAATAATATACTTAATAATTGCGGCTTAAAGTCATTAAAAAATGGCAAGCTATTTCCGGAAGACGATCGAAGGTTGATTAGTTATGATTAATGCCGCGGCTTAAATAAGGAGGAAATAATAAAATGTGGTTTAAAATTCAAAATGATTTAATCAATTTAAATGGTGTTGGTAGTTTTACTTATGATACAACAACTCTTCAAATTAAAATTACTTTTATTAGTGGTGAAAAGAGAACTTATAACTATAATAGCTGGCCAGAATTTAATTCTATGAACAATAGTATTGATGAAATGATTGATAATCATATGTTTGAAGCAGATGAAAATAGAAAAGCTTTAGAGGAAGAGCAGAAAATTCAAGAGATGCTTGAAACATTACAAAAAGTTTATAGAGTTGGGGAAGATAGTACGACAAATGATATACTTAATGGTCGCGGATTAAAGAAAATATTGGGATAAAGATGGCAAGTTAGTTCCAGAAGATTGGTTATGATTAATTGCCGCGACTTAAAATGTTTGAAAAAATGGTTACGGAACATACTTTATATTTGATTTAAGAGTAGTTGAAATTCAATTACTCTTTTTTTTAATACGTAGTTACGAACGCAGTGAGTAATGCAGTAGCTTTTTACGAGCAGCGCGAGTAAAAAGGAGAGTGTAGACAAATGAAAAACTATGTAACAGTCTAGGAAATGCGGCAAAAGAAAAAGCAACAATAGATTGATATTAAAAACAAAATAAATATGGAAGTAGGTAAGGCGGCAAGAGGAATACTTAAAATTATTTTTTCTAATGGAGAAGAACGTATTGTATTCTCAAATGATTGTCGCCGCACTTCAAACAGATTATTAAAGGAGTGGTTAATGCGACAAGAAAATAAGTTGTCTTATTCTTGGTTAGAAAAAATTAAAAAAGAATATTAGCAAACAACAGTAAATGATTTTTAGTTCATTGTTCTTTTTGTAGAAAGTGAGTATGAAAAAATTTGAAAAAATGGTTACGGAACATACTTTATATTTGATTTAAGAGTAGCTGAAATTCAATTACTCTTTTTTTTTCTTAAAAGGTGGCGACTTTACGAGCGATAGCGAGTAAATAAGCCGCGACAGGGGAAGCAACGC